GCTGGCTGTCCCCGCTCGATGTCAGCAACTACATGCAGAGCGTCAACTGGGCGAGCGTCGATGACCATTCGGCCCTCTCTAACGGCCACGTCGAGGTCCGGTTCGAGCCCAGCGACCCGGTGCACCCGTGAGTGACGACCCCGCCGAGCCCCGGATCCCAGCCGACCGCCTCGGCACAGTTCTAGACAGCGTCGAGCCGTGCGAAAACTGCGGTACCCCCGTTGTCGCGATCGCGGTGACGGGCACCCGCATGCTCTACGAGGTGTCCCCGGATCGGGATGATCCGTTCCTGATGCACACGACCGTGCACACCCCGGCTGCTTGCCGTGCGCGGCGGGGAGAGGAGAAGCGGTGAGCGACGGGTTCGACGAGTTGTTCGACGGGCCAGACCCGCCCCATCACATCACGACGTGGCTGGACCCGCTACGTAAGCGATATGGGTGGTGGGACGGGCGCGTTCAGGACTGGGTCTGGCGCAACGGTGAGTGGGTGGCCACCGATGACTGACGCCGCCGAGTTCCTGGCCGCCCACCTGGACAAGCTCGAGGCCCAGGAGAGCCGCAAGCGAACTTGGACCAAGGACTACTTCGGGGCACCGTGCCCGGGGTGCGGCCATCGCATGGAGGGGGTCGGCCTGACTGGCACCCGGGTGGACCCCTGTCGTTGCGATCTGACCCGGGAGCAGTACGACGAGCTAGTCGGCGCCAAGCCCTCCCCCAGTCAGGAGGTGCTGCGGCACGACGCGGCCCGGAAGATCCTCGCCGAGTACCAAGGTGCGCAGGAGTTCTACGCCGAGCACAAGCAGGCTGATGCCGGCGAGGTGACCGGCCTGTGGTTTGCGGTCACGGCGCTCGCCCAGGCATGCGGATGGGAGGAGGGAACGTGAGCGAGACTTTGCGGGACCTCCTCGACATGGCGTTCCAGAAACACCACGCCCGGTATGTCTCCGATCTGTCGAACCTGGCCGAACTCCACGGGTTTAAGACCAACCGGACAACTATCGCCGAAATCCGGAAGGGTACCTACAGCTCACGACCAGGCAAGCCACTGCTCGAAGCAATCGCCTGGCTTGCGGGGGTGTCTCTCGACGCTGCGTATAGGGCGGCCGATCTGCCCGCGCCTGGGCCGCCGTTCACTGCGGAGTTGCCCCAAGATGTGGATCAGTTGACCCGTCGGGAGCGGGACGCGGTGCTGCACATGATCAGCGTGCTGTTGGAGCAACACCGAGGGGCTGAGCGACTCGCGCCGTAGGTATGGCCAGATCACGTGTACGCTGTATGATGAGTGCCGACAGACTCAACCGCAATGGGGTGGCTAGCTGCCCCATTGCCACAATCACTCCCCCAAATGGCCGCATTGGAATCCACCCCGCCACGCGATCATTCACCCAAACCTCACAACCACCCCAAGAAGCAGAGGCACCACTCCATGGCCGAGACGGTCGCTCCGACACTCCCAGACAACACTCAGCCATCTACCCCGCCGTCGGCCCGTTCCCTCTCGCCACGGGCCTGGACGGTCCTCGCCGCAACAGCGGTGCTGGCCATCGTGGCCGCCGTAGTGATGCTCAGCTCGACGCACACCACGCCAGTCACCGCCGAGACGGCCCCCAGTGCGCGCTTGTGCGACCCGGACCTAGTAACCGTGCACTCGATGACCCACAACGGGGTAGCCCTGGGCGTGACCGCCCCCGGGCCCAACGTGGTCCAAATCGACGTGTGGAACAGCTTCGAGCACCGCAGATATTTCCAGCAGGTCACCCTGCGCAATAGCGGCGCCTCCTTCGCCATGTGGGACTTCACATACAAGTTCCAGCGGATCGACGTGGAACTCAAGACCGGCGGCACCTGCACGGTTCCCGCGGGCGTGCTGGACGAACTGAACCGGGCGAACGGATGGACCCGATGATCGGCCGCACCTTCGCCGTGGTTGTCGCCATCATCGCCACCTGGATCGTCCTGCTCCAGTACGGGTGGATCTGGGCGCTCGCCGCCGCCGCATCCTTCTGGTTCGCCGCCGCCCGAGCCGACAGGCGCAGCCGCAGCTAACCTGACCACACCCCGGCGCCCACCCCTGCCGGAAACCCCGAGAGAGGCACCATGCGGATAGTCCGCTTCTACGTCATGCACATCGTCGGCTACATCGTCGACACCACGTACGCCCTCCGGTGGGCATCCGAACACCTCCACCGCGGCGCCGTCACCATCTACCGCATCGCAGGCGACGCATGGTGGGCCGGCGAGATGCGGCACAACCTCGGGGAGAGCGAACCTGCGGGGAAGGCGGGACGCTGTGACCCGCCGACGACGCCGCTTCTCCTGGGGGTGGCGCGAGAAGCTCCCGCTCATCCCCCACTTCATGTGGCTCAACTTCGCCAAGACCGGGGTGAGCCTGTCCATCCACCTCGGCTTCGCAACATGGAACACCAAGCGCGGCTGGTACATCGACGGCCCGTTCGGCTTGTACTGGCGGGAACGCCGTAGTCGTCGCCCCAGGGGCGGCTCGTGAGCATCGGTCTACCGCTCAGCGACCGTCCGTTCTACTACGCGCACTTCGTCTACCGCATCTACGGCCATCACGGCGCACTGCTGTATGTCGGGTCGACCAATGACCCCCGGGGACGCGTCCGCAACCACCTGACCGGCCAGGACTGGTGGATGGAAGTAGGCGCAATCGGTTGGGAGTGTTACCCCAACAAGTCACTGGCGGAGGAAGCGGAGCGGCGGGCAATCGCCGAGGAAGGGCCCCGCGAGAACATCGTCCACACTGTCGGGCTGCGTCGCTCGTGCCTTCCTGGCACCGAACGGTTCCAGCTACTTACGGCGTTGAGATCCTTCGAATCGGGGGTCTCCGCTAAGCGCCTCGCCCGCGAGGCAGGCATGTCATCGCGCGTGGTCAGGGACCTGCTCCATGAACTAGTCGAGGCGGGCGACGTCGAACGCACCGCCAGCGACCGCCATTGGAAGGTCACCGGCCGCTTCAGCGATGTGATCGACGCCTTCCCTGACGCAGCATGGTGTACACCCAAATCGCCAACCGAGCATGCGGCGAACGGCATTCCCGCACGCGTGGACGCCGCAACTGACCAGATGCTGCATGAGGTGCCGTGGGGGAAGTCGCGTCAGGAAGTGCTCGCTGATCTCAACGCGCGGGTGCTCGCCGAGATCCCCCCAGGAAGGACAAGGGGCCATCGGCGCGTCAGATCTCTCGCGGCGCCTTGGAGAGGACCGCTCCAGGGTGTACCGAACACTCACCCGCCTCCGCAAGGCTGGGAAGGCAGCTCCCGACGGTCACGGAGAATGGATCAGATGACCCGGCGAGCTCTGGGCGATTGGGCGGGCGGTGGGGCTGCTGGGCGGTTCGCGTGTACGTCTATACGCGCGCAGGCGCGGACCATCGTCAGGTGCGGCACCAGGTGCCATCGCCACGCGGGTGAGGCCTGACCCGCCCCGCCTTCTCCAGCCGGGCGAACGACCGCTTGACCCGATCCCGCGACACCTCAAGTTGCGTTGCCAGGTCTGTCCCGCCGATGCCGCCCTGACGGGAATCCGGAACCTCGGCATAGACCCTCTCGTCAAGTTCAGCCGAACGGGATTCCCGCGTGTGCCCCAAGATTCCCGCGAACGCCCCGCGCGAGATTCCTCCGTCGGCAGGCGTCGGGATTCCCGCCTCGAGCACGGGGGGATTCCCGCCCCGGGCGCTGGCGGGTTCCCGCACCACGCGGAGGCGGGGCTGCGCCGCCTCCGGCATCCCCACCTCCTCAAACGCGCCCGTCCGGGCGGTCTCCCCAAGCGGGACTGCGGGCGTGTTTCCTTCGAGAATCAACGCCGACTGTCGGTCGAGCGGCTGGCGGCGAGATGACGCCGCACGGATCAAATCCAGACGCTGACGCGGGGGGATGTAGAGACCCTTCGCCACCCGCGGCGTCTGGTGCTCGGCGTCCCGATCCCGCAACAGGTACGTGCCGATCGTGAGCGGCGTCGAGTCCCAACCGTCGGCGCGATCCGAACCCCACAAGGTCTTGGACTGCTGCTGCGACAGGCCGAGCCCGACGATGCCGGTGAGCGCACCGCGCAGCTCGGTCGAGCCCACATCGGTGACGGTGGGGTTCTGCGCCCCCAGGATGAGCCACACCCCAACCTTGCGGCCCTTGTTCGCCAGCCGCTCGAGGATGGTGATGACATCCAGGCTGGCCTGTTTCGCCGCCTTGATCAGGTCGGGGAACTCGTCGATGATGAAGAACAGCCACGGCATCTCCGGGGACGGCTCGAGCACGTCGATGAGCTGACCTTCGCGCTTCATCCGCGACAGCAGACCCTCGCGGTATTCGATGACCCCGAAGACGCGCCGCAACAACTCCAGCGCAGACCGGACATCCGTGGCCAGGGGCGCGGCGAACACCGTCTCCCAGATCCCGAACGTCGCGCCCGAGGCAAGGTCGGCCGCGACGACCCGAGCATCCGCATACGCCAAGATCCACGCGAGCAACGCCTCAAGCCAAACCGACTTGCCCGAACCGGTTGCGCCGACCACTAAGAGATGTTGCCCAAGCTTGAGCATGTCGTCGGAAGCATCCTCATACTTGCCGACCGTCGGCTTGGGGGTCTTCGACAGAAGCATCGACCCGACCGGCGGCAGCGGATGCGGAAGAGCCCCCTTCCACGGGTCGCGCGGCACAACCCGCACCAGGACCCGCCGAGCAGCCGCCTTGTCGACGGCCACCGTGATCGCCCCCGGACGGAGCCCAAGCTGCGAACACAGGATCAGGGCATCCCCGCCGACATGTTTGACGGTGCGACCGCCGCGCAGCTTCACCACCAGCAGCGTCGCGTTCGCCGCGGTCGTCGTGCCCGTGATCTTCGAGCCGTGCCAAACCTTCAAATCCTCGTTCTGCTCGACACGCTTCCACTTCCGCACATACACGTTCAACGGCTTACGGCGGCGGAAACCCCGATGCCACCACCACGGCACCCCCAGCGCGGCCAGCAGGATCAGCAGCGCCAGTTGGACGTCCTGGACCCAGCCGTACTGCATCCGCGCCGACAGCCAGCCACCGCCGCCCAACATCAGCAGGCACAGATACCCGCGTTCGGTGGCCCGGTCCAACACGCCGGCTTTGCCGTCGTCCAGGCCGTCCGGGACGAGCCACAGCCACATGGACTGTGCGTGCGGCGACAGTTTCTCCCCCGCAAACCACAGCACCGACGCAACCACCAGCCCGAGGCTGATCGGGATGGGCCAGTACAGCGGCCACCACGAACCCACCCAGCCTGCGACCAGGAACGCGATACACCACCACACCGGCATCAGCCCGGCCCGGCAACGCCACACGAACCGACCGGCGTGCTTGCCCAGGAAGACAACTACGAGCCCCATCAAGTCGATAGGGCTCGCGTTGCGGAGCTTTTTACGGCGGCCTGCCACCGCTTACCCGCCCTTTCGCTTGCCCTGACTGAAGTTCGGGTTCGAGCCCCGCACGTTGTGGTGGACCTGAATCCAATGCCCGCAGCCCGAGCGCGCGCACTGGGTCACGTCGTCCCAGTCATTCAGACGCATCCGCCGCGGCTGGTGGTTGCCGTCCTTGCAGAAGCCCATCAGCGCTTCCTCTTCCCGCCGGACAGCGCGCTGCCGGTGACAGTCCTGCCCCGGCCGCCGAAGCTGCCGCCCCGGCAACCCTGCTCACGTACCTCGGTCTTCTTGACACTCGAGCGGACCGTTCGTGTCCACATGCCCATCAGTCCACCTGGTTCCGAACCCACAGGTTCTCAGCGATGTTGAGCTTCTTCTCCGCGCGGGCGACCTTGGCGTTCTGCTTGTAGAACTCCGGCCCCTCCTCCTTGATCTTGCCGAGCTTCTCCAGTTCGGCCTTGAACGTCTCACGCTCACGCTTGCCCATCTCGATCACCTTCCTGTCGTGGCGCTGCGCGCCGGTTACTTACCTGCTGGCTCGTGCCAGCCTGCGACGCTTCTTCTCGACCTTCTGAACCTGCTCGGCGATCAGATCGGCCAGGATGACCAGCACCAACGCCCCCGCAGCCAGGTAAAGCACCTGAGCCCACAGGCCGTGGTTGATGACCCAGCCAATGGCGGTACCCGCGATCGGGGCGGCGAACAGCCAACTGTCGCCCATGCCGGACGGCCGGTAGGTGCCCAGACGCTTCGACCAGTGCAGGTCCTCGACGACAGTCAGACCGGCGCCCGCGACGTCCCCGCCGGCCAGGGGAGACGTCGCGGGCTTTCTTGGGGTGGGGGCCGGTCTAGTCATCGTCGTCGATCGGGTCGCCGTTCTCGTCGAACGAAGTGCAGCCATCAGTGAGAGGGTTGGTGTTCCACTCGGCGATCATCACGGCGTCGCGCAGCTGCGCCATGTCTGCCAGCCAGTCCCCCGCGAACCCTCCAGCATCGGAGCGTTGCCATGCGGCCGTCTCAGTGGCGAACCGCTTGCGCATCGCACACACCTCCTTGTCAAGGGCGGTGTACGCCTGGTCAATCAGGTCCTTGGTCTCCTCGGACAGTTCGTAGTTGCGCTGGACGGTGGTCATCGGCTTTGCAGCTCCCGCGTAGGAGGTCAGTGGAGCCGGGTCACCCGCCACGAGCCGGGGAGGGAAGTCCACTGTCAGCGGCGGGCGTCCCGGTTAGTTGCCATTATGCACCTTCGATCCGTATATTCAAGTCCAGATTGACTGACGACCTTGATGGCGGGGACACTAGACGGGTAAGGACCACCGGCCCGGGAGGGAACCCATGAAGATCGTCAGGAGCTTGGCCAAGGACTGCGGAGCAGGCGACGACTGCCCCGAGATCTACGAACTCGAGGACGGGAGCCTGCTTATGCGCGGCTACCGGCCCGACGCTGCCACCCGCGCACAGCTCAGCCTGCCCGGCAACGAAGACCTCGTGGTCGTGCCGGCGGCGCTCCTGCGAGCACTGAAGGGGTAACCCATGGACCTGAAGGAACTCGGCGCCTACCTGCGCCGACCCAGCACGCGCGACCGGCTCCGCGTCGAGACGCGGGACTGGTACGACAGTGCTGGCGACGATCCGCACTTTCGACGGTGGCTCGACGATGGAACCGTTGAGGTCGACGATGCATGGCAAGGATGGCTGGACGGCATCCGCGCCAATGTCGCCGGAGGCACTGTCCTGCGTCGAGTCCGCGTGATCCCGAAGGGGCCGCTGAACGACTATCTGCGCTTTGAGTTGGGCGTCCAGTTCCCACTGAACGTCGAGTACGGGGAGCAGATCCGGGTCTTGGTTGTGGACGAGCAGGAGCTCGGGCACCTGACGGACTGCTTCGTGATCAACGGCGGGGAGCGGGTAGCGATCAGCTACTACGACCCGCAGGGCAAGTTCTTCGAGGCCCAGGTGGCCGACCTCCCTGAGGCATGGGCCAAGGCGGCCCAGGCCATGTGGGACGAGGCCGTGGAATATGACGAGTGGCGCGCCGCGCATCCCGAGTACCGGCAGCGGCGGGCGGCCTGACCGACCGATGGCAAACACCGGACCCGGCGGCCTGAACGAGCTGTCGCGCACCCTGAAACAGCTCCGCCAGGACGCCGGGCTCACCGGCATGCAAGCGGCCGAGCGAACGGGCTTCTCCCAGGCCAAGATCAGCCGTATCGAGAGGGAGAACAACGTCCCGAACCCGGCCGACGTAGCCAAGCTCGCAGAGGCATACCACGCACCCACAGAGATCCGACAGCGCCTGATCGAACTAGCTGAACACGTCAAGGCCACGAACCGGCGCGTAGTGCTATCCCGCGCGAACCGGGCCGAGTTTCAGAAACGAATCGCAGACCTCAACCGCGACGCCACGGAGATCCGCGAGTTCTCCCCCGTCATCATCCCCGGCCTGCTGCAGACAGCCGAGTACATGCAGGCGGTCTTCGCTGCAGGGGGTACGACGCCCGCCGATGCGGGGGGTTCAGTCAGGGCGCGTCTCGAAGGCCAGAACGTCCTTGATGAACCCGGGCGTCGGATCACGATCCTGACCACCGAAGGCGCCCTTGGATGGGCCGCAGGGCCGCCCGAGATGATGGTCCGCCAGTTGGAACACATCGAACTGGTAGCCAGGAAGCCCGTCGTCCGCGTCGGAATCATTCCGTTCGGTACGCCGCGCCCAGTGTTCCCCGTATCCAACTGGAATCTGTACGACGAGAGCGCGGTGGTCCCCGGCATCCTGCGGAGGCAGGTCGTCCTGATCCCTCCCGACGTGTCTCCCTACGTCGAGCAGTTCGCCAAGCTGGAGCCGCTCGCGGTGTTCGATGATGAGGCCAGCGCCATCCTGCGCCAGGTCGCTGACCGGTACAGGAGCGCTTGATGGTTAGGTCCGACCACTGGTCGCAGCAACCCGGCAGGGTCGCCGTATACCGGTACTACGACAAAGACGGTGCGCTTCTGTACGTGGGCAGCGCCAGGGATCCGCAGAAGAGGTACAACCAGCACCGCAGCACGGCTTGGCGGTGGTGGTGGGACATTGCCAAGACGCGCGTCACCTGGCATCAGACCCGTGAAGATGCGGAGAATGAGGAGCGCCGCGTTTACGCGGAAGAGTCGCCCATCCACAACATGCGCATCCCCACTCGTTGGCAGAAGCCGGCCTAAGTAGCGGGCGCGGTAATCCCATGACGGCGTGTCGGGAAGCGGCGACAGCCTCCCCTCGCCTAACCTGTCCGGCGTATCCCGACACCCGAAGGACGCCGAATCATGTCTACGCTGCCCCGCGCCAACGGCAAACCCGACCGTGAAGCCGCCCGGATCGTGAAGCAGATCCGGGCCTACGCCCGCCGACCCGCCAGCGATGACCACGACGCGAACATCCAGCACGTCCGGAGCGTGCACCACATCCTCGACGCAGCCAAGGACGCCCTGCCGATCGCCCTGGCCATCGCCAACAGCGAGGGTCCGGGGAAGGTTAGCTACCGGGATGTGGACAGGGAACTGGGTATCCACAAGGACACCGTCGGGTATCGCGTGGCCCAAGGCAAAGCGTTGCTAGCGGGGGAGGATGCGGCATGAGCCACGCGCTGTCGGAACGGGCAGATGACGATGATTCAGTAGCTCGTCGCCGGGCTTGGCGTGGCCGCGCGCTGCACAGCCTCGGGCTCTTCGCCCTCGTCTGGGTGTCATACGGGTCATACGAGATGGTCAAGTGGGCTGGAGTTCCCGACCCGTGGGCGTACCTGTACCCGGTGATCGTGGACCTGGGCGTCGTCGTGGTCATGCCTTACAGCAACGACGCCACGCTGCCGCACGACGGTGACTGGCCGGTGCGCCGCAACGCTCGGCACACGATCCTGTTCGCGTTCGTGGCGATCATCGCGTTCAATGCGTTGCACACTGTCCTTGCGGCGCTCGACGCCAGCGTGGTGCTGCCGTCGTGGCTGCGTCCTGTGATCGCACTGATCGCCGGGACGGTGCCCGTGGTGCTCTACATCCGAGTCATGGGGCTGCACGCGATGGCGACCTCCTGGGAGGTCTCCGAGGCCGAGCGGGCTCGGCGGGAGGCGCGGGAATCCCAGGAGCGGCAGGAACGGGAGGCGCGGGAAACGGCCGAACGGGAACGCCAGCAGCAGTTCGCTGACCAGCGGGAGGCAGAGCGGCAGGCGCGGGAACACGCCGCCGATCTGGAACGGATCCGAGTGCAGGCCGAGGCGGACGCGACGCGGGAATCCGCGAGGGAGTTGGCGCGGGAAGGCCGCCGGGTATCCCGCCGGGAATCCTCCAGGACTCCCGCAGCGGCGACACGCGGGAAACCCGCCGAGGAACGCGGGAACCCGCTGGCAGACGAACTGCCCGGCAGGACGAAGTTCGAGAAGCTGATGGCGCTGCTCGAGCAGCAGTGGGCGGAGGGCAAGGACCTCAACGGCACCGATGCGGCGAAGCTGCTCGGCGCTGACACGAAGTACGGGCGGCAGGCCAAGGCGGCCCTGAAGGAGCGGGGCATCCTGCCGCCGTCGGAGCGTTCTCCCCACCTGGTGGCGGTGGCCCGCAACTGAGGTCTTACAGTCCAGTTCGGGGCGCAAACGCAAAAAAGGGCCCTCGCCAGCATCCCGTGATAAAAATGGGATGTGGCGAGGGCCTTCAGTTTTTGCGAGGGGGGAGAATGACGGTTCTCCCCGAGAGAATGACAGTTCTCCGACCAATTATGTGAAGTATGGGAATTGCCTGTGCAAGATCCTGAGAATGTGGACAGAAAAAAAGAGGGGCCTTATTCCCGGCAGGGAAGGGGACTCCTCAATACCCTGTTAACCCACAGGGTTGTAGCTCAGTAGTCTAGATTCGCCCCTTATGGACCGGGCCGCTACCGCTGAGTAACGTACTAGGACGCGGCCCCGACTTGCGCTGCCTACCAGGGAGTGTGTGCTAGTCGGGGTCGCCCCATTACCGGATCAAGGGGCGAGGTCTTGACTCCTTGATCCACCCAGGGGTGGAGGGGTCTCGCGCTATCCAGTTCGTCACCAGCCCGAACATCGTTACCGTTCAGGCCGGTGCCTGTCCAGTATTCAGCCGTTCGGCGTAAGCAATGTGGCTAAAGTGAAAGACACACGCCGAGCAGCCCCGACATTACGGGCCGAAGCGCCACATTCGCATCGTTAATCTGCGGTACACAATTAGTGCGGTGGCCCCCCGCCGCCGAGCCACCGCGCAGGGGGCTGCGAGGCGACGAGGGGCCACCTTGAACCGGCTCGACCCCGCATCTCCCGAATGCGGCAGGGGAACCGGTTCAGCTCCAGGTGCGATTCCACCGGCACACAGCCGTGTGGCGGTGCAGCTCCAACAGCACGCGCCGCTTCGTCCAGGCCCGGATCACACGGCCGCAGCCGTACGGGCACAGCGCGAAACGGCGTCGCATCAACCCGCGGCCGTAGATGGTGGCCATGGCGCATCTCCCGGGTCGGTGGTGAGTGGAACCGGCGGCTGGATGCTCGGCTCGACAGGGCTCAGCGGGGCGACATCCGTCGGCGCGGGCAGCGGCACCGGCAGGGGAGTCGGCGTGGGGATCTGAGTGACAGTGACTGGCGCCGGAGTCTGCGTGACAGTGACCGGCGGCAGCGGAGCGGGGGTGTCGGTCACGGTGATGGGGTTGGGGGGAACCACAATCACCTGCGGCTCCGGCGCGACCGGAGTCGGCGCCGGAGCCGAGGTGATGGTTGGTGGTGCAGGTGCGGGCGATGATGATGCGGGGGGATCGCCAGGCATAGGGAAGGGCAGCTCCCGGTAGGTGAGGCCGCCCCAGATCCCGACCGCTATCCCAGCCGGAACCATCCACGCCAGGAGGCGCCGCAGCAACCGTTTGTCTGCGGCGTTCATGGCGGCCCGCCCCTCGACAGAGTTAAGCGAGCTTGCCGGACACGATCACACTGCTCAGATAGTTGTGTGCAGCCTTATCGAGGGTGCCGCCGCAGGTTACGAGCCTGATCTCGGCGTCGGTCGTCGGACCATAGACATCGGCGGAGGGGAAGTTGGCCTTGAGAACGGTCTGGACGCGCGTCACCTTGAAGGTGACCGTCGAACCGTCAGCACGCCCGACCTGGATCAGATCGCCCAGATTCAGCTTCCCGATCTGGTTGAAGATTCCCAGCCGGCCATCGCCATCAACGTGACCCAATAGAACCGCTGACCCGATCTCGCCCGGGCGCGCACCTAGGGCGAAATACCCCGCTTGCTCGGGGTGGTGCACGTCTGGGACTTGCACGGTCAGATCTGGGTTGACACCTAGTGGGATGAGCGACGACATGGCTTTGATTGCTGGAATGCTCACCGAAGTGGGCAGCGCCACCGTAGGCGCCGGGGTTCCCGTAGCGGGCGCACTCGCTGGGGTGCTCGCTATCGGCGAAGCGCTGGCAGCCGCTGGTGCCGCAGCGGTAGCCGGCGTTGAGGGACTGCTGGCGACAGCAATCCCCACCACGGCGATCGCCGTGACTGACACGCCACCCGCAAGGATGGCGCGCCAGTTCACGACACCCCCCTGGGGTTCGAGATGGTCGGCGTGATCATGGCGTGAGGGACCCCCACCTCGAGAGTTGCAGACAATTGGACAGTGGATAGTTAGCGCTGCGAACTTCCATCGCCAGTAGCCGGGGCGAGGCAGGGGACCATGGGGACGGTCATCGTGGTCGGACACGCCGGCGCCACGGGGGCAGCTGGCACGGTGTACACCGGTGCCGGCATGGCCGGGGTGGCAATCGGAGCCGGGGTGACCGCCGGGGCGGGGACAGTCATGCCCGCGCACGCGATGCCCTGAGCCGCGATGGCCGCGTTCAGCGTCAGCCGGGTGTCGAGTACAGCCTTGACCTTCGCCAGGTCGGTGGTGACGCTCAGCATGCTGATGTGCTCGCTGTAGATCATCATCAACTGGGCCTTTTGGGCGTCGGTGATGTTGCCCTGCACGAGGATGCTCTGCGCCAGAGAAATCTGGTCGGCAGTGAAACCGAGCTCCTTCGCCCGGGCGATCGCCACGTTGAGGGCGTTGGTGTAGTTGGTCTGCGCGGTGGCGGACAGGGCCACCGCGTTGGTGCAGTCGACGGCGGTGGCGGCGAAAGCGGTGCCGGACAGGCCGAGGGATGCGCCGGCGGCGGCGACAACGACGGCCAGGGCAGCGATGGTGCGCTTCATGGTGCCTTCCTTACGGTGGGGTGGTGGTTAGGCAGGCAGGCGGAGTCGCAGCCCTGGGTAGATCGCATCGGGGTGGGGTATGGCGTCGGTGTTGAACGCCCACAGCGACTCCCACGGCACTTGGTAGGCGGCGGCGATGTGGGTGAGGGTGTCCCCGGGCATGACGATGTAGTGGTCGAACAGCAGTTGTTGCTGGTCGAGGGTTGCCGCAGGGGCCGGCTGCGACTCCGGGGTTGCAGGTGCCACCTCGTACACGGCGGCAGTTACCGCCTGGTGGGTGACGGCAGGCCGGACAGGCGCCTTGACGTGCTGGGCCGGATGGTGGCGGTGATGTTTCGAACGGTGGGCGAGGTGCTTGTCGGCCCCGTCCGTGCTGTGGTGGCTCGACGCGAGCACCACGGGGGTGGATGCGTAGGCCGGCACGGCTGGGAATCCGCCGGTGATTTCCGCCAACACCAGGCCGCCGACCGCGATCCGCGCCGCGTTGACCGCGATGCGGGGGGCGGGGGCTCGGTGGCGTCCTCGGTAGCCCATCAGTTTCCCCCGCCGGTGTAGTCGCCGGAGTAGTCACCCGAGTTGTCGCCGGGGACGGCGCCGGAACTGTCTCCCGGGGTGCGCTGGGGGCCGAAGAAGTTGTTCTGCCTCCGGTTGTTCTGCCCGACAGGTGTGCCGGTCGGGCAGTTGAGATTCACTAGGGTGGCGGCGAAGCGCACCTGCAGGAACTGTGCCAAGTCGGGCGCCATGGCAATGTCGGGGGACGGCTTACCAACCTCGAACGTCCGATCCAGGATCAACCGAGCCTGTGCGACCACCATCAGGTTTTGGCAGTAGTTCGCCGCGGCGATGGGCTGGAACGCGAACGGCTGGTCAACACCCAGCCGGTACAGGTTCATCTTCGGGAACGAGAACCGGTTGTTGACCAGCACCATCGGATCGTTCGGCGGCACCAGCGCAACCGGCGCGACCTGCAACCCGGCCTGGAGTTCGTTCAACGCCAAAGACACCGAGGTGCGGCCGTTAGCGGTCTGGTCGGGCGCAGAGAACGGGACGCACCCGAGGGCGGGCTGGATGAACTTGCTCAGCAGCCCGTTGTCGGAGCCGTTGGTCAGGTACACCGCCCCCGGCGGGAGTTGTCCGGTGTCTTGGCCGGTCTGACCGTTCGCCAGCGCCACATACTTGGTGATGACGTTGTCGGACTGGTCCTGGTCGACCACCGAAAAGTCGCGGGTGCTGGGGCACGGTAGCCCGTCAAGCCCAGTGCCCAGCGGCGGTATCTGCAACAGACCGGCGGTCACAGCTGCATGTGCGGCCTTGAAGAACGCTGGGGCGTTGCAGTAGGCGAACTGGCCGAACGGGTTGTTGAACAGGCCGTTCACACACCCGTAGCCGTGCGCCAAGGTCAGCGTGGTGCCCTGGAACCCGAACCAGATCCCCACCACGGCGTTCGCCGGGAGCACCGGCAGCACCGTTGGGATCGCCGGCCGGGTGCCCCGGTCAATGACCAGGGGGCGGTAAATCGAAACCGCGCCGGTGGCCGGGTCGAGGATCGTCGCCTCCACGAACGCGCTCTGCGCCGCGTTGGCCTCGTTGCACGGGCCAGCCTTGCGGTCCGTTGCGGTCAACTCGTATGGGGTTGCCAAACCCGCCGCGGACAGGGGGTTGGGCGGCACCACGATGGTGCAGTTGGGGTTGGGCGCCGCGAGCGTCACCTTCTGCTTCTGGCCGTGGTCCCGACTGTCCCCCTGGTCGCCCGTCACGAACGACTGGGATTGGGGCTGTGTCGGCTGGTCGGCCCACGCCGTTTCGGCGGTGAGGCTGAGGACGAGGCCGGCGAGGGCCAACATCGTCAGCAGCCGGGCGAGCATGTTTCGGCGCACGGGAGTTCCCCTTCGGGCTGGGCATCAGGAATTGCTCTGTGTGGATTCGGTTGCGTGGCACCCCGGCCAGCGCCAAGGCGGCGGAAGTGTCGGAAACCATCGCCGGCGGTCCGCAAATTAGGTAATAGTGTTGGGTGCGCATCCACCCGCTGAGCAGCGGCAACGCCCGCTGCAACATCAGCGCGTCGATGCGCCCAGTCAGACCTGCCCACTCGGGATGTGGGCGGCTTACTATCCGGATGACAGCCAAGTTCAATGTCTGCTTGAGCCGGTCAAGTTCGCTGGTGAACAGCAACTCGGCGGGCGACTCCGCCACCATCACCAGGCGGATAGAACGGCGGTCGCGGCGATCCGCGCACGTCCGAATGATCGACATCATGGGCGTGATGCCAACCCCCGCCGCGATCAACACCAACCCGGCGGCCCCCTTAGGCGGAATGAACCCGCCATGCGGACCATCCATCCACACCGCACGCCCAGGCCGCGTCCCCACCAGGCGCTCCGTGAACTTGCCGCCCCGCTTCACCGTCACCTGAACCTGATGCGAGTTTTGCGCCGACGACGAAAACGAGTACGGATGGTCAGCACTCGCCGCCCGACGGTTCAGACGCAACCAGCCGAACTGGCCTGGCGCGAAATGCGCTTCACGCCGGTTCGGGCGATGCCGCCCCTGCTGCGGGGCGAGAGTCACCGTGGACACCGTCGGGCTCTCCGGGTGCACCCCCACCACCTGGTAAGGCCCGTTGCGCAGCGGTGTCCACACGCGCCGATACAGGCCGCCCGCCAACACCAGCGAGCCCACGCCGATGAACCACGCCCGCCCCATCGGGTCCTGGATGAGGTGGTTCAGCCAAAACACGTGCAGTGCGGCGCCCATCGTCATCACACCGGCGAGCACAAGATGCGAGTACCGCCAACGGTCGTAGTTGCGGCGCTGCCGCCACATCGCCGAACCGATGAGCGCCACCAGGGCCAGCGTGGACGTGTCGGCGGCTTTCGATGCGTACGTGCCCGACCACGGGAACAGCAGCGCAATGTTCAGCCAGCTCTCGTCGAGCACGAACACGATGTGCAGTCCGACCGCCCCGAAGGCGATCAAGCCGAGTGCGCGGTGTGTCCCGTACACCGAGCCGATGCCGAAAGTGCGGGTCACCCACTTCACCCGGGCGCTGGCGATCAATACCACGACGATCGCCGCGACAGCCAGCACGCCGGTCGCCATAGCAGCCCAGCCAGCGTCGATAGTGACCGCTGGCGCCATCATTGCTTCGATCACTGGGGGAGCACCGGCAGTAGGAAAATCATGGGCGCGGCCCCCTCGTTGGTACTGGGATTGGCGTCTACAAGTCGGGGGCTGCGCTGCCCACAGGAAAGGCCACGACCGAAAGGGCCGTGGCCTCGAAGGGGGAGTGCGTTTCAGGCGCGGTGACGGCCGCGATTGTCGAAGTTGCGGGTGGGCTCGCCCGCCGGCTCGTAGTGGGCGGACGAGTACGGCTGGTCGCTGTACGGCGCGTCGTAATACGACGGTGGCAGCGGGGCGGCAGGAGGGGCAGGCTGGGCAGGCTCCGGCGGCATGGGCAGCCACGGCTCAGCCGGCATGCCGTAGGTGTAGAGGTCGGGTCTCGGCGTGCTCGGCGCGACATAGCCGGCGAGGAACGTCGCAGTCGGCGGGATGGCCGCAAGAATCGCGAACTGCGCCAAGGCGGGCAGCCCGCCCAGCAGCGTGGAGTTGGCGGCGACAGCGTTCAGCACCGCGATCCCCACCGACGCGCCCAGCGTCCAAAGGCTGGCTGCCTGGACTTTCGATTCGATCGGACCGGTCAGGAGTGCCATCGGGTGACCTTTCGGGGGGAGTGGCCAGGGCGTCGAAGGGGCAGAGGCCGGTCGAGCGTTTCCAAGTGCACGACTAGGGCAAGCCACGCCGCGATGAACGCGACCACGGAGGCGTGCCGCCACCGGGTTGCTGGGTAGATGCCCAGCCAGCGGCACAGCGAGCGGCTCAACGTCTTGGGCCGGCCAGTGCGATACGCGACGGTCTCGATCACCGCGAACGTCGCCAGAGAAGAACCCAGCCACGTCGCCCAGACGAGGTCTGAGCGGTCCCGCAGGCAGCGGCGGGTCACGGCCGGTTCTGCATCCGGGAAGCCATCAAGTCGGCAACAGCAGTGGCGATCCGCGTGACATCCGTGTCGGACAGCGCGCCCGACATGGCGGACGGCTGAGCCTTGATCGCATCCAACTCGTCCTTCAGCGCCACAATCGCAACGTCGTTCTGCCGGCAATAGTCGACCAACGTGAGCGAGCGCCCGGAGCCGCTCGGCCAACTGGCCCAGCCTGGCCACTGACCCACGACCGATGAGCCGGAGAACTGCTGGTAGCAGGCGGTGAGTTTGGCCTGCTCGTCAGCGGTTAGAACGCTGGTGGCCGAGGCGGCTGGGGGAGTGGTCACGGGAGGTGCCTCCGAACCTGGGACGAGGGTCGAGAGGGGCCAGATCGCATAGGAGAGATCGACGTTGCCGGCGATTCCCGACACCAGGCCTGTGGACGAATATTGGTGCAGCGCCACGCGTGGACTGGTGTACGAAGGCTTACCGGGCGCCGTTCCCCAGCTGGCGATCCACAGCGCGATGTTGGAGTCCATCCAGGACTCAGTGATCTGGTTCTGGAAGAACGACGCGTTGCTGTAGACCATCACCCGAATGCACCCAGTGTTGGCGCGCAGCCGCGTCACAAACCGCTGCGCCCAACTGGACAGGTTCCCGCTGCCTGTTTCGAGGTCAAGACATGGCGGCAGGTGGCCGACGATCGCGCCGAGACGGTTGACCTGGGCCGAGAACGCATCGGCATTCGCTTCGGGGGTCAACGCTGGCTGGGCGTAGTGATAGAGCCCGGTGATCATCCCGGCAGCCGTGGCACCCTGATACTGCGGGTCCAGCGATGGGTAGCTGGAACTTGCCCCGTCGCTGCTCTTGAGATAGCAGAACGAACGCCCGGACGCGGCCACCTGCACGAAGTTCGGGACACCCTGATAGCTCGCGCAATCAATACCCAGCGCGTTGGTGCTGGCGTTCGGGCTCGCCAGCGGTGCGAGCTCTGCGGCGAGCGGCTCGTCGTCTACGCCGGGGACGTGCCGGAACCATCCTAGGTCGTCATTGCGCCAGGCGTCATCTGCTGCGGACACGTTCGGACTCCATCCGATGGGCGGCGATTCGAGCCAAGCGGTAGGGGCGGCAGGGCTGCGGGAGAGTGGCGGGGATGCAGCACTCACGGCACCGTTTGCCGGTGGGCGTGTGCCTTTGGATGAGCCGTAGACATTTGTCTGGGTCGCGGACCAGGGCCGTCACCACGAGTTCGTCGGCGACGCTCATCCTTCGAGATCCAATCCCTCGGGCGGGGGCGGCGGCACCAGATCAGCCGCTGTGATCACCTTGAGGAGCTGCCGGGCGTACACGGTGAGCACGTGAATGGCGTAGCGGTCGCCGCTGCGCTTCTGCTCGAGGTCTTCCAGTCGGGCGCGGAAACTCGCTGTCTCCTCGCGCAGCTTCGTGATCTCGCGGCGCTGGTCGGCGACCGTGTTCCGCAGATCCTTGATGAGGGAATCCCAGATCGTGCGGGCCTCCGCGTAGGCCTGCGCGTCAACCTTGGCTGTTTCGATTTCGGCGGTGGTTTGCTGGGCTTTCGCGGCTTGGCGTTGGGTGATCCGCATGCCCAGGTAGGTGACGATTGCGGCGAGGATGCCGCCGGACGCGGACAGGATGGTTACCCACGTTGAGGACACCGCCGTCACTCCTCGCCCGGGTGGTCGGCGTCGTCTGGGTCGGGCCAGCCGGAGGTGATGAGCAGGACGGTGACGGCGGCCGACCAGATCACCGCCGACATCCAGCTGCGGGGGCTGCCGAACTCCCCCCGGGTGATCACAAAAATCAGCCAGGAGCAGCCGGACAGCACAGTCCAGATCAGCGGCGGCATGAGCAGCGCGTTGAACCCGTAGGCGTCGGGCATGCGCCCCCGCGGCAACACGGCGGCGGCGATTCCCGTCAACCCGCACAGCGCCCACAGCAGGGCGGAGCGGTGGTCGGAGAGCACCTCGTCGATGAGGCTGGGGAGATGCCCGAACTGCCTCAGCGACGACGCGGGGCTGTTGAACAGCCCCCACCCGTACGCCAGCCAGATGACGCCGATCAGGCCGAGGAGCATGCGGCGGCGACCGTAACGTTTCCTGGGGATATCTCTCAGACGCCACCAGCGAGGCATGCGGCACGCGCCCTTCGGTCGGTAGTTTCACCAGCGGGAACCCCGCGCAGATTCCCGCCCGGCCAGGGGGTGGAGGGGCGCGGGGTTCCCGCCTCGGGTCCTGCGGGATTCCTGCCAACGGGTCACGCGGGATTCCCGCAGACTCCCGCCAGGATTCCCGCCGTTGGGTGCGCGGGATTCCCGCGCCAGGCCACCTCGTCGTCCGATCTCCGACGTGGCCCAGGGAAGTGGCGTAGGCGTAGCGTCACGCCACTTCCGCGTCAGCCAACGGCAACCGCACGGCACACCTCAATCCAGTTGGTGCCGTCATACTCGAACGTCGCAGAGGTCGCCTTACTAGCCGTGGTGCTGCTTGGAGCGCTACCCCCGGCAAATTTACAGTTAGTTGGCCAACTAACTGTACGGCCGCCGGTTGCATCTTGAATCCAGCGGATCGTCATACGCTGCCCCGTTGATGGGTTTGTAATGCTGGACGACGTTGCGTTTGCCTGCAATGTCACAGCCTGAACATCGCCCAGGTTGGCGTTCAGCGTCACGGCACCGTTGGAAGACAGCGTTTGCGCGTTAACGGCGTGGGCGACGGCGCCATTGAAGGTGGTCTGCGATGTGTTAACAGTAACCTGGCCCGTACTCACTCCTTGACCACCGGGGAGTATGGATATTGGCCCATTTTTGGCCATTAAAAACAAGCGGCTGTCATTGTCCGTGAACAGGGCGCACTCGCTGCCATAGTTCGTTGCAACGTTGTTGTTTGCGCCTACCCCGCGAAGAATAATGCCGCCTGCGGTGATGCTGGGCGTCGGGTTGACGAACGTTGTTGCAGTGTACGCTGACGTGCTTTGCCCTTGGTCCTTATAAGATGGTGTTGCAAGGCCGTTCGCCAGCGAAGTGTATGTCGTGCCGTTGGTCGATTTAAGTAAGCGGTATGAAGTCGCTCCTGGTGTCGCTATGCCAGCCACACTGTTGTAGTTGATGGTGTTCAGGGTCGCGTTGCCGGTGGAGGTTTGGATCGCACTGCTCGGTGCTGTTTCGCCGACGCCGGAGCCTTGTACGATTTGGGCAACCCACTTATACCAATACGATGTTGAACCGGCGGTGCCGACCTGTGTGACCGTCGGCGGATACACCCCCCAGAGTGGCGTTAACGCAATGGTGCCACCCGTCAGACCTTCGGCCAGCGGCACGGCCTGACCGGTAGTGCTCGGAGTAATAGCGAACGCACCCGAAGCGGTCACCAGGTTGAGCGGTGCGTTCGTCGTGGGCTGGGAATACTTCAGATTGTTGATCGTGATGTCTGCTGGGTTCGTACCCGTATCTTGTACGAAGGTGAGTACGGTATAGGACGAGCCAGTCGATACCTGACCGCCGTTAACGACTAATTCACAGCTACCTACCGTTCCCGTCAGGGTGATAGTGGCCTGGCGTGCCGTCCAGGCTGGAAAATAGGTACAGCCGGTCAACTCCAAGAGAGGAAGATCCTGGGAGCCGGACCTGTTCATCAGGATGTACTCGTTCGCGCCGGTTGCCACGTTCGTGTTATCGGCCTCGAAGTGACAGCCCACACAGATGATATGGCCATAGCTGTGATTGATGGCGCGCCCGCAGTAGTCAAATTGACAACCAAAGAAGGCTAGATCCGTGCCCGGCGTTTGCAAGATAATGGACTCTTGCAAATTGCCAGAAAAAAGGCATCCGAAAAAGCTGCTGTTCTCCCCCAGGCCAGAGCCTGCTGGATCAGTCCGGAAGCTAGACGCGGCCGAATTCTCGAAATGGCAATTGTACCACTTCGTGGACCAGACATTAGAGGACATTGTCCATTGATGAGCAAAGCCGATCAGCCGTACGTTTGTAAACACGCAATGCGGCGCCCAGTTGCTCCCGCCACCCTGCACCACGCCATTAACGGTAGTGTTACTCGCAGTGGGCCCACTCAACGCAAGATGGGCAAGCGGGTACCTCACCTGATGGTCGCCGGAGTTACTAGCGATGTCGATTACTTCTGAGGCGGAGGCGGACGAAAAATCGAGGATGCTGGTCGGCCCGGAACCCTGGAGAGAGACAAGTTGGGGGTTGATGACATACGGCGTTGAGACAGGCAGCTTGTACGTTCCGGGGGGGAAGTAGACGATCCCGCCGCTGGCGGCAGCAGCAAGAGCCGCCGAGACGGCCGTTCTGTCGTCCGTGGCGCCGTTCCCCGTTGCGCCATAATGTTGGACGTTGAATGTGATCTGGGTGATTCGTGAGTCCAGGTCGTTGATCGCCGTGTTCAACTGGCCGAGGTTCGCCGCGCTCAACGGAGTGGCAGTCGAGGGAGAGTTCTGCCAGCTTGGGATCGAGTACGGCACGGTTCTCCTTAGAAGCTAGAGGAACGCATAACTGCTTGGGAGCGGACGACCAGGCGGGGCGTCACGCCCGCCACCTCGGGAATCGGCGGGTCCGACTCGGTAGTCGCCGCCGTTGTGCCCGCCGTCAACGTGTTGCTGTTACCTGAATAGTCCGTGGTTTCCGCCACATGAAACGGGTGATACCGCAATAGGTTCGCGCTCCGCACCGGAGCGAACTGGGCCAGTTCGGCGGCCACCTCAGTGGCATTGAGCCCGGCATTCCACATCTTGAACGCCGCGATACCGCCATTCAGGTAGTCGCCACTGAACTGGTCCCGGCCGATGCTCAGATACCCCGGAGTTGACCCTGTCGGAGCGAAACTGGCAGTCGACGACACGTTCAACGTGCTGGCCGGGCCGCTGTAAAACGAAGCGTTGGCACCGCTCACCACATACGCCAGCTGGTACCACGTGCCGACCGTCATGGCCTGTGAGCCCAGCGAAGCGGCCGTGTCCCACATCCGCAGCGTGGTTCCGTCAGAATCTGTTTGAGTCATAAACACTGACGCACCACCCACGCTTGCGGCCACCGCGCACAAACCGGAAAAGGCGTTCCTGTCAACGACGATTCGGGCCCAGAACGTGACCGTGACGACCGACGTCGAGGGCAGACCTGTCGTTGCCGTGTACGGCGTGTTCGCTGTCCCATCGAATCGGACCGACATCTACCCCAGCCACCTTCCTCATCGTTCAAACAGGCGACCGAGACGAACTCAGTGGCTGACGCCCGAACCAGCCGCCATCGCCGCAGGCGTAGTGACGCCAAGCCCGGCTGAAACCTCCGGCACTGTGATGCCGAGATCGGCAGCCAGCGCCAGATAGGCCGTCATGCCGACCCCAACAGTCGACGGAAGCGGCCATTGATCTGTGACTGTGGCGCTGTCGGAAACCGCGCGACTGAGGGCGGCTGTACGCGCGACCGCATCGGTGGAGCCCGCCAGGTCGGCCAGAACCCGCAGGACCATCCGCGACCGCTCCGCCGCATCCACTGCGAAGGCGGTGTCGTCGACGGCCCGAGAAACCTGACGCAGCTGTAGGGCAGCTACATCGGCCGCGAAGGCAGAGTCGGAGACCGCGCGAGTGTGCCCCCCGACGAAAGCCGTAGCGGCGTCGATCCCCACTGCCGAATCCGAAACCGGACGCGATGTGAACCACGTGCGGAGGACGGTGTCACCGACTGGCGCCGTGTCGGCGACGGCATGCCTAAGCACCGCAAGTCGGACGATGCCGTCGGCTGCCGACGCCGAGTCGACTACAGGCCGCAGCGCGCCGAGCAGAGTTGCGTCACTGCCTGCGGCGTTATCGCCAACAGCGCGAGAGGCAACGCAGGTGCGCGCAACAACATCACTGGCCCGTGAACTGTCGCCCACCTCCAGCACCGGCCTGGAAAGGACGTCGGCCGCCGCCGCCGCATCCGACACCACACGCGATGCGATCTCGCTACGGCTGACCGAATCGCTGGCCAGCGCCGTGTCCGACGCTGCACGCCCGACCGTCGCATCTCTGGCCACCACATCGGCTGCGGACGCCGAATCGGCCAGGCCCCTAAGCCACCCAACTTGCCTACCGGTCGCATCGCCGACCAGAGCGTTATCGCCAACGGCCCGAGTAACAACGAGGACCCGGGTAAGGGCGTCGCCGACCAAAGCGCTGTCGGAGATGGTGCGGGCAGATGGGACTCCCCGCACGATGCCATCGGCCGCGATCGCCGAGTCGGCCACAGCCCTGGCTGTGACAACGTGCCCGACAACCGCATCGCTGCCCGGAGCGCTATCCGGATACAGGTTGAGGCTTGGATACACCGACAGGCCGGGATACCCCGTCGACGTGACGCGGAAGAGAGCCAGCGGCGCCCGGCCAGCGACATCGCTAGCTGTGGCGCTGTCGGCGACACCTCGGGCATCAACCGCTGCCTGTCCGACAGTGTCCGTGGCCGCCGCAGCATCAGTGCGGGCACGGGTCTGAACCAGAACCCTTGTAGCCGTATCAGAACCCGCTGCGGCATCACCGACGGCGCGCGGAGCCGTGCCCGCACGGGCCGCCGTATCCGCGGCGCCCGCGCCGTCCGACATGGGCCGACTGGCGGTCAACGACCTGGTGACACTGTCCGAGGCCGTCGCCGAATCCGACGGGCCACGCCCCACAACTACGCGTATAGAAACCGAGTCAGCAGCTGAAGCACTGTCTGCAGCCTCGCGGGTAGACGGACCGCCGCGAGAGGCCACATCCGTGGCGGCCGCGGAATCCGACACGGTGCGCGTGAGGGTCTGCCCAGCACGGCTGACAGCGTCCGACCCCGAAGCCGAGTCGGCTGGACCCCGGGCCTCAACAACGAGCCGGGCGAGAGCATCCCCAGCTACCGCAGCATCCGATACGACACGGGCAATGACCTGCGCGGCACGACCTACAGCGTCCGCAGCCGAAGCAGCATCAGCCACACTGCGGGCGAGACTGTGCGTCCCCTGGCTTGTGGCATCTGAAGCCGCAGCGCTATCCGACACGCTGCGAGGCAGAACCGTCGCACGGCTAACCGCATCCGACCCGACAGCCGTATCCGAAACGCTGCGCGCCAAGCCGAGGGGGGCCTGACCGGCCGCATCCGCGGCCACCGCCGAATCGGCAACCGCGCGGGGCACAACGAAGGTCCGGGCAACACCATCCGCGACAGCGGCCGTGTCGGCCACAGTCCGCGTAAAGATCTGCGCGGCGCGGACCACGGCATCCGCCGCCGCAGCACTATCCGAGAAGGTGCGTGAGTGAACTTCCGCCCGCACAGCCGCGTCAGACGCCGCCGCAAAGTCGGCGGCCGAACGCGGCAACACCAACGACCGGGCAACCAACTCTGTGGCCAACGCGCTATCGGCCACAGTGCGAGTGAAGCTAAACGCCGCACGCTGGACGCTATCCGAACCAGACGCCGAATCGGCGACAGGTCGAACCGTCACCCGGGAAGCCACATCCGAGGCGACAGCCGAATCGGAGACGCCACGAGACGCCACCAGGTGCTGCGCCACAGAAGCGACCGCAGCCGCCGAATCGGCGACCACCTTGCGGATCCGAATTTTGGTGATCGCAGCTACAGCGACAGCAGAGTCCGAAACAGAACGCTGGAACGTCTGCGGACTCGACTTGAACGCGTTGTCATCCGCAGTCGCAACGTCACTGACGAGCTGGAACAGCAGCAGGGCGCCGCGACTAACAGAATCCGACGCGGCGGCAGAGTCCGCAACCAACGTGGTGGGTGATTCCTGCGCCGACGCAGAATCCGAGACACTGCGAATCAAGCCCAGCGGCGCCAGGCTCGCCGAATCATCCGCTGTCGCCGCATCGTCGGCCGACGGGGACAGCGCCACAGTGCAGCCGACAGCATCCGACGCCGCCGCCGAATCGGACAGCGAGAAGATGCGGGGGATGAACGGGATACCCGCCGCTGCGGTTGCAGCATCAGCAACCAACCGACTGGCAGCCAGATGCCGGGCGACGCTATCCGACGCCGAAGCCGTAGCCGTTAAACCGCGAGTGGAACGTCGCGGGCCGCGAACGACGACGTCCGAGCCTGAAGCCGTGTCGGCCACAGCGCGCGTGAGGACCAGCGCAGAGCCGATACTGTCCGACCCGGTGCCATTCGGGAACAGCCCTGTGGATGGGTACAAGCCCAGGTCAGGGGTGAGTAGGCCTTCCGCGACTGTCCGGAACTGCGCCCCCAACGTCCCCACCGCGACAGCCGAATCGGCTACCGACCGGGACCCCACAACCCTGGTGGTGGCAGTACCCACTGCGGCGGCGGTGTCGGCGACTGGTCGGGACTCCACGACCGTGCGGAGGATGCCGTCCGATGCGGCTGCGGCGTCAGAAACCGACGACGACAGGGCGACATGCGTCCCTGTGAATCGCCGCGACATCTTCGGACGTATTGGGAACGACCGCCCAAACCTCGCCACCAGCCACCCCCCTCACTTGCGACAGACTGGCAGCTAGACGATCACTCTTCCCAGATCACATAGCAGTACGCATTGACCGCCGCGCCTGCCGTAACTCTGACCCGCAGAAACCTCGACACCGGCAGCTGGAACTCACGTCCAAGAGGCCACTGCTTGACGTACTGGTTCGTAGGCGCGATCAGCTGAAGATCGCCGTATCGGGTAGCGGTAATGGATCCCTCCGTGACCGTGGCGCCGACGCTGTAGCCGCTGTTCGCCAGCGTGATAGTTGAGGCTGGCGCATTGGGATCGTCGTAGGGCTGAACACCGGCGGCAACATGGGCCGTCCAGTTAGTGCCGGATGCGCCGACATCTGTCTGGACCAGCTCGCACTGGATAGGCGTCGCTGCTGCACTGCCGTCGAACGAGATGCCCCATTCCACGACCTTGATCGGCCGAGTGGCACTGGTCCCGATCTGGAGCATGGTGCGGATGGCGGTGGTGGTGGACTGCTTGACCAGCGCCGTCGCGGTAGGCATGGCGCCGTTGGCTGCCCAGTAGAGAGTTGCCACAGGGATCGTCTCCTAGTAGTAGGTGGCGCGCTTGACTGCTTGATTGAGCAGCAAGCGCGCTACCCCCGCCGTCTGCTAGCCGATAACGCCGAGTAGTCAAATAACTTCAGAGAGTGACCGTCTGGGTGACCGTAATCTGATCCCCATTGGCGGACACAGTGGCGCTGGACGACAGTGCGGTTTCGTGGAACATGACCCCTGTGGATGAGGTGGCGGAGTCGAAGGTGCCGATTCCGGTGAGAGTGACTGGCGAGCTGCCGGTGTAGGTCCAGGTGCTGGTGAGGGTGTAGGTGTTGTTGGTGCTGCTGGCGGAGAAGGTGTGGGCGAAGGTGGCGGCTTGGCGTGACAGGCCGTTGGTGGTCTGCTCCCCGGCGAGTGACGTGTCGCCGTGCACGGGGCCGGGCGCCGGGAAGGTGCCGGTGTTGGTCAGCGCCATGTAGAACACGGACGCGTTGCCGGGGACGATGATGAACGAGGTGTTGACGGCGGGCGGCCCGATTGCGGAGCCCGTCGGGTTGGCGGGGTTGTACCACTTGTCGATGGTGAGGGCGGTGGCGGTGTTGGAGACGATGACCCCGTAGGTCATGACGCCGGACACGCCACCACCGGCGACGACGATGTATCCGGTCCACACGTTCGCGGTGCCGAGGTTGCTGGAAGTGGACACAGTCCACGCTGGCGAGGTGGTGGGCGTGACCGTGGTGGAACTGTAGGTGACAGCGCCCGAGGTGTTCACATACCCGGGAATACCGCCGCCCGCCAATGCGAGGGACTGCTTGCCCTGTCCGATGTCTGTTTTCACTTGACTCGCCCTTCGTCATCCTGCTTGTTGGCCGGGCGCCCGATCGGACATCCGAAGTGTTTGGCGATGGCTTCGGCGAGTTCAGGAGTGTCGGATTCGACCCATGCCGGCGGCCGGGTGCTGTGGATCTGCCACAGGCCGTCGCTGTGGATGATGTCCCGGATGGCGCTGTCGAGGGATCGGCCGTCGGGGATGACAACTTTGGTGATCGCATCGGGGTCGTCTGTTGGCTGCCCGTTGAATATGGGGCCCGGGTTGCCTAGGTAGACGGTGGCCATGCGTTTCCTTCCGTTTTGGTGGTGGGGGACCCGTTCGGCGGGTCTAGCTGTGGGTGATCGACGGGGACAGGGTGAGTTGGCCTTCGACGATCCGCGTGGGGATGCCGCCGGGGTCGCGCAGGACGACGTCGTAGACGGCGCTGCCGAACAGCCAGGTGGGCGTTTCGGCCCCGGACAGGTGGATGGTGACGTCTGTGCCTGTTGCGGAGGCGGTGCCGATTCCGACCCCACCAGCGGTGTTCCACTCGAAGAATGGGAGGTCGTCGTGGCTGTAGCGGATTTGGGCGCGCACCGTCCAGTTATCGACGTTGAGGGGATTACCCAGGGGGTCGGTGATGGCCCAGGTTCGTGACCATGCCGCCCCTTGGGGGACGGTGATGTCGTCGCGGACGGCCCCACTGGGGTTGCGTGTGATCGCGCCCATCAGGGGATGATCAGGTTGGCGGGCACCACGTGCTGCCCGAGGATGACGATGTCGGTGCCGAAGTGCTGCGCCCACACCACGTCTCCCGCTGCGGGCGGATTGGCGGCGGAGTATGACTGCAAATACCGCACCCCCGGCAGGACCAGTCCGGATGGGTCGTTGAACTGGAACCCGACGATGCCTTTGAAGGTGTCCACGGCGGTGACGGAGCCTTGGTACATCGTCACTTGCGGTGCGCGCGGCACCCAGGCGGGCTGGTCGCCGCGTTTGACGCTTCGGGCCAGCCGGTCGATGGCCGAGCTAGACGCCATAGCCCCCTCCTTAAGTGTTGGTGCTCTGCCTGAAACAGACGAGCTGCTGTGCTTCGGCGGGGGATAGCGGGGTCACCATCGAATTGATCATGTAGGTGCCGTTGGCGTTCACATTCGACACGTTGATCTTTACGACGTCGCCCGGCTCGAGAGCTGGATGCGGAACGACAGTGATGGTCACCGTGTCCGCCGCGCCCAAGCTGTTGTAGAGCGTGGCGTTGGCCGCGTCCTGAGCCTGACCCTGATCAATGATCTGCGAAAACGTGAGCCGCTGCGTCACCCGCCCGTAAGGACCCAAAATGTAGGTCGGACTGGACGGGTCGTCGTCGAACGCCTCCGCCGTCACCGGGTTCTGCGAACTGGAACTCTGGCCAGCAACAACCACGTCGTTGAACGTCTGTTCGTCGCTGAGTTCCCGGCTGGCCTCCGCGACGATGGGGTTGAAGTTCTCGTCGAACGTCCACACCGGGATGCCCTGACGCGGATCCGGGACTGGTCGGAACACAAACACCCCGCGCGGGTCAAAAAACGCTTCGAACCCGATCGCCTGCGCCAACTCGGCGATGTCCTGCCACGGATCGCCGCCCTGGTCCATCCCGTACACCAGTAGCGGCGTCAGGCGCGTCGTGGATGCAATAGAAAAATCGGTCTGTGACGGCAGCCGGTTTTTCACCATGGACATGGCGGCCTGCCCGTAGTTCAGCCCAGACGGCACTGTGAACGGCTGCTGCCACACGTTGCGCTTGATCGCCCTGGACAGGTCCGTGACGTGGACCGTGATGGAGGTGCCCCCGCCAGACTGGCCACCGCTAGTACGGGTCACGGCACCGGAGCTGACGCCACTGGCAGTCGAGCCACTACCCGCAGTACCCGCGACTGCCTTCACCGTGACTTTGTCGATCATCCCGTGACCGATCGGCACCAGTTCGTCCACACTAGAGTCGGCGGACACCTGCACCTCAAGCGCAGACACAGTCGGCGGCGGATCGGTCGCAAGAACGCGGGTCAGGGTGACCCGAGCGAGCACACTGCGGGTGACCGTGTCACCGGCCTGCAACCTCGGCACCGGCTGGTTGACGGCGGCCAGATCCCAGCTCGCTCCGTTGTTGATCGACGTTTCGACCTTCACGGTTGAGCCAACCGACGGAGTGGTAGCCGTCCAGCGCACCACCGACCCAGACACTGGATCACCGGGCAACGTCAGTGGATCCGAGATCCAATATCCCTGCAGCGCGTTGAACGCCGTCCCAGTCGTATCAGTCTCCGACGCACTCCCGGCGGTGTTGGCGCTGGTCGTTGAGGACAAGAACGTTGCGCTGGCTGATGTGTCGGTCTCCGAAGCGGCCCCTGCGGTGCCTGACACATCAGCCGCTGCGGGCAGGAACGCGTACAGCGAGGCGAACGCGGGAGAGCCGTTGCCGGTCGGGAACACCATGGACCCCGTTGACCCGGACCCAGCAAAAGACTTCCCGACCACCACGAGACCCGGTGACGTGTCGTATTGATAGAAGTTGAGACCTGACTTGTCGGTGGCGGCAAGGTGTGTCCACCCCGCGGGAACGCCCACGGGGACGGCCCAGTTAGGCCAGGGGATCTGCTCTGGGGTGGCCACATTGCCCACCATCATGACCATTGCGCCCGCACCGGGCACCGCTAACGAAGGGACCGTGGCGGTCATACCCGTCGAATCACCGGTGGTGTAGGTGACCGTCTGATTCCCGGCGGTCGGGCCACTCGTGGGGCTTACCCCGCGTACGGTGACCAGGGCAAGCATGAAATGTAGCCAGCCCGTTGGCTTCGTCCAATACACGCCGGTGTCGGCGTCCCCCGCCGCGAGCCGTCGGTAATACACGCCGTGGGTTTCTTTGCCCGGGTTTCGGGAGTAGGCGGCGGTGAACCCAGTGGGGGCATCTGGGTTCATCGACATCGTCAATGTGGCCTGACCGCCGCCGGTCGCGGACGCCGACACAAACGCCAGTCGAATGTCGTTCGGTTGCCAGTTCGGCCCCAGCGTGATAGGCAGCGGCTCCAAATGTCCACCGGGTGGCGTGAGCGTCACGGACATGTCGAAAAATTGCAGTTGCACGGCCATGGCCTACTGCGCCATTCCGATGAACGGGACAGTTAACGTCGCTTTGATGGCTAACTCCCGTGTTAATAGAGGCACGTGATTGAGTGCGCACTTGTCGCCAATGCGGGCGGTCTTTCGGGTCGGCTGACCACTACGTGCCTAGCTGAGGATCACGGCCTGCCGCGCCCGTCTAGTAGTGCCATGCGAGCCGCAACTCCTCGAAGTAGATGGTCACAAGCGCGTTAAAAGTGCCTGTGGCATTGTTGGTCGTCTTCACAGCGAGCGCGGACCCGACTGGGATGGTTAAGTCGAACGGAGGTGCAACTACGCCCGTTTGGGCCGCCGCCACGGTTGTTTTAGCAATTAGCGCACTGGTCCCCGAGACAGACACGGGCCCGAACCTGCACGATGCTGACGCTGCCGGCGCGCCCCCGCGCAGCGCTGTCGGAGTGAATACGGAACCGCCGGACACTGTCGATCCTGAGTAGCGGGAGACTGCGGCCGTTAGGAACGTGCTATTGGTTGGAATGAGGTTGTTGTATGCCTCGACTCGAGCGATCTTCAGTTCGTAGGCGTTGGCTTGAATCGCAACGGATTCACCACTGTCCGAGTTAACTATGGTGCAAATACTGTATGCGGTCATCAGGTATCCCCATCCACGGTAGTGCCAGCCCTGGCCGGAGTCATTGCTATCACGCCGCGGTTAGAACGCCGACGGTGACCGTGAATGCCCCGCCAGTGGTGGAGCCGCTGTAGTCCTGGGTGGCTAATACCATGCAGCTAGAATCGGGCGAGCTTGACGTCGGGCGATAAGCAACCACGATTTTAGCGATGGTGTTGTTTACCGCCCCGCCCGCCGAGGCCCAGCTTTGCGCGGCGTTGACCGTTGCCGTCGCCTGGAATGTGCCGAGATTGTTGGCGATCGTGATATCGGTGCCGGCCAGTACCTTACGGGCATAGTTAGTAAACGTTGCCTCCAGCCCGCCCGCCGTGAAGATTGCCGCCAAGTTCGCCGCGTTTCGCAGTGTGGTGTCCGACGGCAAACCAGTGCTCTGCAACGGGATGATCAGAATATTGTCGGTGCCGAGCGGCAACGAACATTTTTCAATGATCCGGCCCTTGGCGAATGTATTGACCCAGGTTGCCATACGTCAGCCTTCCAAAGTCACGGGCTCAAGGCCCCAAAGTGAGGTTGCCTGAACCATCGACCTTCACGCTGTTAAGCACCCCAGTTGAAGTGCCAGATACGACCCACGGGTTCGCGGCGTTATAGAGCACCGCCTGGGTTTGGACGTTGCTGATTCGCACACCCCGCCACAACTGCATTCGGGTCCCGAAAGGCGCCAGCTCGGAGGTCATGCCCACAGGAATGAGGGGGCTGCCCTCCGAGGCGCTGACCTCCACCTCGAAGGTCCGCATCTGCGCGGCGGTGCGATCCGCCGACACCGACCCGGCGTGAACAGCGAGTTGATCCACAACCTTGCCGTCTTGGATTACGTCAGCGCGAGGGACCGCGGTGTGCGGCTTTTGGATCGTGGCATCAAATTGACTGGAACGGCCCTGCATCCAGGCCCCCCTCTAGTAGAAGCTTGGCGGAACCGTCTCCGTGAGGATCAGCTTTCGGCGACGCCACTGGATCTTGGTCGGATCGCCAGCGGGGGCGTTGTAGGTCTCTTCTGTTTCCTGCCCGCTTGAGCCGGGACCCAAGGCCACCCACAGTTGGTCGCCGTTCGGTTTTTGGAACAGCAAGGTGCCGCCGGTGCGGTCCAACTGGTCGACCGCTGGCCAGAGATCGACCGGATCGTCCCAAAGGAAGATCAATTCGATTGCGTATTCATCGCCGTAGGTTGGACCGTTCACAACGAACGGCAACACTTCTGACCCTGGGCCACCCAAGAGTTGGAACGTGCCCATCATCCGGCGTTTGGTGATCTTGATGCCGACGTCACTCGTCTTCGGAGCAGCCACCGGCAACGGCGTGTTCTGCAGCGGATTAGCCGGGTTCTTCAACCAATGCCGAGTATCCGCAGGGGTCGCCGACAGCACATTCGACGGGGCGGTGGCGGCCACCAACACCGTTCCGCTGTAGGCCAACACCCGGTATTGCGACGTGACGTTCAACGGCGCCACATAGTCGTATTTGGTTATGGGGGTCAGGCCGGTCGCGGGCACATAGGTCAGGCTGGGGATGCTCGTAAAAGTCACCCCACCGTTCTGGGAAGACTGGACGGTGAACGCCGTGGTTGCGGGGCTCGACCCGCCGGGAGCAAACGTTAAGGCGACCCGATTGTTGGCCGAGTCGAACACCGCCGCCGACAACACCGCAGCTGGGGGCGGGTTCGCCGGAGCAGCCGCCCGGGTCCAGGTGGCAGAGGAGACGGCGGTGGCGAAGCTCCCCGAACCAGACCACCGCGACGTGGACTGCACATACGCCGAATAGGCGCCGTCGGTGATGTCGCTGGTCAGAGTCCACTGCAAATCCTCGCCCAATACCACCCCCGACGTCTGGAGCGGTGTGGTCACAAACGGTGTGAACCCGAGCGAAGCGACCTGCGCCGACGTGTAGATGGCCACCTGGTAGGACTGCTGCGGCTGGCTGTTCGGGCTGGAATACGTCCATTTGACTGTGGGCCGCGTCGAGGTGACGGTGCCGGTGGGGCCGGTGACGGTGACCGACGAAAGCGACTGGTAGGTGACGTCCAAATAGACGGCGCTGACCTGCAGCACCGAAGTCACCGAGTCGTCACCTCGACCCAGGTCGTAGGTAAGCCCAACAAGGTTTGTCGTCGGATCCCACACCTGCCCACCCGGGCCGGACGTGAAGGTGCCGAGGTTCTCCTCCACCCACGTCGCCGTGGTCGGCGAGACGGGGTTAGTTGAACTGAAAAACGACTTCTGGATGGCCTGAGCCTGCCCCGCCACCAGGATGGCGCCGGTGATCGATCGAAGCCAGTGGTTGCATACCGGGATATCCGCGCCGGTGACCACCGTCTGGATGCGGCGCCTCAAACCAACCGAATACACCTTCGCGCCGGCGGGAATCGCTGGGGTTGGGAACCCAACCCGAGTGACTTGCGAATCCAGCCGGACACGGCTGGAAATCTGCACATAGGAGGTGTCGACGTTATCGGCGAGGGCCGCATCGGCGGTCGCAGCGCCGGTGACCGTTCCCAGCCCAAGCTGGGAGGTGGAGTTCGGCCGCAAAGTCACGACGGTGAGCGCCACTAAAGCCCCCCATGGAAGTTTGGACAGTGAACGGCCCTAGCCCCGAACTCGCTCTGGGACTAGGGCCGATTGATCAAATGGTTAGCCGCGTTGCCGGCCGATCGAGTCGGCGAGCGCGTCTAAGTTGCTGTCCACCACCTGCTGGGTGATGCCCTGGATCTCTTTGCCGTCGACATAGAAATGGTTGTGCACCACTGGCGCCGACGCGGTCAGGGTCACCGCGGGTGTCTTGTCTATCGACGCGCCAGACCCAGCCGGCCCCAACAGCCCTGCCGTACCCAGCGCCGTCTTCGCCAGTGCGCTTCCAACCGCTGGCAGCGCCGACGCCATGAAGTCAGCCTTCTTCAGCACCGAATCGGCGCCGGTTTCGACGCTGCGCGCCCACGCATAGCCGACCATCAACCCGTGGCTGGAGGCGATCGGCAGAACCCCATCGGAAGCGGCCTGCACGCCGGAGCCCAAGGCCCCAGTCAAAGCGGCTACAGCCTCGGCTTGGGACGCGCCAATCCCAAGGGCGCCCCCGCCGCCGCCCCCGCCTCCTCCGCCACCGCCGCCAGAAGCCCCGCCGCCCCCGCCTCCTCCGCCACCGCCGCCGCTACTCTGGACGACGCTGGGGATGCCGAGGCCCCGCCACCACCTGTCGCCTCTCTTGTCGTCCCGATCGTGCATATCGCGATCCATGTCGTCGAACTCACGGTCCACATGTCGGCGACCGTGATGAACGCCCTCAGCCATACCGCGCATCAGGTTGTTGCCGATGTCGTGGTACTCCCTCGACGGAGAATGGATGCCGTGCTTCTTCTTGGTCGTGTTGGTGGTCCCGTCGGCGGCCTTGTTGGCCGCGTCGTTCACCTGGCCCTGGCCCTGCTTGATCCCATCGGCCTGGCCCTGCATCAAGCCCTGACCGATCTGGTTGCCTTGTCCCTTGGCGTCAGCCGCAGCGCGCTTCCCGTCGGCCACGTGCTCGTTCCACTTTTTGGCACCCTCCACGGCGGCCGAACCCTGGGGCTTGGGGGGAGTGGCGCCACCGCCAGTGCCTGCCAGCGTCTGCCCGAAGGGGTTGGGTGGAGTACCCGGCCTAGAGTTCATCGGCCCGGCGCCCAGTGCGGCGTTCTGCTGGTTCTGCCGGTACTCGGACAGCGAAATGCCCTGGCGAGCGGCGGCCAGTGCATCCTTCTGGGTTTGCCCAGCCCGGTTCTGGAGCTGCAGTGCACGCTGGTCGTGGGTCATAGGCAGACCCGTTTTAGGGTCAATATTCTGGTTGCCGAACGCTCGGTCCTGCGCGTCCTGCTGGCGGATTCTCCTTGCGGCGTCCAGCCTGTCCTTATTCGCATCGTGCCGCTGCTGGTTCCCGCTGAGCCGGTCGATCGTGTCCTTCGAATAGCCCAGCTTCTCCAGATTCTTGCGGAACGCATCGGCGCGCTTCTGCTCCGGGCTGTCCGCCTTGTCCTGATCGGCCTTCTGCTTCTCAGCCTGCCGCTGGGCATCCGCCATCCGCTGCTGCGGCATGTTCGCGGCGTTCATGTCGGACAGCGTGTTGGCCCGCTGCTGGCGCTCCGACAGATCGTCATGACCGGCGGCCAGGTCGACCCGATGTGCAATGCCGCCGGTGCGCGGAGGCTGGCCACCGTAAGAGTTGACGCCGCCGTACTGCGGCAGCGAGGCACCGTCGCCGCCCCTGACCCCACCAGCGACGCTGTTCATGGCGTCTTGACCGAGTTGGGTGAACGTCTTCGACGGGGACGCCGCCTGCAAACCTGTCGCGCCGGACGACACGACACTGTTCATCGCGTCCTTCACCGCGCTCACCGCGCCAGGAGTGCTGTCCCGCACACCGATCGCCAAACCGTCGCCGATGCCCACACCCAACCCGACGAACACCTTCGACGGGGAAGCCGCCTGCAACGCCGCGGCGGCACACTTCGCGGCCTGCGCTGCCATCTGGGCCGACGCATCACAAGCCTGCGACTGGCCCGCCGAAATCCCCGAACCCATCGACGCGGGGATCTGCGTGCCCAAAGCCTGGCCGCCAGACTGCACGGCGGAACCGGCCTGAGTCATCGCCTGATTCACCGCCGGGGCCATCTGCTGCACAGCCGCCGCCGTCTGCGGAGCCTGCTGCTGCAAACCCTGCGCGGCATTAGTCGCGGCAGCCGCATGCTGCTGCACCTGTTGCATCGGCGCCGACAGGGCAGAAGAACTCTGCTGCAACCCTTGCGCCGCCGACGTGGCACTGGTGAAACTCGGCGTAACCCTCGACAACCCTGATGCGGCGGTAGCCGAAGCCGCCCCAGTCTGCTGCAAGTTCTGATTCGCGGCTGGCAATGCGGCACTCAGCTGCTGCACGGCCTGCGCCGTCGCCGCCGTAGGTGCCCCCTGACCGAACCCGCCAGTCGCCGCAGGCGACGACGGAGGGGGCGGAGGCGCCCCGTTGTAGTCCTGCATCCGCGTCGTAGCTGGCGACAGGTTGCCCTGCTGGTCCATGTTCCAGCCCATTGGGGCCTGGGCGGAATGTCCCGACGCGTCGTACTGGGCGGCAGTGGAGCCGCCAGTACCGCCCGCCGCACCTCCTGGCACGGCGCCACCGGTGTAGATACCAGTGGCGTTGGCTATCTGATTGTTGAGGTCGTCGCCCTTTGCGTGCAGGTCGCCGAAGGCGGAACTCGCCCGATCCGCGAAACTCTTTGGGCTTGCGGACCCGTAGTTCATCATCGCGCCCGGAGCGTTGGCGATGTCAGAGATCGCAGCACCAGCCAAGTTGAGGAGGGAGCCGCCCGTGTTCATGGCGCTGCCCCACCCGGTGTTCGAGGGTGCAGACTCCGACAAGGTGGACCCGACGGTGCCGCCGACAGCGCCACCAACAAAGGCGCCGGCAGGGCCAAACATCAAGCCGCCAAGCCCAGCGCCGATTCCCTCGCCCACGATGGTGGGGGTAACCGCGGCGTTCATCCCATGCGCTTGCTCGAATTGCGCGGCGGCCATGCCTGCGGTACCGAGAAGGGCGCCCGCAATCCCCATCTTGGGGCCGCCCAGAGCCTTACCGGCCATGAAGCCGCCGAGACCGCCAGTGAGGTCCGTGGTCACCGTAGGCGCGTCGGGGCTACCGGCCCCCAGTGCTCCCGCGACGCTACTGACAACATCAACAGCAACCTTGCTCGCAATGGAACCGGCAGTAAGCAGCCCTGTAGTGGCGTCGCTGATAACGTCGGCGACTCCGGCGCCGGACAACGAGTTGCCCAAGCCCTTGATCGCATTCGTCACCGCAGGGTTAGCAACACCCGCCAAAAGCGCGTTACCCAGATTGATCGCACCAGTCACAGCCGGGCCGATCGCAGGCTCCAGCGACTTCAGCGCCGTCGTAGCGCCACCAGCCAGCTGAGTCGCACCGTTCAGCACAGTGCCCATCTGCTGGGCGCCGATCGTGCCCACCTCACGCCCAAGACCGCCCAGCGCATCCCCCAACTGGTGAAGCGCAGGCACCCCCTCAAGCATGGCGCTCTTGCCGGTCTCAGCGACCCCTTTGCCGAACTGGTTCATCGCCTGGTTAGCGGCATACGCCAGCCCGGGGACGTTCTTGATGGTCTCCGACACCGCGACCAGGCCAGCGCCAGCGCCGACCATCTCGCCGACAGCCCCGCCCGCCAGCGCAATCAGTCCGGGGCCGCCGAGCCCCCTGAGGCTTCCCTCGCCTCCACCCTCACTGCCGCCGCCGAAGGCGCCGCCGCCACCACTACCCCCGCCGCCCCCTGGCCCACGCGGCGGACCGTGTCCCGTGCCGGGAATACCGACGCTGGCGTCGCTACCGCCGAAGGTGTTGAACCCCGAAGGCAGCCCCCCCGTGTTGAGGGCTCGGCCGACCGCGATGGCTTGGTCGGATAACTTGCCGGCCGACCGGCTGGCCGAGGACATATCGGCCTCGAGGGTGCGCACCGCGGTGCTGCCGTCGGCGGCGGATTCGGCGAGTGCACTGCCGGAGCCGCCACCAGCCATCGCCATCGACAACTGCCGCATCTGAGCCGTAGAGGACGCCGCCGCATCGCCCCCACCACTGATAGTGGCGTTGAGGGCACTCGCCGTCCGGTTAGCGGACGACATGTTGGCTTCCATCCCCGACGTGGACCGGGAGACGCTCTGCGCAGCCGAATCGACCCGCCCCAACGCCTGCGCCGAGGCGCCGATGCCCCGCATCTCGCGGCTCGCCCCAGACAGATCGGAGGTCATCTGCCTGATCGAGCCGTTGTCGGAGAAGCCCAACGCCCGGCTACCGCTAATAGTGTCGAGTTCCCGGCCAGCCGCCCGCACATCCGACCGCAGGCCGGACAGGGCGTCGCGCCCCGCGCTGATGCCCGAGCCGTCCACGCCGAGCGTGACGGTGCCGCCCGCAGCCTGCCTGGCCGCTCCTACCTTGCCCAGGTCGCTGATAGCGCTGTCGGAACCGCTCAACGCGACAGCAACACCTGCGGTCTTGCCGTTGAGCGAATCAATAGCCGACTTGGTGTTGTCAATCGCGGAGGTGGCGCCGATACAATCGCCGGTGATAGAGATATGCAGTTCAGCCACGACCGCGCTCCGCTCTCAGTCCTCGTCGTCGTCTTCCTCGGACTTCACCCACGGCGGCATGAAATCCGACTGCGAAACCTCGGTGTCATGCGGCTTACCCGCATGCATCGCCAAAAACGACGCATAGAAGTCCCGACGCGGACCCCCGATCGGACCCCGAATCGCCGCCCAAACCATCCAACCCAACAACTGAGGCCTAGAAATGACAGTCATCAGATGGTCAGGGGATGGAAAACCCAGCTCGAAGGCTAGGTCGTAGGCGAAGAGTCGCTCGGGGTCCCGCCGGAGTTTCCCTCAGTGTCCGTGGGCTTCGCGCTGTTAACCTCGTTGGCCGCGTTCAACAGCAGGTTCAAACTGGCCTTACCCAGACCCCCAAGCTGGGTTTTAGCTGCCTCGACGGTGCTCCACAGGCGGTTCCCGTGCTGGTCGCACACGGTGAACGCCAGGAGGCGGACATCCTCGTCCTTCACGTCGTAGCGCTTGAGCGCCCCGTCCTTGTAGATCCGACCCGACTCCAAGAACTCGGCATAGACTGCGGCGGTCAGCTCCCACACCAGGAACCTGGCCGCTTTACCGGAGGTGGTCTTCCAGTCCGCTACGGTCACCTTCTCGTGACGCAACGGGGGGGCAGCGGCCAGCTGCTTGGCGCTCGTGACAAGCTCAAAGTCCAGGTCATCGTCGGCGTCGGACATGGGGAATTGCTCCTCCTAGATTGTGGGGAATCTGCGCTCGTCGAAACACGCCTACGGCGCGAGTTCGAGATAGCCTTCCGGCTTACAGCGGCAGTTGTAGTGAAGTGGTATTCGCGCACAGTCGTTGTTGGCCGCACACAACACGCAACAATCCGGGTGCTTAATCACCCGGCAAGCCGTTTTCAGAAGCTTGTCCGGATCGAGCGTCTTCTTGAGATCGTCAGCCCCAGAAACCCTTGTGAAGAACTCGCATATCGGATCGTGGGCCATCGGCGTGGGATCAGATGTTGAGGTTGATGCCGCGGGAGAACCCGAGCAGCACCTGCACGTCAGTCGGCGCACCCGACACAGTCCAAGTGGCCTGCACAAACGCGTTCACCGAGGTGGTGGACGGCAGCACGATCCGCTGCGAACCCACCGTCGACTGCGCCGCGAAGGTCATCAGCGGGGTCCAGGAGGTGCCATCTGGGCTGTGCTGGACGGTCACAGTCACCGCTGGGGTGGTGCCGCCGTCAAACGCCCACACGTGCAGCTGCGCGGTCGCACCGGAAGTGGTGGCACCCCCGAAGAGGGCGTTCAGATCCTGCGGGCCCGTGCCGGACGCGCCGGTCAGCAGGTTCTGCGGGGACAGCAGAATGAAGCCGTCGTCGTAGGCGCCCCGCGCATCCAGCTCCATGGAGAAGTCGATGGCGTCCTTCAGCTTCGCGGTGATCGACGCGTCAATGATCGAAGAGGGCTGCATGGTGATCGGCGACCCCGTGGTCAGGCCCTCCAGCGCGAACCAGGCGTTCACAGCCGACTTGCGGCCGAACCACTGGTTGATCTGCCAGTTCAGCGCGCCCTTTTCCATGGCGGCCAGGCCCTTGATCTTCAAGGAGCCTTCCTGCATGCCCGGCAGCGAGTTGCGGACGCGAGTGCCGAACCCCGAACCGTCAACCTTGTCGGCCTTACGGCTGTGCTCCAGGTCGTTACCCTGAGCGCTGAACAACAGTCCCTCGATGCCCCACTGAGTCTTGTAGCCCGGGTATGCGATGGTCACCGGGTTCAGGTCAATAGCCATGGTCACTTCTCCTTGCTGCTGGAGTCGCCAGAGATGGCGGGGGTGGACTTCTCGGCGATCACAGGCCCTTTACCGTCAGGGCCTTCCGGACTGACCATGTTTGGCTCGACAGGCGCCGTATACGGGTCACCCGGCACATAGTTGGTGTCGGCGCCCGTTCGCGGGTCGGTTCGTCTCCACACCCGAATGGCCTCGTACTGCTTTCCTGCCACGGCATGCCTTCCTAGAATGGGGGCAACAAAAAAACCCCCATGAAGGGGGACGGACAAACAAAAAGCCCCCATAGCGGGGGCAGAGAGGGGAGAACGGCTATGCGAGAACGGCCACCGTCAGCTGGGCGTACGTGTAAAGGCCCTGGTCAAACATCATCGAGCTGATGCCACCCTCGGTGACCTGCGAAAACCCGGTAGACAGCCGACCGGACAACGACCGCACCAGCGTCGAACCCGGAGAAATCAACTCGCCGGCCTGCTCCTGCGCGGCCTGCTCATCCAACTGGCCGATAACCAGCAAAACCTGGAAATGCCACTTAGCGAGCGAACTGTCACCGTGCGCCTGCGCATACTCAATCGTCCGCACATTCTGCGACTGCGGCTTAATAATCGCCGCTGGCGGCACCAACGACTGCGGCACGTAGTAGTAGACGTTCAAACCCGGCTGATACCGCTGAATAGCAGTACCCAGTGCGGTGCGCACATCGTTGTAGTTGCTCACCAGACCCGCTTATATGGGGCCAGGATCACGCCGGCGTCACACAGTGCCCGGGCGCCAGTACCGGCGCCGCCCTTCGGCTTCCGAGCGCCAGTCCCGTCGTGGGTGATAGCACCCATCGACAGACTCCAGCTGTCGTGCAGCCGCGAAATCAGCAGCAGCGCCGCCTCCGTGATATCGCCGGGCAGCGCAGACACCCCAACCCCCACCTGATGGGCGAACGCCAGCGGCGCCACAGTCAGCACATTGCCGGCAACGGCAGTCGGGTGAAGCATCTCCAGCCACTTACCATCCTCGATCGTGAGGACGGTCTGACCGACCACAACGCCGGTAGCGTCAGCCACAGTCAGCGACGTGGCGCCAGCCGAAACGGCCGAAGCCAACGTCGTCACCGGGTAGCCGGTGACGTACGTCCACTGCGCCCACACTCGTCGCCTCGACCTGCAGCCACCGAAACCGCCAAACCCGCCCAGCGCGAAAGCTGGGATGGTGATCTGCCACGGATCCAACTCGACATGCGTCAAATCGCTGACCGCAGTCAAGTTGTACGGATCCGGACCGATCAGCACCGACACCACCGAAATGATCGGATTGCCTCGGGTGTGAATCCGCAGCTCCCCGCGATCCGAAAACGTCGCCCAATCCGCCTCGGTGTCCACGGAGGCCGCCAAATTCTGGCGGGTCTCCCCGTTGATCATCGCGGAGACCCGCATGATGATCCGACCCAACTCCGCATCGTTATCGGCAGTCGAACCGCCCGGCACCAACTTTTGCAGCTGCGTGTAAATCGGCGACCGCTTCAACTCGGCCACCGTCAAATACGGAGTGCTCGGCACCGAAGTAGTCAAGCTAGGCATACCGGCCAACCCTCCACAGGCAACTCAAAGCGGAAACGTGCAGGTCAGACAGTCGAGGCGGTGAACGACAGGCCCGACATCTTCGAGGCCTGCACAACCTGCCAGTTGCCGTAGTTGAACCCGACGAAATCACCCGGGTTCACGGTGAGTACCAGGTTGGCGTTGATGATGATCAGCGCCACAAGCGGGGCGGCAGTGGTAGCCGTCACCGCCACCGTCCCGCCCAGCACAGACGCCCAGTCGGCGTTGAACTGGGTGGCGAACAGGGACACCGACGCCTGCGAATAGGTTGAGAAGAAATACCGTTTGATGTCTAGAGTCGCCAAATACTCAGAGGTGGCCATGGTGCTGCTCCTATTCGGGGCGTTCGCAGGTGGCGCCGCACCTCGAGCAGGTACGGAAGTAGGCGTTGAACCCGCATCCAGTGCAGCGGTAACCGCCAGAACGGATTGGGGCGCCAGCAACGGCCGCTGGGACATAACCGACAGCCCGCAGAGCCTTCACGTGCGAAGGGTCCGAGACGTCGATCGTGCGGCCGTTATAGCTGGCCTTGCCGCCGTACGTCGGCACATCAACCCCGATGCAGGCGTCATCGGGGGAGAGAAGTCTGGGCATCAGGTCCCCCTCTTAGTAGTAGCTGACGGTGACGGATGCGGAGCCGCTGAGCAGTCCAGCGGTAATGCCGTTGTTGGCGGGCATCTGAATGTCGAAGGACTGCCCCGTGGTGGCGCCACTGGGGACGATGCCGATGACCGTGCCGCTTGCGGCGGATGCGTTGTCGTAGAAAGTCAGCGCCGCAGTGGAAGTTGCCCCCGTGACGAGGACGCGGTAAAGCCGGCCGGCGGAGGCTTTGACAACCTGCACAGTCGTGCCGGTTCCGGCGACGATCGTCGCAGTCGTCGTGCCGCCGGGGGTGGCAACGTTGCCGAGGCCATCAACTTGCGCGACTGCTTGGACCTGAACCCCCGCAACGGCTGTGGTAGCGCCAAGATTGGTGTAGCTCGCCGTGAGCGCCATCAGATGACCCTTTCCACAATTTTGCCGTTCTCGCAGCGGTAGGTGGAACCGTCGCCATAGCCGACGCTGCTCCAGCTGGAGGGACATGACTGGCCGATACGCGGATCCGCTGACTTCGCTACCGGCTCCGGCTCGCTGGTCTTCCACTCATCGGGCGGCGACACGTCAACCTTCGGGGCCGCCACCTTGCGCGGCCGTCCCGGACCGCGCTTCACGGGCTGGGACTCGGCGTCCTCAGGCATGGATGAACCTTTCGATGGGCATGAAGAAAGGGCACCCGATGAACCGGATGCCCCTTGTGAGAATTTGATGGGCCCGCTAAGCGGCGAGAAGCCTGATGCGTTCGATCGTGGCCAGAACGTCGATCGCGTCCGCGTCGACCGTCTCGGTCCAACCAAGCTGCGACATCTCGGTCTTGCTCAGAAACGGCGGAAGGCACAGATCAAGGCGCCACCAGCCCAAGATGTTCTTCTCTATAGCCATCGCGCGCTCACCGGGAACCTGGACGACAGCCAGTACCTGCCAGCCGCGCTGTCCGTGTTTCCTCAGGCGCGAGCCCTTGGTGTCGGCAATGCCAACCTTCACGGCGCCATGCTCACGATGCTCAATCAGGTAGACGATGGCCTCTTCGGAGGCTTTGAAGCCGTACTTGGCACACCACCGACAGCCACCCTGGGCGCCAGCCACCGAGCTGTACCGAGGGCTAACGGTCCGCAAGCAGCGGAGACAGCGGCAACTCCACGGAGTGCCACTGCCCGGGTAGTCGACCAGAGGTTCCAGCCCCGCATCCTGCATCACCTTCACCGCGACCGCCGGGTCGACGACGAGACGTAGGCACCACCGGCACCCAGTGACACCACTTCTGATGTCGTTTAGGCTCTTCAGGACCGTCTTTCCGCAGGAACGGCACTGGCAGCGCCACGGGTTCATTACCCCCGGAAACTCGTCCAGCGGATCAAACCCCGCGGCCTGCAGATCCGCGACCGCAACGCCTGCGGGGCCACGCTGCTTAGCGGCCCTGACGACGTGCCCGCAATTGCGGCAACCGCCGGCCACCTTCAGGCTGTGATAAGTCGGAGCAGCCTCCGCGCCGCACCGCAGACAGCGGCAGCGCCAGGGGAACGTCGCCCCCGGGTACGGCTCCAGCGGCTCAAGATCGCGCTCCACCGCCAAGGCGGCGGCAGCTTCAGCCGAGTTCAGGCGGTACTTGGCGGCGCCCAACTCTCGGCCACACCACTTGCAGCCCAAACATCCCTTCTGCACGTTCGTGTAGAGGGGTTCAACACAACGGCCACACGATATGCACCGGCACGGCCACTTAGCCCTGGCACCTGGATACGGACCAAGGGGCTCGACCCCAGACGCCCGCATCACGGCGACCGCATCGTCAGGGTTCAGCCGCGCAGACATTGGCACTCCGCCAGCATGCGGGTAGTCTCAGACATGTCGACTCCAGTCAGTCGGCCACAGCCCGGGACGGTTACCGCCGTCGCCGGGCCCTTCTATCGTGATTCTATCAAGAAACCCCGACAGAAACCGAAGGGAAAGCGGGCGCCACTTCGACGCCCGCTCTCCCTCCGATCAGAAAAATACGATCAGACCTTGGTGATGCCAGTAATGGCACCGCACCAGGCCGGTGCGTAACAGACAAATGTGCCGAACCAGTACGAGCTGACATCGTATGACAGCTGGTTGACCGGCCATTCGATCATTTGAATCGGTTGCACATCGTAGACGCTGAATACGTCGGAGACGTTGCTGTCGGGCAGTGGCAGGGTCCAACTGATGATGGGCATGTTGCCCTGGGGCAGCCACGGGTGGACGGTGATGTTCACAATGTCGCCGGTCACTTCGTTTTGGATCGAGGTGACCATGGCGCCGAGCTGCGCGCCGTGAGCATCGCCTTCGTTTGTCAGGTTGATGCGGTAGTTGGACGAAGACGAGGTCTTCAGCAGGTCGGACAGCTGCTTGCGGTCGTTGCCGTTGGCCAGGATCTCGTCCGGCGAGGCCTTCACGCTGTCGTACAGCGACGCGAAGGCGACGTTGAACTCGTTGCCGGGGTTGGCGCTCAGTGCGCCGACGACGCTGCCAGCTCCAGTGACGGCGCTGATGTTCTTGAGGTAGCCCGACTGCGCACTGGTGCAGTAGGTCAGGATGCCGTCGTAGTCCAGCGCCGACGCGGAGGTGTCCGCAGCGGGGATGTTATTCGTGGCGGGGCTGCCGTTGGCGACCGGCAGTGCACCCTGGATGATGAACGGGGTGCTGCCGCTCGACTGGCGGCCCACGTAGTAGCTGCCAGCAATACCGGGGTCCGAGGCGCCGGTGCCGGCGTAGACCTTCATGCCGGTCGCGTTCGCGGGCAGCGTGACGCCGGTCACCGCAATGTAGCTGCCCGATGCGGCGACCACCGTGGCCACGGCGCAGGGGACGGAGTCGCCAAACACCGACTCCGAGGTGACCCGGACGTAGATGTTGGTGGTGTAGCCGGTGATGGGGGCGTAGCCGGTCGCAGCGACAGCCGCGATGGGCGTGCTGGTCGGCGCGGTCGGCGCGGCCAGCGCACCGGAGAAGCTGCCGACAGTGCCGCGTCCACCGAGGAGGAGACGCTCCTCCTGCAGCATGCTGGAGTACAGCACGCTGCTCTGGGACAGCTGGCGGATGTCCTGGTAGCCCTGGCCGGCGAACTGGGCACGCCACGACACGGAGTCCGACGCACCGAACTCGAGGTACGGAACCGAGGACTGGTCACCGGAGTAGCTGATGGCCGGGGGCCGACGCAGGGTCTGGCCACCCCAGGTGGTCTGGCCAGTCTCAGTGATGCCCGGACGCGGAGTGGCAACGCCGCCGGTGCCCGAACCACTGAAGCCGGTGATCCGCTTGAACTGGTGGGCCGTGCCCACGCCGCGTCGCCGCGCAATGCGGTTACGCAGCGGCGTGGGACGCGGGGCCAGCAGCTTCGCCGGGGCCTCAAGGTCGTACGCGACCAGGCCGCCGGTAGAGCCGGGGCCAGCCACGAGCAGGTCCTTGCCCAGGTCGGTCTGGGCGAGGGACTCGCGGACAGACGCCAGCAGCTCTGGGGACAGAGCCTTGGAGAGCAGGTCCGACCCAAGTGCCTTCTGGAGCTGCGCAGACTCACTTTCCGGGGCGGCTTGGCCGCCGCCGGCTGGCGCCACTGGGTTACGGGCGGACTTGTTGAGAGCTTCCTTGTACTCTTCGAAACGCTCGACCATCTCGACTGGGCTTGCGGCATCGCCGAACAGATCGGCGGTACGGGGCTGGGGCATTGTGTCCTCTTCACAGAAGAACCCCCGGCGCACATGCGGCTCGGGGGTTGGGTGTGTGGATCGGGGCGCGTGTTACAGGGCCTTGATTTCGGCCTCAAGCTGGGCGGCCTTAGTGCCGTATCCCTTGGCGTCGATCGGGTCAGTGGCGTGCATTGCCAGCGCCTTGTAGCGGGCGTGCTGCATGACCAGGTCGTTCTTGCGGGCACTGACTCGTTCAATCTCGGTGCGCCGCAGCGCCGGGCCTCCGGGGGTCGCCATGCCCTCGACCTTCACCAACCGCTCGCCCAGTTCCCCGAGCGACTTTGCGGTGGCCTCTGTCGATGCCTCAACGATGCCCACAAAAAGCTTGCGTAGCGGGTTGTCTGCCTTCTCCAAAGCCGCGGTGAGGGCCTTGACGAGGGCGTCTGGATCAGCGGAAACGTCGGTGGCCTTGACGGCTTCCGGCTCCGCAGTCTTGGTGGTGTCGGCCTCGACAGCATCGGGCTCGGCGGTTTTGGCCATGTCGGCGTCGGCCGCGAAGGAAAGTCCGGCTTCGGTCCAGTAGCTGGGGACCTCGCTGATTTTGCCCATCATCTTGGCGCGCCGCACGATGTACGCCCGAATGTCGGCGTGATCGCCCTTGCCGCGCCCCACAGCGTGGATGGCGTTCTTGAGATCCTCTTCGTCGCCGATGGGGTAGTCCGGCTCGCCGTCGGGGCCCTTCATGGCGTGGCCGTCCTTGAGCATCTGGCGCAGCTCTTCGGCGGAGTACTTGGCCTTTGTGACCTCGGCCTTTGTGGCGTCCGCGTCGGCGCCCAGGTAGATCGCCTGGTCGGGGTCGACGCCGGACTGTTCGGCCTGCTCGCGGCGGGAGAAGCACCGCAGCGCGTCCACGGCGCTCATCAAAAGGTGGATGTCGCAGCCTTGGGCGGGCATCTTGGCGAGATCCTGCGCCTCGGAGATGACCAACTGGGCGATGATGGCGATGGCCTGTTCGGCGCCGCCGATGTCACCGGACTCGTCCTGACCCAGCCCGTCGTCGACGGCCTTGGCGAGGGTGTCGGCGACCAGTGCCTTCGCGGCCTCACGGTCGAACTTTGGCTCCGAGATGTCGGGGTCGCTAGCCTTCTCGACGTCGGCCGGCGTTACCCCTTCGACGTCGGTCGGCGCCTCAGTCTCGGCCGACTTCTCGACCTCGACGACCTCGACAGCCTCTTCGGGCTTGTCGTCAGCGTCAGCGGCCTTGTCGGCGTCCTCAACGGGCGCGGCGTCTTCGACAACGTCAGCGGCCTTCTCGATGCTCAGCTCTTCGCACTTGACCAGGCCGAGGTCTTCGTCCAGGTCGGCGGGGGAGCCTTCCCAGCCTGCGGCGGCGGCCTTGCACATGGTGAGGGTCGCGGTCGGGAGGCAGGGGCGGTCGACGAGGCTAATTTCGACGATCTGGCCGCCGACGATCAGACCGTTCTTCGCGTCGGCGCTCTTGGCAATTCGGGGGGATTTGATGCCGATTGAGAACCCCGTGAGGATGCCGGCTTCGACCTTCGCCTTCGCTACGGGATCAACGACCCGCGCCCGAATCATGTGGGAACCGTCTTCGATGGTCTCGTGCTCGATGGCCTTACCCACGGCACGCTTCGCATCGTGCTGTTCTCTGACATTCCCCGCGGTGCGGAACCACTCAGGCATAGCCGTGCTCAACCACGCCGGGTCGCAACGCTGCTCGTCCATGTCTAGATCGGAGCCAGTTGCCTTGCCGTAGACCAGCAGGGAACCGTCTTCCTGGGGCGCGGTCTTGACGATCTCGGAGAATGCGGTGGTCAGGTCCATGTGGGTCCGTGCTCCTTAAGTACGCGTGGGCTTTGTCCCACTAGGACGGCCGCATGGGTGCGTTGACCTGCGAAAACGGCCTGGTGTTCGGCGTTGGTCACTGCTCAGCGAGGGCTACGTGATCAGCTTTTTGACGAATTTCGACGCCTCGTAGTCAGCCGCAGCGGCGGAATGGACGCCGCCGTGACCGCGGTGATGCCAAGCGCACAGATAGATCAGGTTGTCTGCTGACTCGACCCACGCGCCGACCTCGTCCGGGTCGGACACGCCCGGGTAGGCGCGCTCGAGCCGCTTCAGGTCGACGCCGTTCTGCATCGAAAACTCGATGTGGGCGTGGTGGAGCTCGAAGCCGCCCTTGCACTCGGACTTGTCCCCGGTGTCCAGCGCGAACTGGCACTGAGCGAGCCCAGCGGTGCGGCGGCGGTACGCCTCGAAATCCCGGTAGTGCGGGTCGCCCTCCCGAGGTGCGTGTTCGGGGTACGCGATCACGTAGTGGTGGGTGATCTGCTGGTCATGCGCAGCGACCGACTTGGCCGCCTTACGTCTGCCCAGCATCAATCCCCCTCGTTCATGGCGAACAGCGCCTTGACGGCGTCCACATCGCCGGCGGCGGCCAGCCGGTTTGCGGCTTCCGCGACCGACTGCGGGTGGGCGGTGAAGGTGAAGTCCCGCCACGCCCCGCCAGCGCGTTTCCGCAGGAACGTCATGAACGCTTTCTGCTCGGTGCGCTTGGCGTCCTGCGCCTGCTCGCCCTGCGGTTCCGGCGTGGACGCCGGTTCCTTGGCGGGCTGGCTTTGCGGCTGGTTTTGTGCCGCCGACGGCAAGTTCCCTGGCATCCCAACGGGCTGCACCTCAACGTTCAGAAACGCAGGCCCGGTGGGGGTGGACAGGAACGGCTGGTTGGCCTCTTCGAAGTCGTAGCGGGGCAGGCTGAGCTGGTCCCGGCCTTCGTTGAGGGTTTTCAGGCCGCCGTTGACGTAGCCGCCGAGGAGGGTCGCTTCCTTCTGCTCGTCCTCTTGGTCGAGCCCGTGGAAGCGGAACGTCACCTCGGGCGGCATCCCCAGGTAGTGGACGCAAACCTTGTTGACCAGGTCTGTGATCCATGTGGCGGTGGGTTTGGTGCCGCGTTGCAGCTGGCTGTCCTGTTCGCCCTGCTGGTGGCCTTGGCCGCCCATGCCGCCCATGCCGTGGTTCGGGCTAAATCCGATGCTGGTGGGCAGCACATCGAACGCCGCGCAGATCAGCCGGATCAGGTGCAGGTCGAAATCGGAGTTGAACTTCGCGTCGTGCGACTGCGGGTAGCTGGTGGTGAACCCGGCCGGCAGGAAGCGGGCGCGGTGCCTCTCGGCTGTCCTGCCGGACAGGTCGTCGTTGAAGACGGCCTCGTAGCTTCTCAACTGCTCGGGGGTCATGTTCGCGTCAACCCCGACGATCATTTCTGGGGTGACACCGGCGGTGTATTCGGAGCGCAACCAGTCGAACCGCTTCAACCACAGGTCAACATCCACCAACGCCTGTTCGACGTTGGAGAACCCGTAGGGGCTGCGGGTGCGCCGGTTCCGCACTTTGTAGATCAGCGCGTCGGTGCCGGCCTCAATACCTGTGGTGCGGCCGTAGATCGCGGAGACGAAGGAAGCGTCGACCTGCTCCGGAGGGGACTGCGCGTACTCCCCGCGCGGGAAACCCCACAGGATCTGCTGGAACGCGGCATACGGCGGCTGTGGGGTGGCCCCACGGTGGTCCAGCAGCGGCTTGATGGTGGTCGCGTCCAGCAGCTCCAGCGAGTGCAGGTCGCCGTTCATCTGCATGTGCGGGTACAGCGCGACCGCATCCAACACGAGCTGGTCCTCGAGGAGCGCGCCGAGCCACTCAGAGAACGTCCAGTTGTTGATGCGGTCCGGCGTCTGCCACCACTGGTGCAGCCTGTCCATGTCGTCGGCGTATTTGTCTTGCAAGTCCGACGTGACCGCATGGCTGGAGGTTCCGGCGCGCTTAGCGAGGTGCTGCGCCCGTCCGGAGTCAATCTCGAACGACCATTGCAGGCCGGTGATCGCTGACTTGTTGACTTCGATGCAGGACCGCATCACCGACACCTGGTCGGCGGCGTCCCGCAGCACCGACCACGGCACGTTGCGGGTGGTGGTGGTTTGCAGGTTCCATGAGACGTCGAATTCCGAGCGGCGCGGCGCTGGCCTACCGGAGGGCAGTAGCGGGTCGATCGGCGCTGGGAACAGCGGCACGCCCGGCCCGAAGGAGACGTTGTTGTACGGGTCGCGGCTCAGCGCGGCCGTCCCAGAGATGCGGGGGCTACCGGCCTGCTGCAACTGCTGAAGGTAGCCGGCGGTCACGTTTGTGGCGGTGGCGCCGGCGGGCAACGCGAGGGCTTTGGTCAGCTCCTCCTGGATAATCTGCCGAACATCCGGCCCGTTGCTCTGCGGCCTGTCCTGCTGGGCGGGGCGGCGGCGACGACGCGACACGGACTCACCCCTTCTTCCTCGTTTTAGTTAGGCAAAACGCCTGGTCATCCTTGACGCATTACCGTGGGGGTGTTATCTTGCTGCTATGACAAGCGACGTGAGCGCCCACAGCGAAGCCCGGCGCGCTCACCTAGAGCGGATACGGCCACTCGCGGCGGCGTGGCACAGCAGCCCCGAAGGGCTCGCGTGGCATCGCGAACATGGCCGCCGCGACTGGAGCGAATTCCAAGACCGCGACTTCGTCACCCGCAACTGCGATCGCTGCGGGACTGAATATGCGACGCCGTTCCCGGATCGCTCACGGTTCTGCTCCGGGAACTGCTCCCGGGCGGTCAGAGAAGCCCAAGGCGCCTACAACGTCTGGGTCAACTGCCCGATCTGCGGCATCGAGTTCTCGCAGAACAAGTACAAGCACACACCCACAACGTGCAGCCGCATCTGTGGTCAACGGCTACGGCGACAGAAGTCGCAGGTGGGTGGCGCGTGATGTTGTTCTGGATGGCACGACGCACCATCAGATCGTGCACGCCCCGAAACTCATCCGGTGGCGGCGCGGGCTGTCTCCTCGTGCTCCTAGCCGTAGCCGCCATCGGCGGCATCGCCGGCACCAGCACCCCACCTCAAGCCGCCGCCCCACCTGGCTGGACCCAAGGCCCCGACGGCGTGTTCGTCCCGATCACAGGCCACCCAGCGCCACCACCCGTACACGTCCCGGCCGCGCCCGTAGCGGCAGCGACCCCGAACATGGTCGGGGTGCTCATCACCATCGGGGTCACCGTTGCGATCCTCGGCGGCCTAGCCCTACTCGGATCCAGAATGGCGCCCGCGAAAACCCGGGTACCCGACTTCTACACCTGCTGCCGTCTACCCGTCGGCACACCACACGCCACCACATGTCCCACCCAAAGGCCACCCGAGCCGCCCCACGGCCAAGCCTGGTACTCCAACCGCCGCTAAGCCGCCGACGACAGAGCAGTGCCACAACCACGACACGCCGTCGACTTCTTCGAGTTGGGCATCTCGCACTTCTCGCACATCGTGGAGATCGCCGACAGGTACACCAGCGCCGACGTGCCCACATTCAACTCGTGGGCCGCCCACACCATGGCGTCCATGTTGTCCGGCGACTCTTTCGTGTCCGGCGTGAAGGAGCACATCTGGTCTTCCAGCGTCGGCAGCGCGCCGACAATATGACCGCGACCCTGCTCCCACAGCGCCGAAATCGGTTCGGCCCGAACAACTTTCCCTCGGGTCGCGCGAACCGTGCTGTACGCGGCGTTCGCGTCGATCGTCTTCAACACGGTGCCGATGTAGTCCCCACCGTTGTTGACCTCGCCGACAATCCTGTCGGCATGCCAACGGTGATAGGCCGACACAGCAGCCGACATGCAGTTGTGCGGCGTCCCCTTCATCGTGGCGTCCTCAAGGATGTACAGATGCCCATCGGGGGACCGGCCGGCAACCACAATGCCCGTGTAGTCGGACTTCTCGCCGGACGTCACAGCGGGGTCGACACCCACCACGATCCGCGCCAACGTCGGAGCCCGATCAACCCTGGTGCCGTCGAGAATCTCCCGCGACCACAGCGCACCCTCAATGTCCTCCAGCAGCTCACCCTCGAGCTCCTGGCGGCCCAGTCGGGTGCCCTCATACCGGGCCCGCAACTCCGCTAGCGCCGTCCGCGACAAGTTCTTCGCGTTGTCCCACGTCGAACCCCGAACGACCGCCACCGTGCCGTCGTCGCGCGCCAACAAGTCGCGCAGCAACTTCACCGGCCGAGGCGTCGTCGTGATCAACACCCTGGGGTTTTCGCCGATCCGCAGCGCCGGCATCAACGCCTCGCCGAACAACTCGTCGGCGTGCACCATCGCCGCCGCCTCATCCACCCAGGCGCCCGACAAGTTCGCGCCACGCAGCCGGTCAGGCCGATCCGCGCTGTACCCGTAGATCCGGGAGCCGTTGCTCAACCGGATCTGCAAATCACTCGCGTTCATCGACTCAAGCTCGCCAGGCAGCAACGCCCGCACCAAACCCGACGGCCCCTCAATGCACGTCTTGCGGCAATCCCTCCACGTCGGGGCCACAATCGCCCACTCCGTATCCGGATGCGTAGCCGCCTGCTCGGCGATCCACTCAGCCGCCAGCCTCGTCTTCCCAAACCCACGGCCCGCCAACACCAACCAGATCGCCCAATCACCCGGCGGAGGCAACTGCGCCGTCCGAGCCTGCTCATGCCACGCACGGGGCCTCGGTGGCGCCATCTTGGCGATCCGCCGCTGCAACTCCGCCTGCTGCGCCTGCAACCGCGCCAGAAGCTCCAGCTTCGCCAGAGGAGCCTCAACCACCTGCGGATCAGGCATCAGACCCCCTCAGATGATCAAGAAATGTCTCCGCAAAAAATCCCGCAAAAATACGGACGAAATTAAACCCTTGCCCTGGGGCCCCGGGTGTTGATCAACAGGGGGGGGGTTACCGAGTTGTGACCTGACCGTGACTTGATCACCGTCACCACCTTGTGCCCTACCCGTGACCATCCTGTGATGTCACAGGATGGTCACAAACCCCCCACCTCACTGCATTGGGAGTAGACTCAGGTCATACACCAAGAGCTCCCCACCCCGGGCTCCCAGCTTCACGGAGGCACCACATGACCACCACCGTCGCGATCACCGCCGCAGACCTGAGCGGCAACGCCCACCGCACCCACACCGTGCCGTTCCTGTTCGACACCGAAGCCCACGCCGACGCCTACGCCGCCGGCGTCAAGGGTCGCAACGCCCAGGTGCTGCGTACCGCCGTCACCACCCACGCGATCCGCCCGATTGGCATCTACCGCATGTACCAGGCCTGACCGCTTGCGCGGCGCCCTGCACCCCCAGGGCGTCGCGTTGGTCGCCAGACCTGCTCCGACCCCACCCCACGGAGGCACCAGATGTCCGCTCCATACAACCCGCACAGCGACTGGGACCACGACCGCCCCGTGGTGGACGAGCCGACGATTGGCCCGCTGTTTGTGGCTGCCCTGTCGGGTCAGGGCCGTGAGGCTGCCCGCATGGCGGCGAAGGTTGCCGCTGTGTTCGCCGCGTCTGCCTACCCCGAGCTCTGAGGAGACACGCCATGGCCATCGTCGATGTGTTCGCCGCGCTGGATGCCGCTCAGGCTGCACTGGACGCCCTCACGGACGACACCCCTACCGACGTGCGCACCCAGGTTGAGGCTGCCCACAGGGCAGCTACAGCCGCCATGTTCGACCTGCTCTGACCACCAGCTTCGGCCCTGCATGCGACAGGGCCGTTCCTGGTTGCCAGACCTGCACTACCCAGCTCCCGAGGAGCCAAGCAATGACCAGCCCCAGCCCGTTCGAGCGGCTCGCCGCGAAGCACGGCATCGTGGCCCCCAAGCCGCGGGCCTTGCGTGTGGTGTCCGACGAACCCGAACCTGAGGTAGTGCCCGAGCCTCCGTCTAAGCGGCTGTCCGATGTGATCGGCCAGCCCGAGTTGACGATGCGGCTCGGGTCGCTGATCCGTTCGGCGAAGCTGCGCGGGCAGGCCGCCGGCCATGTGTTTCTGGATGGTGCGCCCGGGTTCGGGAAGACGCTCATTGCGCAGGCTGTTCACGGCGAGCTGGTCGCTGAGGGTGTGGCATCGACGTTCCACCAGGTGATGCCGAACGCGCTGCCCGATGCGCGGTCGCTGGCCATAACCCTGTCGATGCTGCGGCCCAACGATGTGCTGTTCCTGGATGAAGTGCACAGCGTGCACCACAGCGTCCAGGAAGGCCTGTACAACGCGATGCAGGACGGGTTTGCCATCATGCCCAGCGAGGATGGCCCGCAGACTGTGCAGCTGGCGCCGTTCACTCTGATCGCCGCGACGACCGAGCCGGGTTCGGTGTTGGCCCCGCTGCGGAACAGGTTCAAGTTCCACGCGCACATCGAGCCGTATGCGGTGGACGACTTGGCGATGCTGCTGCTGTCGCACTGCGAAGAGGCTGGCATCCACCTCGACGTCGATGCTGCCCTGGTCATTGCGGGCGCATCCCGCTCGACGCCCCGTAAGGCCCTGGAACTGTTGGGTGCGGTGCAGGTGTACTCCGATGACCTGACCGGCGATCCGGCCGCTGTGCTGGACGCTGAGACCGCGTTGCAGGGCATGGAGTACGCCGGCGTCGACCAGTACGGCCTAGACGGACGTGACCGGCGTGTGCTGCAAACGTTGGCGACGACGTTCAAGGGCGGTCCGATCGGCATCAACCCGCTAGCTACCGCATTGGGGATGAACCCGAGGGAGCTGTCGGCCGATGTGGAGCCGTTCCTGATCCAGTCGGGCCGGTTGGCGTTGCGCCGTAGTGGCCGGTCCACTACCCGCGACTCGTACCCGCCGTTGGATCTGTCGGTGCCGCCGATCCTGAACGCCTGGCGCTAGCTGCGCCGAACGGTCGTCGCTTTGTTAAGCGGTCGCCGCTTTGTTTTCTCCCACTAGGCCAGCTCCCCAGCGGGGCCGCGTCGCCCCCCACCCCTTTAGGGCGGCGCGGCCCGTTTCCCCACCTTAGGTATGGCACATCCGGCAGATCCGGTGTATGATTACGTCAGACAGGTTGAGCTCCCACCCCATCTCACAGGAGGCACCACATGACCACCACGACCACCACCAGCGACGTACTCACCGCCGACAAGCGCTCCGAGCTGTGCCGTGCGAAGGGCGTCACCCTGGACGGCCAGCCGGCCCAGATCAGCAGCCCGGTTTGGGGCTACGCGCGAGTTGTCGATCGGAATGGGCGCTGCATCGACGTGACGTGGACGCACGCCGCTGACGCTGTCAGCCGCGGCGGCAAGTTCTACCGCACCCAGTTCTGACCGGACGTAACACCCGAGGGGCTCAGCCAGCCTGAGCCCACTCGGCGACCGCCCGGCCACACCACCACCACGCCAGGAGAACCCGATGGCCACGAAGTGCCAGAGCAACCCGAAGTCGCAGAACACCTGCAAGTTCGGGCACGCGCACAGCTGGTTCTCGCCGATCTACCGCGACGGCAAGCTGGCCGCCCCGAATAGCGACTGGGCCGAGTGCGCCACCTGTGGGCGCATCGAGGACGAAGACGGCAAGCCCGTGGTCGACGTTCCGTTCGCTCGCTTCGCCTGACGTGAACCGTCACCGCAAGCCCCGAAGTCGATTACCGATGCTGCTCGCAGCCGCCGGCGTGCTCGGCGTGCTGTTGGGCAGCTCGATCAACCTCGACGACACGCCTGCGCCGGCCGCTCAGCAGCAGCCAGCCGAGCTATCCGCCCCGACCCCACCCGCAGTGCACCCCGCCCCTGTTGAGGCCACACCGGTCGTCACGGCGCCCGCTGCACATGCCGCCAAGCCTGTGGCCAAACACGCCACGACAGCGAAGACGCCGCATCGCGTGACACGGGCCGCCGGGCATCACCGGGTGCACAAGCACCACGGCAAGCATCGGCACGGCAAGCACCACAAGCACGGGAAGCGGCACCACTGCAGCCAATAGCAGGCGCACGCCGTATACCCGCGCGCGTTTGGTCTCGCACGATTGGACGGGATGGCCCGTTATTCGTCATCGCCAGCCGATGTTGAGCCGGAGGATGATGGCGAGTAGGCCGAGGGCGTGGACGCCGTATGCCTGCCAGGTCATCTGTGCTTGCAGTAGGGCTGCCATGGCGACGAGGGATGCCGTGGCGATCAGCACGGCGCCTGTCATGCGGTACTTCAGGGTGCGACGCTTACCGACTCGGTCGGTCACTCGATGACCTCTAGGTTGGTCCACTCGTCGGAGTGTCGGATGTTGACGCGCATCGTTGTGGGCTGCTGCGGGTCTGCCGGGATGTGGATGAGCTGGAGGCGGTCGGCCAGTTCGGGCGGGTCGACTACGACGGTGCAGCTGCAAGCCTCCCCGTTGGGGCAGTGGTGGTAGATCTTCAGGGGCACGCCTGCGGTGGCGACGAGGCACGGACGCAGCTCGCTCATTGGCGGTCTAGCCAGGTGGTGAGCCAGTCGCGGAGCCGTTGGGCTTGCTCGACGTTGAGGGCTGCCGGGTTGTCTGTCAGCCCTTTACGGCTGTAGGTCTGGGCGGCGTGCACGGTGATGTGGTTGCCGTGGTCGTCAGCTTCGAGGACGAACTCCGCGACGCGGCAGTGCACGGTGGGCGCGAGGAATGCCAGCGGTGGGAGCTTGTCGCACGTTGAGCAGCGCTGCGGGTCAGTCATCGGACGGCACCTGCCAGCCGGCCGCTAGGAGTGCCCTGACGATCTCGGCGGCCTGCGCATCGACGACACCGCTCGGGCGGTTGTAGTAGCCGAGGCTGTGTTCGCCTTCCTCGGCGAGGTCGAACGCGTCGAACATGAGCTCGACTGCCCGGTTGATGCTGACAGCCTGACTGGACGGTGGCTCCATGACACCCAGTTTACCATAAGCGCAGGTCAGACGCGTAATCCATCCGACTACGCCACCCTTAAATGTGGTAGAATCGTAATCGTGACAGATACGAAACGGGCTCCTCGGGAGGTTTTCCCGGTCCGGCTGGCGCCAACCGCACTCGCCGAAGTGCGTCGCCTCGCCGACCTTGAAACCGAGGGCAACGTGTCCCAGATGATTCGAAAGCTCCTCAGCGAGGCCATGACGGCTCGCACCACCCCGAAGAGGACCCGCTAAATGGCCCCCGCCATCAAAATCCACATCGTGTACCGCATCTGGGCGCTAGACGCCACGCTGCTGTACGTCGGCCGAACGCACCTAGCGCAGATAGCCGACCGCATCGCCTATGCCAGGGCGAAGCACTGGGCTGCGGAAATCGAGCGCATCACCCTCGACTTCCTGCCAAGCAGGGAAGCCACGCACGACGCTGAGCTGCTGGCCATCAGGACCGAGCGGCCCCGCTACAACTACCAGGGACTGCATCCCATCGGTGAGGCAGCGTTCGCGCGAGGACTACCTCACTGTGCGAACGGCATCGACCGCCAACGAGACGCGGAGATCGAAGCGAAACGGTCCCTGCTGTCACCCGAGCCGCAACAGTGACCGAGCCACCACAGGACGCCGCTCCCGTCGAGTACCTCTACGGGAAGGACTACGGCGAACACACCGACTTCGTTTCGGTCGTCGTTCGATTCCGGATCACGAAGAAGACAGCTAAGCGGATCTACTACGTCCGGGAAGAAACCTACCGCGGCCCCGAGATCGGGTTCGTTGACCGGATCAAGCTTGAGACCGAAGGCAAGGTGTACCGGCGGTCAGGCCGATGGTGGGAGAAGGACTTCCCCGTCTATGTCGAACCACCGGAGATCATCAGCCGCCGACCGGGACCGCGATCCGTGTCGGAGCTGCGGCGTGCAATGGCCGACGCCCATCCAGACAGGGGCGGAGACCGGGACGCGTTCCAGGCGGCTCGATCTAAGTATCTCCAGGCCAAGGGCAGCGGTCGTGATCCCGACTGAGTGCAGGCGCTGCGGACAGAAACTGTTCCTGCTCGGCGAAGGGCGCGACGTGTGCGAACGCTGCCGCCTGGGCCGCACAGTGCTCCCCGAGGCGACGGCCGAACCTGTCGACCCGCTCGAATCAGGGCCGGAAGTGCCATGCGTGGGATGCGGCCGGACCACCGTGGAAGGCCACGAGAGCCTGCGCGTGGCCCTAGCGGACGGCTACTGCCTGGGCTGCCGAGTGCGCGGGCTACACCTACTCGGCGGGTAGTTCTACGCCAGCCTCGCTGGCCTGAGCCTGCATCTGTGCCTGCAACTCGCGGATCGCCTTATCGACAACCGACTCGGACAGCACGGAGATCTCCTGCCTGACAGGGGCGTTCAAGCCGAGCAACCTGGCGCGCTGGTCAGAGAGTTTCAGCATGCGGTCGATCGCCCAATGCTGATTTTTGCTTTCGGTGTCCAAACACTGCGCCCAGATGGCGTGCTGGATTTGGTCGAGGCGGTCTAGTTCGACCTGGCGGGCCTGGTCGACGTCCTCACGCGGGTATGCGGCCATGACGGCCATGAAGCGGCGATGGGCGTGGCCTGCGTCGGCGTAGCCGAGCTGGGTGGCGATGGCATCCCAGGCGACACCGGAGCGGCGCAGGTTGACGTTGGCTAGGTCGCGTTCGAGGCGTTCGATCGCAGCGGGGCTGGTTTTCGAGTTCATGCGCATGTTCGGCCGGCCACGCCGCTTCGACGCTGTGGGGGCCGCTGCGGGCGTGGCGGCTTCGGGCTGCCCTGCGGGAGCACCGTTGGCCGCTGCGTCGTCCTTGGGGGTGTCAGGGGTGTTGGTGGCCATGGTGGCTCCCTTCGGTGGTCGGCGTGGTTGGGGTGAGCGACGGGACTCGAACCCGCTAAACCAAGGTTCACAACCTTGGGCCTCGTCCGCTTCGGCATCGCTCACCACGTTCGGGTGCGTGTGGCGGTCAGTCGCAGTGTGGGTTGGCTAGTACAGCTGCGAGAGGTTCGACGAACGGGTCGGGAATGTCGAGGCACCACACGTGGCCAGGGCCGCCGCATTCGGTGCAGTGCTGACCTGGGGCTGCGTCGTCGTCGTTCATCAGGCGACTCCGCGTGTGGGCTTTTTCAGTTGCCACACCGGCCTGTCGGGCCAACAGCAATACTCATCATCGACCGGCGGATGCAACGTCCACGACATCAGCGTGCCGAGACCATCGACGCGCACGTGGTCGGTGGCCAGCGGGCAGACGGCGGGTCCGCCGCAGCGAGAGCAGTAGATTTTCAGCGTGCTCACGGCGGCTTCCGCCACCGGTCGGCCGCCGTCGATCATGCGACACCACGGGTGGATGAGACCCTGCTGTGCCAACCCGCACGGCTCAGGCCGCCGCAGTGGGCACATCTGAGGAGGTTGTAGTCGATGACCACCGCGCGGTACTTGGACGGCTGGTTGCGCAGCTTGTCCGAGCCGCACTGGTTGCAGCGTTTATCTTCACCATCGGTGGCGCCGATGATCGGATGGGTGGGGATCCAGCCGCGCAGCCGGTCATACAGCCACTCGGTCAGCTCGACGTCGCCGGCGTTGTAGCGGCGCAGCGTGTTCTGGGCGCGCACACTGCCGCCCTGGGCTGCGTACGCAAGATCCATATTATAAGAAAGAGCCTTGCCCGGACGACCAAGGCGTCTCGAGACCGAATCCAAACTCTTGCTTTCGAAACCGAACTGCTTGACCACTTTGTACAGGTCAACGTCTTTCCATGGCCTCGGCGGCTGTAGGCCTGCCATCAGCCACTCACTCTTGAGATGCCTAGAATCGAACCCGATCCCGTTGAAGCTGACGAGGATGTCAGCTTGATCGTAAAGTGCCCACATTTCGGAAATCATGTCGTCGTGGCTTATCCACTCGGCCGCGAACATCTGTTCTTTCTCGCCGTACCAACGCGCCGCCCAGCAGAGCAGGCTCGGCCACTCCACAAAGTTGCGGGGGCCGATGTACTTCGTCCTCGGCTCCCACACACGCGCCAGCCCAGGTAGGCGCTCGATGTCCATGATCAGGATCTTGGCCGCGTTGGGGGTTTTGATCCGCGTTCTACCTGGGCTAGGCATCGGGTGCCGCATCCCGGGTGGCCAGCTGCAAAATCGCAGCCGCCAGACCTACCGCCAGGTGCGCTTTGGTGGTTTCCGGATCGCGGTTGAACCCTCGGGACAGCGTCCACCACAAGGTGGTCAGGTCGATGCCTTCGGCGAGGTCGCTGCGGAGGCTGGCGACCATGCCTGCGATGACCTGGTCGGTGTGGGCTTTCGACTGGTCGGCGTCGGACAGCACATTGGCGGGGAGCCGGTACATGGCGGTCACCGCCTTTGGCGTGCGATGGATGCCGCGAAGGCCTCGAGGCTCTTGTCGGTGTACGCCTTGAACGCCGTCGACAGTTCCTGGCCGTCCAGGTGGATGTGCACGTCGACACCTGCGGCGCGGTTGACCTGCTGGCGGAACTGTTCGGTCTGCCAGCGCTCAAACTTGGCCACAGGGTTGCGGCTGAACAGTGCCTTGATGAGGGCTACGCGGAGCTTCATCCGCCTCAGCCCTTCTGGCGTGCGAGGGCGTCGGCTAGAGCTGTGTTGTTGGCCGCGATCCGCTGGTCGACCGTCTTGGCGACTTCGCGGTCCAGCACGGCCAAACCCAGCGGGTTGCGGGTGAGCAGGGCCAGGAGAAGTGCCTCGCGGAGCTTCATCGGGTACCTCGGCGTGGTTTCGGCGTGGGCGTTTTGAGTGCGTCTCGGCGAAGATCACAGCCTTCGCAGGTACCTGGCTTGCAGCGGCGGTGAAGCTTCACGTCGCTGGGCGCTTCAACCAGTGCCGGTCATCGCGCGGGGTGACCGCGGCGGTACGGGCAAACTTCAGGATCCGCCGAGGCCCCTGGTAGAAGGTCACCAGATACTCGCTGGGCATGTTCAGCGGCGCCAAGTAGTCGTAGATCACCGCCGAACCGCCGACTGGGGCTACCCCCTTCGGGGGCCAGTCGGCGAGAAGCCCTGCGGCGGGCCAGAGCGCGTCCCGGCATAGGCCGTTGCCTCTGGTGACAGACGCGTTGACGTAGGCAGTATCGGCGTCGGCCGTGATGTCCAATCGGATGCGGTTCGCGTCGCGTTCATAGGTAGCCGTCACGGTGGCCTCGGACGGGCCGCGAGCCAGGAACAGCCGCTCGGTGCTCTTGCGCCCCTCGACGCTGGCGCGTTCCTCGTCCGTCATGCCGCGCTCGGCCCGTTGTCGCAGCAGTCGTCGTCGCAGCTGTCGGAGCACTGGTCGCGGCAGTTTGCGTGACAGGGCTTGTGCGCACGCCGCACGTCGAGGCGCGTCGGCTTATTCGGATCGACGGTGGGCGTTGTCGAACGTCTTGTGGCAGGAGCGACACATCGGAGCGTAGGAACTGGGGTTCGTGCTGTATGGCCGTCCACGCTCATCCCGTCGCTCGTCGGGCGCACCGTACAGATACGCCCAGTCCTCGGCCTGGGTACTGCACTGGATGCAGCTGTGGTGAGAGGCGGACCCATTTAGATCAACGACGCGAGTGTGGGCCCGGCCATAGCAGACGCCGTCGCCCTTCCAGGCCGGATGCTCAGCGCCAAAGTAAACGGTCGGTTCTGGCAGCGTGAGGGCGTCGCCGTGCAACCGGAACCGGAGGTAGTGCTTATTGCAGTACCCGCCGGCCTTGTGCGGCGCCGCGCAGTCCGCGACCGTGCACCCGGCGACCCTGTACTGCCTCCCCTGGGCGGAGCCGGGCTCGCCGTGGGCACGGCAGCGGCCCCAGTGCAGGTAGCAGTAGCCGAGGGCGTAGTGCTTACGGGGACATTCCGGCACGGAGCAGATACGATCGGCCACGCCGATTCACCTCTCAGACAGGTGGGTCGGTAAGGCCCTCAGGTGTTAGCGCACCTGGGGGCCGCTTCTACTCCTCATTGTCGCACCATTTTATGACCGTTGCGCCGTTGTGCCCATGAACGTGGAAGGCGGCGGCGATGCTCGCCCAGACGACCGTGGAGCGGTGCTCGCCTGTCGTCCAGCGGATCGTGACAGTGCCGTCCGTGAACTGACAGCCCTCAGCGACGTCCCCCGTGCCCGATACGCCGGTCGCGTCGTGGGTGCGGCGAAGTACGAAGCGGCGCATGTTGGTCTCCGTTGGCCGGACCGACGCCCCCCGCGTGGTGGTGGGGAGCAGCAGGGGACGTCGGTCCTTGGGGTGGGGGCCGGACTGTGGGAGATAGTTAGAGCCAGTCGGGAAAGACGAACACTGCTGCGATGAGCAGCAGCCCAAACAGGGCGATCCGCCAGCTCTTCTCGAGGGCCGCCAGACCCAAGCAGGTCAGGCCGAGCGCCATGACCAGCTGGTCGATACCCGGCGTGACAGTCAAGGCATGTCCATCAGCCGGTTGGCGACAGCCCGGAGTGCCTGAACGTGTGCGGCACGCTCAGCCGGTGTGGCCGCCACCAGGTCCTCGTCCTCGAGTGCGTCGCACTGGCCGTCCAGGTGCGCAGCCAGGACCAGGGTGCCGATGTCGGTCTTGGTGAGGCGATCAAACGACGCGGTGAGGATGTCGATGTCGTGGCGGGCGCGGGCAACTACCTCATCGAGGTCCATGCCGCATCAGTCGTCGTCATCGGCGCGGTCGGCGGTCGTCAGGATGTCCTGGGCGGTGGCGATCATGCCCCGCGCGTCGATCCAGTCGAGACCAGGCGACCGGTAGTAGCCGAGGCCGACTTCGCCGGTTCCGAATTCGACTGTCTTGACGATTATGATCATCGCGGTGACTTGGTCGCTGTCGCCGAGCTCGGCACGCATACCCAACTGCTCGACGATCGGCGCGAAAGGCTGCGAGGTGTCCCTATCGCTCATTGCGAACCGTCCCCTCAGCCATCCCCGGTGTTGGGGCTACTTCGGTAGAGCGTTCAGCGCGGTGATGGCCTGCGTACAGGCCGCCTGTACGGCTGTGAGGAACGTCAGTAGCGCCGGAACGTCCGTGGGTGCTGGCGTGGGCACGGGCACCGGTGTGGGCGTAGGGGTCGGTACAGGCGTCGGGACAGGGACCGGCACGGGTGTGGGGGCAGGCGCAGGGGCTACGGCCTGCACAATCCGCGAGCCGATCGGTACCCCGAGGCCTGTTACTGGGTCCCATCCCGGGCCGGCCTGGTATCCGCCGTTGTTACCCAGCGTAATGTCCGTGAATGCGGTCGGGTTTGCGTATAGCGCCGCATGGATCGAGCCTGCACGGCTGTTATTGAGCTGGTTGGCGATGGCCAGCAAGCCAGCCCACAACGGCGCGACGGCGCTCGTACCGCCGACGATGCCGGACTGGCCGCCGACGTAAATCTGGTAACCGGTGATCGGATCCGCATTGCCCGCAACATCCGGCACGCCACGACCGGGCAGACCCTTCGGGTTCGCCGGTACGCGGACGTTTGCCTGGTACGACGGCAGCCCGAAATGCTGGCTGACCCCGCCGCCAGTCGCACCCTGACCCCGTGACGACTCATCCCATGACCACTCGCCACTTGAGGTGAGTGTGGTGCCTCCACATGCTATGACGTGCGGAGATGAGGCAGGAAAGTCAACTGTGTTAGTAGTAGTTCCGTCGGTGCTGCCGTTGTCGCCAGCCGCCGCGAGCACGGTGATGCCGAGTGCGCCAGCATCGGCGAACAGGGCGTCGTAGGAATCCAGTGCCTGCGCGGTCCAACTCGACTCCGGGCCGCCCCAGCTGATCGAAATCACCGAGGGCTTGCGGACCTGATCATGCACGGCGGTGGCGATCGCCTGATAAAAACCGGCGTCCGTGTTCGGTCCAAAGTAGACAGCCTGCGCTGCACCTTGGGCAACCGCACCGATCACCTCAACATCGAGAGCAACCTCAACATCGGCATTGGAGCCGCCAGGCGAGTTCGTCGCCCCGCCAACCGATACGGCACTCACCGCCGGAACCCGGAGGCCCATGCCGCTGAAATACGCCTGTAGATCGCTCGTGCGATAGCCGCCGCCCAGCTCGATCACCGCGACCGTCTGGCCGGTGCCGTCCGCGTTGGTCGGAAAGTTGTAGTGCGCAGCTACTTGCTGCGGCGAGAACGAGTTGCTGGCACGCGGGGAGATGCGCGCAGGGGTGAACGCCGCTGCCCGCTCGTCCAGGCCCAGCACCGCCACAACCCTGCCGGCGATGTCGAAGGGCACGTGTACGTCGCCCTCACGGCCCCGGTAGGAGCGGTCGGCGTGGATGTACTCGCCCAGGTCGACGTGGAAGGCGTCGTTCATCTGGGCGACGGTGCCCGCGAGGGTGATTGCGCGGGCCGGCGGGTGGGTCGCCACCGTGCCCAAGCCGTGCTCGGCGGCGAACGCCTGGACGGCGGCAATGTCGCCCGGGTCGGCGTCCATCTGCCCGTCGTCCGGTCGCCGCAAGATCAGGGTAGTTTCGACGTGCGCCTCAGGTTCGGCGTCGCGCAGACGGAACGCGGCGAACGGGGCGCTGCGGGTCGAACCGGGGACGGGGAGGTGGGTCTGCGGGCTAGACACGCGAGGTCTCCCTAGGCTTGAAGTATTGCTTACAGGAGCGTTCCGCTGTATGATGACGTCAGACAAAGGAGGGGCAGTTGATCCGCATCCTGTTTGTGTACGACCGGGCGCAATCCAAAACGATCGCCGAGGAGCCATTCGACGACGGGCGGCTGGCGCTTCAGCGCAGGTTCGAACTGGAACGGCAGCGGGCGCTGGATGCGCGCGGTGATCCGTTGGAGATCGTTGTGCTGAGCGCGGAGTCGCGGGAAGCGATGAAGCGCACTCATCGCCGCTACTTCAACGAACTGTGGGGAGCTCGATGACTTAACTCCTGGAACGCAGGCACGAGAGGCCCCCAGCAGCGCCGGGGGCCTCTCTCGCTGTCGTACAGGGTCAGGCGACGGGCGGGGCAGCGGGGACGAGTGCGGCGGCTGCGGTCACATCTGCGGCCAGCTCGTCATTCGCGGCGGTCAGAGTGCTCACGGCAGCTTCGAGCCCGGTGACGTCCACGGCGGGCGGCTGCGCGGCAATCCACTCCTGGATGGCCACAACAGCGGCCTTGAGGGCGGAGTCCTCGGAGGTCACCTTGGCGTTGAGGTCGGCGAGGGCAGCGGCGGCGGCGTCGACCTGATCTTGGACGGACACGATGGTGGCCCCTATCTGAGAGAGTTTGTGCTCGGCGGCCTTGATGCGTCGATCGAAGCCTCGGAGGGTGTGTTCGAGCCATTCGTCGGGGGTGGGGTAGCGGTAGACCGGTTCAGGCATCAGACCCCCAAGGTCAGTGTCTAGAGCCGTACACCAGGTGATAGACGACGAAGATCAGCGTGACTGCGATGACGACGCGCCAGGCCAGCGGATACGGCATCTGATCTTCAAGCTGCCAAACGGCGCTTGACAGCTTCCATTGGGGATGTCCGCTGAACACGGCCCACATCTCTGGGATGCCGAATGCGAGGAAGCTTGCGCCTGCCCAGGCTGCCCAGTAGATGTGCCAGCCGTTCACGGCCGCTACGGGGTGATCGACGCGAAGATGGCCGTGAGGGTGGCGTCGTCGGCGTGCTCCTTGATCAGCGCGGCGCGCAGCTTCGCCATCGCCGGATCGTCCGTCGGATACGGCCGGTACTCGTCCACCTCGGCCGCCCAGCGCATCGGGTCAGGCACGCCGTGCGCGGTGAACGCGGCAACCAGCTGGTCGCCGGTCGCCGAGTTCGCCGAGACGGTGCCTGTGGCGGACACGGCCGAGCCGGTGGCCGCGGTGCCGCATGCGGTGAGGGTGGCCAGCGCCACGGCAGCGACAAACGCGCTGAGCTTGAACATGGAGAGCCTCTCCGGGTCAGTGGCAGCGGTGGTGGTGGCGGTGGTGGTGGCGCACCGCGTGGCGGTGCACAACGTGGCGGATGTGCCTAACCACGCGCACCCGGTGCTTAACGGGCCGAGGAGCTGCCACCACGTGCGGCGGCGGGGCCACGACGGGCGGAGCGACGATCGGCGGAGCCGGCGGCACAACCACAATCACCGGCGGCGGGGTGGACAGCCCAGTGGGTACGGGGCAGCGCTCCGGGCCGTGACAGCACACCAGCACCAGCGCAACAACGGCTAGCAGCGCGAGCACCGCGCACAGGGTGTTGGACAGTCGGCGCTCGTGGCGCTCCCGCCCGCAATGCTCGTGGTGCTCGTGGTGTTCGTGTTCGTGATGCTCGCTCATGAGGCTCTCCTCAGGTGGGGAGAAGAAGGCTGGGACAGGGGAGCAGTACTGAGCGCCAGTGCGGCAGGCGTGGCGCGCTGGGTCGACCGTTCACCGATCGACGCGCGCAAACGGGTTACAGGAACTTGTTCTAAGGCGCGGGGGTTCCCCTACGGTGGTTATTACCACCCCAAAGCAGCTTGGCCCTTCGGAAGGCACCGCCATGTCCGCACCCGCCCGCGTCCGTCCACCCCACCAGCGAGGCCGCACACTCGACCTCACCCGAGACGAACGGGAAATGTTGAACTGCCTGTTGACTGCGGGCATCCAATACCCAGAGCTGTTCGGCGGGGAGAGCGCCGAACTGTGCCGCTACTTCAAACGCACCTTGACGGGCATCCAGAAGAAGCTGCCGCTGCGCTAGGCGACCAGGCCTGCGTCACGTGCGGCCTGGAACCAGCCGCGTGCCTGAAGGACACTGTCGATGCGCTGCTCGTCGGACAGTTCGATCCACTCCGCGCCGCCCGCCCGGGCGGACAGATCCTCGCGGGCCTGCGCCAAAGCGAACCACAGTTCAACCTCGGTGCGCTTCACCAGCTGGCCACGATGCGCAAGCCTGAGGATCACGGCAGCCACTACGTCAATCATCGGCGCTGCTCTCGGGTCTCGGGAGGAGTGTGCTGTCCGGTCGGGGCCATCATCTGCGGCGGCCCCTCAGTGCAGCCGGCCGCGAGCGGCGGCCGATAGGTGACGGCGTGGCACGCCAAGCATTCGTAGGTGCGGTGACTGCCAACCTCAGTACAGCGGCACTTGTGCGTACCAACCACCAGGTTGCCCGCCACACCAGCTGGCCACGCCCTACCGCAGCTCGGGCACGCCGTCGGCCGGGTCTCCGCCCAGCCCCGGCGGGTGCGCCGCAGGTGCGAGCTCATCGGGCGCTCTTCGGGGTGACGTAGCGGCGGCACCTGTGACACCACAACAGCGGCGGCTGGTCCGACTCGTCCAGGACGTAGGTGCGGCCCTCGCTCGTCGACCACCGGTTCGGCGGGTGCTGGGCGTCGTGCTGCTCCCAGGAGAGAACGAGCGTCGGCTTCACGGCTATGCCATCCCACCAGAGACAGCTACGAGCACGATGCTCACCGTGATCAGCAGCGCCGCCGGGGCCGCAATCCCAACATGCGCGGCTATCCGACGGCCCCGAGGGCTGAGCCGAGCGAGCCTGGGCGCACCGAGAAACAGTTGGTACGCCGAGCCGTCCTCGGTGCGCCGGTCGAACTCCCGGTACCAGAAGCCGATGGAGATCAGAGTAAACACGGTAAGTGCGGCGGCGAGGATGTTCATCCTGAACCGTCCCGCTGCTGCGCTGCACGGCTGGCCTCGTAACGCCTGCGCTGCGCCTCGATCGCAGCGAAACCCCACCGCTCCTCGGCGGGTCGCGACAGCTCCTCCTCCTCCAATGAGGGCACGCGAAAGCGCCAGCGGACAACGCGCAGCGACCTCGGATTGCGGTACTGGCCAGCGTGATGTGCGCACAAGATAGCGGCATTGAACATCGCCCACGGCTTGTCCAGTTCGATCCGCGCCACCGTGAGCCCGTCACGCCTGCCACACACCCGGCAGGTCTCCAGCCCGTCACGGATACGTTGCTCGTAGGTGAGGACGAAGGTGCGCGCCTTCCTTGGGCGCTCGGGGCCGCTCATGCCGTCCCACCAGGGTCCGTATCTACCGGGGTAGGCGAGTCAGTGGCCTCTGCGTGGCCCTCAGGGCGCGCTGAGAGGGCGTCTGCCGGTTCGGGAGTCATCGCAGGCTCCGACGGTAGACGCCGTAACCCGTGCGCTCCAAGAATCCGTAGCAGCCCAGGCTCATGTCGTGGATCGCGGTACTGATGGTGCCATCGGCGGCTTGAGGGCACACCGCGCGGACCACAGCCATCAACTCGCGGCGCGTGATGGGGCTTCCGTCGGCTGGGACAGCTGCGCGAATAGCGGCCTGGACGGGACTCCTGCGGGGACCCGGACCAGGGCACCCCGTAGGCGAGCGTGCCGGTTCAGGGGTCGTCATTCCGCGTCCCCTTCGAGGACACGGGCGAGCGTGTGCGCCGGCGACTTGTCGACGCTGGTCCGGGATCGGTCGTACCTCATCGTCGTCTCGACGCGCTTGTGGCCGAGCATGCGCTGAACGTCGCGCAGGTCCACGCCAGCGTCAAGGGCCAACGTCGCGGCAGTGTGCCGGAAGCTGTGCGGGGTGATCCGCTTGCCGATGCCTGCCAGCGCGGCGAGCTTCTGTACGTGGTAGGCCGCAGCCCGCCGGGTCATCGGGTCGCGGCCGTTCTCGCAGACGAACAGGTAGCCGCGCCGGTCGTTTAGGTGCCGATCCAGCGCAACTGCGGCGGGAGGTGGCAGTACCACCCGGTCACGGGCACCGGCCTTGCGGGTGATGCACAGGATTCGGTGGCCGCGATCGGCCGTGAGGTCCGAGGTTCGGGCCAGGCACAGCTCGGTGATCCGCGCGGCAGTGTAGGCCAGCATGCGGATCAGTGCGGAGTCCCGTGGACTCGACGCGTCAGCCGTAGCGAGGAGCCGCAACAGCTCGTCGCGGTCCAGACCGGACGTGGCGGACTCGGTGCTCACCTTGGGGCGCCGGATGTTCTCGGCAGGGTTCGCGGCGACGAAGTGGTCGTGCTCTCGGGTGGCGTACCGGTAGAACGAAGACACCGACGACAGCCGGCGGTAGACCGTGGCGGCGGCGTAGGTGCGGCCCGCTCCGCCGGACTCCAGGTGTCGGCGATACCCGTCGAGGTGGATCCGGCGCGCGGTGAGAGCGTCGATCTCGAACTCGTCGCACCACTCGAAGTACACGGCTATGTCGCGCCGGTACGCCTCTTCGGTGTTAGGGCGCCCTTGGGCAAGGACCCACGCGGAAGCAATGTGATCCCGAGTAGCTGTCGCTCTAACGGCAACAGTCTTGTTTTCACGAGGCGCCATGATGATCTCCATCGGAGCCTCGTGGGTATTTCCCATAACACAAATTATGCCGGAGTCGTGGAGATAACGCCGTTACGACACGCCGTGCTACTGAGTAGGTCCCCGGGCGCGCGACAGCTTTGCACACCTGACTGGACGCGGTCCAAGGTCTGCCAAGTCGAACCTCAGGAGCCACCGTTTAGGTGGTGGGTTCGGCGACCTGGTGCAGGTTGCGTCGACAGTCGGTGCGCTGGTCTGCGCCCGGGAGTTTTAGGCCGCCGGTTGGGCGGCGAGGGTGGGGAGGTCGAGCTTCTCGATGTGCTCGACCAACGCCATGGTCCGGTTCGTTGATCCGAATCTGTAGCCGAACTCGGTCCAAGAGAGCAACTCGTCAGAGATGAGGGCGCCGACGGGACCGGGGTAGACGCGGATGGCGCGGAAGGCGGCGTTGCGGAAACGCTGCCGGTCGGCCGGGTTCATCGACTCCAGCTTCACCGAGGGGGCCGGGTTGATCGGGGCTAGCGCGTCGAGGCTGGACGCCGACGGCATGAACGGGTACATGTCAGGTCACCTTGCCGACGTGTCGGATGCCGTCTTCGGTCCGCACCGTGATGTACAGGGGACCGTCCGGGGCGGGGTCTTCAAGCACGACCTCGAGCGGGACCGGCTCTTTGCAGCTTGGGCAGGTCACCTCGATGTGGCGGTACTGCACCATCAGGTGACCTCGGCGTCGAGCAGCGGGTTGGGGTCCGCCGTTCGGTTTAGGGCGCGGCGTTGGTCGCCGGTGAGTGTGTCGCCGTAAAACTCTTCGAGCTCGACCCAGTCGCTCATCGGATGACCGAGTGGGCGACGGCTTGACGCAGCTTCGAACGCAGCGACGGCTGAGGCGTCTGCGACTTGTCGTTGTCCAGCTCGATGGTCACGGTGAACAACTCCAGGCCGAGGATGGCGAAGCGGAGTGTCACGCTGCGCCCTCGGCGCGCTTCGCCTCCCACTGCCGCTTCCACTCCAGCCACTCCGACCGCGTGATCGAGGACAGGAACTGCTTCGCCTCCGCAAAGCCCAGCGCGAAGGCCAAGTCGTGGGCGATGAGTCGGTCGCGGTCGTCGTTCTGGTCAGCTGGCATCGGATGCTCCACGGCGGCGTTTCTTTCTCGGGAAGGGGAACCGGCCCGCGACCGGGATGTTCACAGTCACGGGCCGGTTCGGTTCCCGCCACCCGCTCCCCAGCGGTGACGAGAAGTTTGGGCAGGGATGGTGCCGGCCAACGCCGGACGCCGAACCGTGCCGGCCGGCACCAACCCCGCGACCCCGCACCCGGCAAGCCGTCGGTGCGGGGGGATAGATCGGGAGTAAAACTAGCCGACCCTATCGTCGGCATCTCTGAACAGCATGCGCACCAAAGGTGCGGGGACAGACTCGACGACGCTGGATGAGATGCCCTCGCAGAACTTGAGGGTCAATTCGTCGCTCATCACCGTGTCCGCGTAGATCGTTCTGGTGCGGCCGGTCGAGAGGTAGGCGGTGAAACGTACAGACATTCGGCGAGGTCCTAGCGGGGAGGTGTGTGGGCTAGCCGTGCGGGGCGGCCGGTGGCCGGATTCGTGATCCGGAAATACCGCCGGACGTACTGGGGTGTGGCGAGGACGGTGGCCCGGTGGCGGTCTAGGGCGTGGTCCATCGCTGCGTACCAGGCCTTAGCCCTGCTGGTGGGGATGCGGTCGTCGCAGAGTTCGCAGACGACGACGAGGGGCTGCTGCGGGTGTGCTCTTGGCATGGCTGACCCCCCTTGAGGTGCGACCGAGACGGCGTGGGGCCGCGCTGTCCCTGATATCTGGACGAGGCGCGGCTAGATCCGTATGGGTGCTCGACAGGGGAGGAGAGGCGTTGCACCATCAGTTGCGCGATCAGCATCCCAGGCGTCAGCATGATCGTTCGATCAGTCATGTTGAAGCATTCGCACGTCAACTGCCCAGAGAATCCAGGGTCAACTACCCCCGCCGCTTCGACCACGAGGCCATGTCGGGCCAGCGACGACTTGCCAGCCAGCAGTCCGACGAGCGCGGGGCCCATGGTGACGGTCTCCACGGTGCAGGCCAGGGCGAAGCCGTGCGGCGGGAGCGGGTAGCAGAGACCCGGTTCGACGGTGCGGTGCTCCAGCGGCTGCAATGGCGCGGAAAGCGGGTCTATGTAGCTGGGGAACAGCGGGTTATGTCGCGGGAGTGCGGCGAACTCGCTGTCGAGGCGCAGGTCGATCGACGCCGGTTGGATTTGTGTCGGCGTCATCGGGTCTATGACCAGTTCGCCGGAAGCCAACGCGATTACGAGGTCGACGTCAGACAGCATGAGGGCGTGTTTCTACTGCCCTAGGGGGGACGATACAGGAGATCCACTCCATTTACGAGCCTTCTCTGTCGGCGTGTTCGAAAAAGTTAAATACGGTCGTAGACCGCGGTCGCCATGTCGTGGCAACACACCATTTGGCAGGCGAGTAGCGCAGCCTCGTCCCGATCGTCGGCTGCGACCACGACCCGATGCCAGTCGGCCTCCGTCACTCCCGCCTTCAGTAGGTCGTGGGTGGAGAATGCGACATCGAACGAGAAGGTCACCACATTGTCCGCCATGTGATCGAGTACGTCTTCGTGATGTGTTCTTGCACGTGAGCCCCAGCGGCGGACACCCCTGCACCGTCTTTGGTGCGTAGTTGCAGCCTCGGGCCAGTGTTCGCCGAGAACTTCCGCTGCTTGGCCCACTCGTTAGGTACGGGGATTTTTCCTTCGGCGAAGGACACCCAGCCGGAGATTTGGGTGTCGCCGTCGAACAGCGCGACCTGGAGTTCCCGCTGGAACTTTTCGTGCTCCGCGCGCAGCTCAAGGTCTAGCCGTTCCTTCTCGGCCTTCTCTGCGAGCAGTTCGGCGGTGCTGCCTTCCCAATCTGTGTCCGCTAGGACGCTGACGAACGAGGCGAAGTCGAGCTCCTCCGTATAGCGCTGCTCTTTGCCGCGCTCGTCGATGTAGGTGACGACGATGTCCTCGCTGCCCCACTCGCCGGTGAGTTCACTCGAACCTCGGCTGTCCTCAACCTTGAGGTCGAGGACTTCCTTCACTGAGAGGTCTTTGGCGCGGAGCCACCACGCGACTGCCTGCTTGAACTGCCTGCTCATCTAGGATGCCTCCTCCGTCGAGATGTCGCGGGTGGCTGCGAAGTCTTCAACAGCCACCCGCCGATAGCCACCTGAGGGGAGTGGTCGGAGGTATCCGCGTTGGACCCATTTGCGGATGGTGCCGGGTTTGACGCCGGCGATGCGGGCGGCTTCTTTGCGGCTAACAACATCGCTGGGGGAGCCGTGGGCCTCTAAGGCGTGTTCGAGGAAGGCGTCGTAGTCGTCGTCGCTCATGGGGACTTCGCATGCCCGGCAAATGACACGCCCGTTGTGGTGTTCGCGGTACAGCCGTCGGGCTGCGCAGCGAGGGCAGGGGACTTCAATGTGGTCCAGCGCCCTCTTGCCGATGTAGCGGGCGGCGCGTTCGTGCAGCTCGACGAACCGCATGGCGCCTTCCCAGCCTTCACGGTTGGCCCAGTAGTCGCCGCGGTAGCGGGTGGTGGTGTCGGGGTCGTGCCCGTCGGCTGGGTCGGTGGTGAGGGAGTGGGCGCGGTGTTGCTGGGCCGGCAGGCTGATGAGGGTGGCCAAACGGTGGCCTAGCAGGGCGCTGGCCCGGCCGACACGGTCTGGCTGGCGGGAGTGTTCGGCACTGTAGGAGTCCCACTCGACGCCGTCGTGGTCTGCGACCGATTCGGCCCAAATCGTCGTCTCATAGTCGATCAACTCTTGCAGTGTGAACACGTTCTCGTTGAACGGCAGCGGCGCCGCTTTTTTGGTGCGGGGCTGCGACGGCATGTCCGGGTCCTGAAAGTGTTGCCGCATCGACGACGGCTGTAGCAGCTTCCCCAGGTCGATGATGTCGGTTTTCAGTTCACGCAAGGCCTGGTCGATGGCGCGGACACACATCTCGCACAGGGGGCCTTTGTCGATAACGGCGCCGAGGCGGTCGATGCGTTCCTGGGTGTCGGGGTCGTAGACGTTCTCGCCGTCAACACAGCGTCGCCCAGCTAAGCAACGCGTCACATCAACATCGGCCATGTGTGTTGGTGCCTCTCGCCGGGGTGGGAGCGATGTGCTTGCGGGAGGCTCGGCGCCCAGCTCTGTGGGGTGGTGCGGGGCGCCGAGCCTCAACCGACTTCGGGGGAGCGGCGTTTACACGCTCCCCCCAGAGAGGCACATGGGGGCGTCCCGAACTACATCCAGGCGTAGGTGATCGACGTACCGAAACACGGAGCTGGCGCCTCGCAACCGTTCGGGGGGTGGCTGCCGGACGGGCGGGCGAGCGCTGGGGTGGAATCGCTTCGACCATCTGTTCGGGCTACACGTATTGAATCACACGTTCGAGCTACCGCGTAGTAGCTACGCCGCAGCTGTTATCACGTCCAAATCACGGCCCGCATCAGCAGTTGATCCACACCGTGGCTGCACGACGCGCCGTCGCTCTGTAGGGCCGAAGACGGCGACACGGACAGCCTGGAAGGCCATGTACGCCCCGAACAGCCAGGCGGCGCACACGACCTCGGCCGCGGTCTTCACTGGGTGCCGCTTAAGTTCGAGGTGGTAGCGAAGGCGAACACCCAAGGGCAGAAATCGGGATTGTGGTGCCGCTTCGCCCGAACTTGATGAGATTCATGGCACCACGTCTCGCAGTCGTCATCGCAGACCGTGGGGCACAGATGCATCAGAGCGAATGGGCCGCTGCCAGTCGGGATGTCCCACCCGTCCCGGTTTCCGCGCACTCGAGTAGTCATCGCCGCTCACCGCCCCGGGTCTCCCCCGCCGGTAGACCCAGCTCAGCGGCCACCACGCGGACCATGTCCCGCCATAGCGGCTTGGTCTCGTCAGGCAGGTCTTCCCATGCCGACTCATAACCGCTCTGTCGGCGCAACGCTTTGGCGGCCCGGTCGATCGTCTCGGCGTCTGGCTGTACCGGAGCGGGCTCGGCGGGTGACCCATCTGACCTGCGGGGGCATTCCGCCTCCTCGTGAACGGGCTCGTCAGGGTGCGATTGCTTGCACGGCCAGCACCACGCGGACTCGGCGGGTGGGGGCTCACCGTGGAAACACGCCCGGCACCCCGGACGACACGGCTGCCCAGCCTGGACACCGCACTCGGCGCACGGGCCACCCCAGCCCTCGTCGAAGGGTGCGTGCTCGGCGGGTGGGGTGTCGCCCTGTCCAGCCAACACAGCCTGAACACGCTTCCCGAAGGCGTTCAGCAGATCGGCAGCTTCGGTGTGCCCATCAGCTACCTGGAATGACGGAATCGCCAGGAACTCGGTCAGCGCCGCCCGGAGCCGCTCAACCTCCGCCAGCGCGTCCTCGCGCTCTAACCGAGCCTGACCGATAGCCGCAGCTACGGGGCCGTGGTCGCAGGTGAAGCAGCACAGGGCGGGCGATTGGCCGCACGTCTGGATAGATACGCCGCAGTCGACGCACGAGTGCAGCTCGTTGTCTGCGACCGGGCGCAGCTCCACCGCGTCAGCCGGCAGCGTGGCGAAGTGCTTCGGATCAGTCGGGCCGATCTCCCAAAAGCCGCCGTCCGCCAACTGCTCGACCAGCTCGCCGAGGCGCTCCGACCACCACACCTTCGGCACGCTCACCGCGCCACCTCGCCGAACTCGCCGCGGCGGACGCCTGACAAGAACGCAGCCCACTCACGGTGGTTGAACCGCAGACCAGGGCCGTCGGGATCTTTCGAGTCCCGAACCCGCACCTCGGACTTGCTGATAGCGACCTCTACGCAGCCACCGTTTCCGCTGTAGCTGGACTTGCGGAATGCGCTCATGACGCTGCCCTGTCTGGTTCGATGTCGATGCGGCGTACACCTGCGATCTCGCAGCCGCGTTCAAGTAGTTCGTCGGCGAGCAGCGCCGCGCACAGCGATGTCGCGCGGATGCGTTCCACCTCCAACAGGACGGACGTGATGGCCTGGTAGACGACCATCGCCGGGTTGGTTTCCGTGGCGTGCTCCGTCTTCACTCGGCACCACCAGCGACTAGCCCGCAGTCCTCCGGGGTGACCAACGGCGGCGGCCCGATCCGCTCAATCCGGACCACCTCCAACAGCAGGTACGGAACCAGCACCACGGCACCGGCCAGCGCGATCCACCCGACCGCGATGGCCACGCATACGAGCAGGGCGAGGCAAAAGGCCACGACAGGGTAGAAACGGCGCCGCTCGATGTCGCGGTCATCCCGAACGACGATCTCAATCACGGGGCTCTCCGGCCTGCTCGATCGTCTCGGCGTTCTCCACCATGGTGGCGATACGCTCGAAAAAGCCGTCGATGTTCAGCGACCCGATAACCCGCTCGCCGTTTTCGACTGGCCGCACCGGCTGCTGCTCGCTCACTTGCGGCCTCCTCGTGGTGTGGGTGAGAGGCGCACGCCGCACACCGTGTCAGGGCTGGACCAGCCAGGCTCGGCTGCCAGGACAGCGGCGATGTCCGGCTCCGCGTAGTTCGGGCCCTTCATCACCTTCCCGAACTCGTCCTGCCGGAACTTGCCGGTCGCCGGATCGGCCTTGGTCATATTTGACTGGTGGACGGCGTCGAGGACCGCGTCGATGTCGATGCCGAGGAAGTAGGCGGTGCCGTAGGCGATGTAGAGCACGTCGGCCAATTCTTTAGCGATGCCGGCCAGGTTGTGGGCGTACAGCTCGACGAGCAGTTCCCGGTTCTCCTCCTGGTGGAGTTTTGAGCGGAACAGGTTCTTGGAGCCGTCGAGGGCGTGGCCAGGTTCTAGGCCGACAGCGCGGTGGAATTCCTCGATCATTCGTGCGGCGTCGCTCATCGCCGGCCCCCTCCGATGAGAGTGAGCTGCGGCGACACGGACGGCCGCTGCCTGTTGCGATAGGCGAGTACTGCGGCGCACAGGAACGCCACGGGGAAAGACAGGACGATCCAAGCCGCCCCGATCAGGGCGATCCACATCCAGAGGTTCATCGCGGGCACCTTCCGTTTATGGCGGCACGTTCCTGTTCACGGCCCAGTTCGAGCACGTCGGTCGCGTGGGCGAGGAGGATGTCGAATTCGGCGAGGTGGTCGGGCTCCGAAAGCCCGATGCTGACGATCTTCAGGAGGCGGACGAGTCGCACTAGGAGTCGCCGTTCCTGGCGGAGCTGGCCGCGCAGCTGGGCGATCGTCGCCCGCAGCTTCGCGATCTCCGCGTACTGGTTCATGCGGCACGACCGTTGATTCGCACCCAGTCCGGTATGCGCGCCTGGAGGTAGTGCACGTACAGCCACTCGGCGCCGCAGTCGCAGCGCCAGAAGTCGGTGAGGTCGGCTCGGGCTGGGGGGATGCACAGGTGCACAGGTTCGGGGATTTCCATCGCGGTGCCTCTCGGGGTGGTGGTAGGCGGGGCAGTTCAGGCGGTCAGACCGCCGCCCATGGCAGGTATCCGAAGCATCGAGGGCAGAGAGCCCCCGTGATCTCCCCGGAGGACAAGGTCACCGGGACGTCCAGAGATTCGAAGTCGTCGCCGCACGCCACGTGGCAGTTGACGCGAGATTTGGATAGGCGGTTCCAGCTGAGGACACGGTGGATTTCGGTCCAGCGGGGGTCGTCGTCGCGGGCCGCCAGGTCGCTGGTGTGTAGCGAGTCGACGCTGACTGCGATGTTGCGAGTGGTCACTTCCGTGCCTTCCTCGGCGGGGTGTGGGGGTTGGGAGAGTTGGGAGCGGGCGCGACCCCCCATGAAAAATCGCGCCCGCTCCCGTGAGGCGAGCGCCGCTCCCCAGCTGCGCTCGAGCCCCGCAGGACCGGTGGGCGCCTCCCACCACAGAGGCGGCCACCGGGGTCTCATCTCGGGGCCGCGTAAACCCCGAGCCGATCATGCAGCCAGTCGATTTCGGCTGGCAGCTCGTAGATCCCCTGCGGATGCAGGTGGGCCAGCAGGGCCATGTTCAGAAATGCCCGATCCGTGTACGCGACACAAAACGGGTAGTTGAACGGCGACACGGCTGCGGGCAGAAGCTGGTCGGGGCCGATTGCCAATACGGCCCATCCTCGGAGCTCATCCAAAAGCTGGCGAGCCTCGGTGAAGTCCCTTGCCGCATAGACCGACCCGTTTATCCAGGGGACGACGCTGAGGAGGTCTTCGTCTCGGGTGACCAGGAGCAATGTCTTGTTCGGCAGGTTCACGCTGCTCGCCTCGCCTCGTGCACTGGCGCGGCGAGGACGGGGTGTTCGACGGTGATGCCTTCGGGCTGGGAGTCTTGCAGGGCCTCGGCGAGAACGGCCTGGACACAGTCGTGGCTGGCGCAGGTCTCGGCACTGCCGTCGGTGGTGGCGCCAGGCCGGTTCCACCACCAGCCCAACACTGCCGGGTGCTGGTCGTCCTCGCAGTAGTCGCACAGGGCGAACTCGTGGCGGGCGTCAACTTCGTAGGACTCGCGTTCGACATGCTCCTCGCGATGGAGGTGCTCAGCGACAAGATGCGCTAAGTCGAAGGTGAGGTACGGGTGCGGTAGGGCTGACATGAGACGGTGCCTCTCACGGGTTGTACGGGCCCAAGGAGGGGGTGGTCTCCCTGGCCTGTCGAGTTACATCATACGCCTATCTCTGATGCAGCACAATACTCAGGCTGCGATCAGTGCAGGGTTCGCGCCCTTCAAGATCCGCAGCCGCTCAGCCTCAACCCGCGCCTCCTGTGCCTGAACCGCCGCTAACACCATGCACGCCACAAATGTGCGGGACCGGGTCGATGCCCTGCTCAGTCGGCGCCTCTCGGCGAGCGGCTGAGGTTCGGCAGGGAACTCGAAGGGGCTGCTGGGTTCGCGGAGCTTCGCTCCATGCGGGAGGCGTCGATGAGCTGGGTTAACACAGAGGCGTGCGTTGCAGCCCCCAGGTAGCCGGCTGGATATCGGATCTCCCACCAGGGCCTGGAAGGCGACCCTGTGGGCCGCATGCGTCTTCCCTTGGATCTTGCACTGGCCGTATCCCTTGCGGCAGCTGCTTCCGGTCCATATCCAGCAGCCGGTGTCAAGGTCGAGATGCACCTTGTCCCAGTAGCGCCCTGGGAGGCGTGGATCTCCGTAGTCTGGCCAGTTCATCCCATGTCCTTCATGTTGCGCTGCTGAATGTGCGTCGCCGCTCTAGTCCCTGCTGGTATCGCTCCCGCATTGCCTTTGTGTCGTAGCCGAGCATCTCGGCCAGCTCGCGCAGGTCGTCGGCGTCCTTGGCGTGGCGGGCGACGACGTTGAGGGTGGCGACGTGGTCGTGGGGGGTGGCCCACTCGACCACGTCCAGTGGGCGGCCGTTGCCTGGGGCGAACGGGTCGACGGCATCAGGCATCAGGCGGCCCTCTTCAAGCGATGGGCGTGGCGGTGGGCGAAGGTTCCAATGACGGCATCCGGCCACCTGACGTAGACCCCTTCGGGGCGGATCGCGGTGACCTGTCCGGCGGTCCAGTGGTTGCCGAAGTCGTCGTCCATTGTGACGACGTCGCCGATGTCCAGGCGGGGTCGCGGGCGGGGGATCATGCCGCTTCCTCTGGCAGGAAGCGGGGGAACTCTTCGCCCGGATCCGTTGGCGACCAGCGCATCGCCTTGAACCGGGGGTCAACCACATAGGTCTTGTCGGTGCACCAGCAATCCAGGGCGCACGCTTCGGGGGACTGGGTGTTCATCGACGTCCCGTTTCGCGGCGACGTGCCGGCCTGGGGCGCTGACGGATGCTGGGCAGCACGCATCGGACGATGGTGGCCGCCCCTAGAGCGCCAGCCCCCCAGAGCACGACCACCAGGGCCACCGAGAACGCTGGGTTGATCATGCTGCTGCCAGTCCAACTTCGTATCCCAAGCAGCGGCGGATCGCCCTGACCAGATCCTTGACTGCCGCCGGGTCGACATCGCCGGGAAGGTAGACGGCGCTGTCGGTGCTGATTTCGATGCGGGTCGCGGGGCGCCGCTCCTCGTCCTCGTATTGGACGAGGTAGAGGGTTTGGTCGGCGGCGTCGTGGCCGATGTGGGAGACGGACTGGCTCATGGCGTCTTCTCCTGGGCGGCCATGCCGCACTCGTGGATGTGCTCGTCGGCGACCTCGACCAGATCAATGGGGGTGAGGGCTTCGACGGTGCAGCCGCATTCGGCGAGGTAGGTCGCCCGTGCCACGGGCACGAAGGGTGCCGGCAGGTTGTGGAGGCGTGGCATCACCACCAGCAGCAGGAACGCCCCGATGACGATGATGGAGACGATGGCGGCGCCGCTGAGTAGCAGGGCAATGCCGATGCCCAGGGTTGTGATCATGCCGCTGTCCTCTCCAGCCAGTGCTCGGCGGACAGCACGAGGGTGTGGGCGGCCTCTTCGCAGTGGCAGCCGAGCCAGAGGTCGGAGACGCAGTTCCAGCAGTCGCGGGCAGCCTTGACGGCGAACGGGTCGGAGAGGGGCCGCAGTCGATCGGCCATGCTGACGAGCTCGTTGACGGTGGCCGCGGCGGTGGGTTCGGTCGGAATGGTCATGTGGTGCCTCTGATCGGTTGGCGGGGGTGGACGCCGTAGTGGTGCTACTAGTGGCAGGAAGGTGGCGGGCTGCCACCGTTGCCGTTATCGCCTGAACCAGTGCCAGTACTGGAACCAGAACCAGTGCCGGTGTGGTCGTGGTGGCCGTGGCTCGGGCTGGTGGTGCTGTCGCCCGAGTCGGTGTACTTGCTTTCGTGGCTGTCCGTGTCGTGGCTGCTACTGGTGGTGTCGTGGCTCGACCCGCCAGAGTCGCCCTTCCCTCCCCCGTCGCTGCTGTCGTGTTGGGGGTCGAGCTCTTCGCGCACCTGCTGGACCATGTCGGCCAGATCCACGCGGGGCGGGTTGGTGTAGACGGCGTGCGGGTTGACCGGCAGCTGCGACAGGTCGATCGGCGCGGCCTGCACAGGGGCGGACTCGGTCAGGGCTGAGCTGAGCGCAGGTGGCGACGCGTCAGCTGTCGGGCCTGCGTAGATGGTGACGAGCAGCGCCGGTCCGACAGCGGCGGAGGCGGCCAGGACGCCGATGAATCCGAGGCGAGGCCAGGCGGACACGGGTCGGCGGCAGGCGCGGTGGCGGCCCCTAGTGACGGGGCGGTGGCGGCCGGTCACTGGGTCACCACTGGAACCATCTGGGTGGCCTGGGCGGGGCTGTTCCAGTCGACCAGCGTGTACGGGACGGGCCGCTGCGGCAGGTACATGACCGCCCACTGGACGCCGTTGATCACACCCCGGAACTGCACTTCACCAGTGACAGTGTTGGGCAGCGGGTACAGCCGCAAGAAGTTGGCCCACTCATACGCGTCGAGGGTTTCGACGATGACGAGGGGTTCACCGGCGGCGTTGGTGGTGACGGTCAGGTCGATCGGCGGGAGACCGTCGGCTTGGCTGAATGTTTCGGCGAGCCGAGCCAGCGCGGCTGGCAACGGCAGGGCTACGTGTTCGGCGTTCACGCGTGGTGCCTCTCGAGTTGGGGTGGAGTTGGTGCTGCCAGTGGGGTGGTTAGGCAGCGGGGCGGCGATGTGCGGGAACTGGTGGGGTTGCCTTGGGGGCGAGCCTTGCGAGGGTGTTCCGGACGATTCCCCTGCACGGTTCGCAGCGGTAGCCGTCTTCGGTCAGTTTGACTTGCTGCGGCCAAGGGGATTCGCCGCAGCGGTCGCAGGGCCAGTAGCCGGCCTCGTAGAGGCGGGGCTGAAGGACTATCGGCGTGATCGTCACGCGGTGGTGCTCCTTTCAATGCGGGGTCGCAGCTGTGCGACCAGGGATGCGACGGCCAAGGAGATGGCCGTGAAGATGACGACGGCTGCGCTGGCGTCCAGCAGCAGCAGGATCGCCCGCCGCGCCGCTGGGTGGGCGGCCCACTGTTCGTAGTAGGCGCGAAACAGCAGCCACATGATCGCGGCTACGACGAGGAGTCCGAGGAGGTGGTTGTTGATGTGCCATGTGGCGCTGGTGAGCAGTCCGCCGAAGCTGGCCACGGGACGTGAGCGCCCGCAGGGTAGGCAGTCGGCGCATTCGCAGCCGTAGCCGTAGCGGGCGTAGACGGTGCCGTGGCGTGCCGGTACGTCCGTGTCGACTGGGGCGAGGCGGGGGTGGATCATGCGTCCGTCGATGAGGACACGTTCGGCGCGGCGTTTGGTGCGGGCGCCGGCCTGGCAGTTGGCGGCTTTCCTTCTGCACAGCGAGCAGCGGCAGCCTTGGTCGTAGTAGTAGCGCGACCTGCCGTGGGCGTACGAAGGAAACGGCTCTTGATCATGTCGCGACGGAGTAGGCTGTGCTGCCGGCCTTGACACAGGGTGGTGCCTCTCTCGGGGTGGGGGCGGAGACCTTTGGGTCGCCAGGGGTGGGGTGTCCCCCCGACGTTGGCTCCGATTAATTTGTTGTGAGCCCCACCATACTCCATACCCAAGGTATGGTCTAGTCGTTTTGGCTCCGTTCGGCGCAAACCTTCCCCGAAGATTCGCGGCCCCGAATTCGACACCACCTCGACACCCCAGCGCCGCACCGCGAGCACGGCTTCGCCAACAACGGTGACCGTGAGGGGCTTGTCCAGCCGCACTCGCGGCGCACCCATTCCATGGCTGCGCTGCGCTGCTGCGGCAACGCTGGCGGACCTGACGGCTCGTCGACCACTGCACGCCGTTGCCGAGCTCGTTCTCGTAGCTCGGCCAGTTCCTCTGTGGACAACTCTGGGGATAACCCGAGGTCGGTCAGGTCCTTCTCGGCGGCTTTCGTCACGTCTGCCTCCTCCGGCAGTATCGCTGGGCCGCCTTAATGATCGCATGATTGAGCCAGACAGCGCAAGATCCCTGAGCCTAGAACGCTCAACTCTGGGAAACGTAACGATCATGAATGTGTCAGGCCGCCAACTCCGTCGCGCAGAGCCGGTTCGGAGGCAGCGTGAGAATGTCCCAGCGGATACGCGCCGCCGTGTAGGTAGTCATCGCCGTCCACTCCGCGACCTCACTGTCGGTCCACCCCAGTGCGTGCAGCTCCCTGACGAGGCGATGCCTGAGATACCGCGGCAGCGCCTCGGCTGGCATAAACCCGTCGCGAGCCTGGCGATAGAGGACGCGTTCGCCGCGCTGAGAGAAGGGGATCGAGTCAGCCACCGCCGCCCACCGCCTCCGCCGACTCCGAAGAGGCGACCCTGCGAGGGGTCGGGAGAGAAGGATGCGTGCACGTGATCAGTTGGCCCTCGCCGCCGCGGCGAACGCCTTCCTCGTCGCACAGCTCGCACGCATCCACGGCCTCCCATCGACCTACCCGAGCAGCGATTGCGAGGGCGTGCTCCGTGGCGGTGCGCGCCCGTTCCGGCATTGAGGTTTGCCAAGTGAACCGCCGGAGCTGAGCGAGCGCCTCCCGCTTGGCCTGCGAGTCACCCGGGCCAGCCGTGGGTAGCTCGCCGCGCTTCTCGTTCTCAATGGTCGGCAACGGGGCATCCTCAAGCGGTTCGCCCTGGGCCCACAAGGACAAGTTGCGCTCGACGAACTCGGCGATAACCCGGCGCCGCCAGGCGATCTCCGCCGACGGATCATCGGCCAGTTCCAGTGGTGGCGTCGGTGCATACCAGCGGGTGCGGATGTCCTTGCGGACCTCGGCGACCCGCTGAGTGACATGCCCAGGCTCGAGATACACGCCGGGCTTGTAGGTGCGGTGCTCGATCACCGCGCGCATGCCCTGCTCGAGGTTCCAGCCGCCCTGCTTGGCGACTTCGCGCCAGAGCATCACGTTCGCCTTGTCAATCGTGCGGTTGTCACCGCACAGCGCCAGTTCTAGAAGGGTGAGTGCTTCCTCATTCGTGATCATCGTGGTGCCTCATCCTGTGATTGCTCGTGGGGTGGTGTTCTTGATTCGACCGGCCGCTTCGGCAGCGTCGGCCGCGCGCATCTCCTCGCGGAGTCGTTCAGCTGCCTGGAGCCGGCGGCCGGTGGTGCCCAGCTCGGGTTCCAGGGAGCTGTCTCTCTGGTGCATCACTTTGGCCACGAAGTCTGGGAGCAGCACCGGTCCACAGTTTTCGGCGAAGCACTTCGGGATGGCCTGGAGAATGACATCGCCGGGGATGTCCTCCTTGAGCAGCTTCGTCACGACCGGCAGCAGCCGTTTCATGGTGTCGGCGGGGACACGGTGGTCCTTGACGTAGACGTCCATCAGCTGGCGAGCGGCCGGGCTGTGAGTGGTGGCATTCCACCGCGTTGCACTTCGACGCGCGGCACGCGGTCGGGTTCCCCACTCTGCTGCGGCGTCGTCGGGGTCGGTGGCCGCTATCTCGTCGGGGAACTCGATGACTGGAGGTTCGGGGTCACACACCTCGCCGCGCGGCAGCGCGGTGTGTGTCTTGAAAGCTCCTTCGTCTGGTTCCCCTTTATATGGTTCCCACCCCTGATTGGGGGTGTTCCCAACCCCTCGATCTGGGGTTGCCCCCAAATCTGGGGTGGTCCTAACGGGTGACCCCAAATCAGGGGTGTTCCCCGTTGAGGCAGCTGCGATTGCAGCGTGGGTTCGGTGCGGGAGCCGCTTCACTCGTTCCTCGACGAGCTGCTCGATCGCGCCTGGACGGTGCAGGTCATCCGCCGCGCTGCGTAGTCCGGTGTAGCCAGCGGGCGCGTGGAGGCGAACGACGTACACGGCGTACCGACCCTTGCGGCCCGTGCGGTACTTCTTGCGGACGGCGCCGATCCCCTCCAGGATCTTGATCGACTTGCCGATGTCGTCAGGCTTGCTTAAGCCGAGGGCCGCAGCCAGCTTCTCCTGTGATGGCCACGCCTCGTTGTCCTTCCTGGCGTGGTTCACGTGCGCTCGGAGCAGCGCGTACACGCGGACTGCTCGGTCGGGAATCGGGGCAAGTAGCACCCAGTCCCCCACCAATGCAAAAGGGGTCTCATCTTCGTCCGCTTCCACAGCGAAGGGCTCAGAAGTGCTCATCGAACACACCCCGCCGGACTCGTGCCTGGAATCAGGAACAGGCGGTTAAGCGGTGGGCGGAGGAGCCAGATCAGGGCCGTCTCGGCTTCGTCGGCTTCCGCCCGCGTCGGGTACGGCGTGGCCGTCCAGGCTGCGAAGCTCTTGCCGCGCTGGTTGTCTTTCATGCGCACCCGGAAGCGGGATGTGCATCCGACGTACTGGACGGCCTCGGACTCGTCGAACAGCGTGTAGACCACGTGGATGCGATTGGGGGGAACTGCGGCACCGGGCAGTAGTGGCCACTGACCGGACCAGGTGCCGTCTGGGTTGCTAGGTGTTCGGGCGAGCTGGGACAACGGGGGGATCACTGGCAACTTGTTGTTGCCGGTCACTCCTCCTCGACGCACCGGAATTGATCTCATGCGGCGTGGTGCCTCTCTTGAGTTGCCGAGTGGGGTGCCTCGGCATGGGGTGGGGTGGTGATCACCGCTAGGTGAGCGGCACGTTCATCATGACTCGAAGGTGCGACACCCTCGTCGTGCGTGAACCGCCAGCCAGCCTGGCGAGCTGCTTCACGGTCGCGGGTCACAGTGCGGGCGGTGCTGTGGAGCATCTCGGCGATGGCTAAGGCAGACCAGCCAGACTCGGTCAGGAACACCACTGCGGCCTCGCGGAGCCGCTTACCGCGAGGTCCGGGTCCTCTCCCCCGCGAAGACTCCTGGGGGAACTGGCCGTCCAGGACGGCTTCCCATTCCTTCACCGCAGGGTCGACAGAGGGGCCATAGTCAGGAACAGCGGACGGGTCGTCGATGGCGCCCTCGTCCCACGCCAGCGCGGGCGCCCAGCCTGCGGCAGCCCTGGCGCGGACCATGTCGGCGGCCAGTCCGACTGCTGGTGTCATGCTCAGCGATCGGTACAGCGCGTCGATAGCCTGCGCCTGAACTGTGCGGATGACCGGATAGAACGGCTGTCGGAGCTTCCGTACCCGGGTGTCAGTGACCCCGAGCCGCTCGGCCAGGAAGGGGGAGCCGTAGCCCATGACCGCGAGGGCTTGCAGGCGCCGCGCCGAGCCGGTCGAGTCCACCATTCGGGGACGGAGGCGCCCTTCGCGTTGCCGTTTCGCGTAGAGGCGGTGGTCCTCGCGGGCGTCGGGGCAGCGGCAGTAGAAGTTGCTGTAGGAGTTGCGGTTCCCGTGGCGCACGACGCCCTTGGCGTCGGGGCGTGCCGGGCAAGAGGACCGGTCGACCTCTAAGGAAGTCCCAAGAGTCCCTGGCTGACCGTTCGCAGAGGCAAAAGGTCGCCTTACCTCAGAAAGTGGACGTTGAGACAAGACAGGCGCGTTTGTATGTGCGATCCTGTCCGTGCACCCCTGGGTTCCACGACGGCCACCACCCCGATCCTGTCGTGGCGATGGCCTATCGTGAGATCCCTGGGTGCCCGTATCGATGCCAGCACCGCAAAACCCAGGGGTGGGGGCTGTGGTCGTGAGATCGGTACGGTAAGGGCTAGTCGATGATCTAGACATCTGCTGGTCCTTTCAGACCGCCGGCAGGGCGCAGTGGTAGAGGTGTGGTGCCTCCCTCCCGAAGCCCTGCCGGCGGTTCTCCTTTTGTCATGAAGCCGCGCCGCATTGAGGGGGCACCCTTTGACGGGGTGGCTGGTGCGCCCCTCAATGCGAAACGGGTTCAACGGCAGCTACCCCCGGGTGGCCCAGTTGCCTGTGAGGCAGGGGTGGCGGGCGACTTTCGGGGTAACGCTGGTGGGTGACGTTAGCGCGTTCGTGACGCTCGCGGTGCCACCGATAGCCCACGGTTAAACATCACTGTCACCAGACTGCGCCAAGCGGTAGATCCACTACACCTGGATCTCACAGCCCGTGCCCGACTGGTGGCAGACCGTGCCTAGAACCTGTTCCACACAGAGGAAAACGCACACATACCGCCCCGGTGCGGCGGTTGCAGCCGCACTCGGTACGTGTTCGGTGCGTACCTGTCATTCGGGTCACCGGTGACGGCGATCAGATCGGCGACGACCAGGGCGCGACTGGCGCGCTGGATCGTGCGCTCCGAGACGGCGAGGCTCTGCGCCAGCTCGGCGCGGCTCACAGTGACAGAGTCGGGGGTGGCTCGCCTGTACAGTTCCGCCAGCAGGCGGAGCGCGGCCGGGGGGCGTTTCGGCGTGTCCGGATGGACTCGCGACGCCACAGCGTCTAGGCTCACGACAATCCTTTCGATGGATGGCGCCGCCCCCTTCAAGCCGGCCAAAGCTTTGACGTGGGGGTGGCGCTTTTTTTATGTGCAGGTCTGGGCGGAGCGTAACCCTCGATCCGCGAAAGACCACCGCGACACGCCGTAGGTTGTCTCCCCTGTTCCGACACGCCGATCATCACTATCGGCGAGGTGGAAAGCCACCCCTGTGCCATACCCTTGGGATATGCCCCGTCAGTACCGTCCGCAGGTGCCGCTCCCAGAGTCCCTGGCCAGCCGTCTCCATGACGCGGCCGAGGCTAGTGGCGAGTCGGTAGGCGAGCTGTGCTTTCACTGGATCATCACGGCGGCGCGGCTCGCCCAAGCCGGCCGTGGGCACCTCCTCCCCCAACAGCGCCGCGCGCCGCGAGGCAGTGTCGGACCAGTCCGCACAGTCCGCTGGAAACAGAGCGCGGACCGATTCCACGAGTGCCGCGACCTGATAGTCGCCGCAGGATCGTCCGTCCCGGCGGTGCTCCGCGAGGCGGCAGAGGCCTACCTGGCCGCGGGGAACGACGCGGTGATGATGGCCTGGCCAGCTAAAAGAGCCATCTCCAAGGCCGCCTAAATAGGGTCTTGTATAGACCTTAGGTCTAGGTCTATTATCTGAGGTATGGCACCGACCACCCCAGGTGCCGGGTCCGACTCCACCCCCTCGGACACCGGCGTGTTTTCACAGTCCCTCGTTCCGTTCCCGGAACGGCAGCTCCCAGGGCTGCCCACCCCCCACGACACCCGCCTACTGCTGACCACGCGCCTGAACGAGGCCGTGGCGAAGGTCCGCGCCGAGCGCACCGTCCGCAGCCGCGAGGACACCTTCGCCCTGATCCGCGCCGTCCAGGGCGTACGCGAACTGATCGCCGACTACGGCAACGCGTTCAAGACTGTGGCGGAGACCGGCAAGGAAATCCTGGAAGAGGAACTGTTCGAGGCAGTCGGCGAACAGGACGGCATCCCCATGTCGGGCTTGGTCGTGCCGCAGTCCGGTGGCGACATCAAGATCGGCCGGAAGACCCATAACGAGTACTACGTGGATCTGCCGCAGGTCATCGCCGCACTGTCTGCGCTGGTGTCCGCCGAGTGGGCTGCCGCGCTCGATGCGAAGGCCACCGACATTACCCCGCACTCGGACCCGGAGCAGTTCGCCTGCGCCGTTGCGCAGCGGGCCCTCGCGTTCCTCGGCGCTGCGAAGCCGAAGGTGACGAAGGTTCGGGAGCTGGCCCACGATCTCGCCGCAGCTGGCGAGGACAAGCTGGCTGGCATCGTCAACGACGCGGTCCGCAAGAACGTGATCTATGACGGCATTACGGTGGAGAGAAAGTCCGCCGCCTGAGACTCCCGCAGCGGCGGGCGAAGATGAGGGTCTCCGCCGCCGCTGCGGGGCCTAAGAACTCCCTCGGCGGCTATCGATGAAGCGACACCCAAACGAGTATCGCCGCCGAGGGCCCTAACTGAATACGCGCCCACCACCCCGGGCGTTACCACCCCACTGGAAGGCACCACCGTCATGACTGAGCCATCAGTCCCGCTTGTCGAGCAGACCGAGACCATCGAGGCGTCTTCGCCGGGCGCAGAGATCGTGCAGTTCCGGTCCCGCAACTCCCTCAACTCCAAGGTCCACTACGCGGAGAAGCTGGCCCAGTCCGGGCTGCTGCCGGCCGCGTACAAGAAGCAGCCCGCGAACGTGCTCTACGCCGTGGAATACGGCGAGATGCTCGGGTTGGCGCCGATGGCCGCGATCACCGGCATCCACATCATCGAGGGCAAGCCTTCCGCTTCGGCCGCACTGATTGGCGCACTGGTCCGCCGCGCTGGCCACCGGCTGCGCGTCACCGGCAACGACACCAAGGCCACCGCGCAGATCATCCGCAAGGACGACCCGGACTTTGTGTTCGAGTCGATCTGGACGATCGAGCGGGCAAAGCAGGCGGGGTTGACCGGCAAGGCTGTGTGGAAGCAGTACCCAGCGGCGATGCTCAAGGCCCGTGCGATCTCCGAGGCTGCCCGCGACGCCTGCGAGGAAGCCCTCTCTGGAGTGCACTACACGCCCGAGGAGTTGGGCGAGAACGTGGGCGAGGACGGCATCCCCACGACCCTCGTTGAGCAGATGCCCGCCCCTGAGGTGGACTGGGACGCCGAGATCGCCAAGTGCAACGGCGACCGGGCCGAGCTCGTGCAGGTGTGGAAGCGCGCCCCCGCCAACGTGCGCGCAAAGATCGAGGCCGCCGCGAAGGCTGCCAAGCCCGTCGACGTGCCGGTGGTGGTGGATGCGGAACTGGTTGAGGAACCCGCACCGACCCGTAAGCCCCCCTACCAGCGTCCGAGCAAGGCCGAGAAGGGCCGCACAGCATCCGAGGTGTTCGACCAGCTGCTCGCCACCGCCGACTTCGATGAGGCCGAGCGTCTGATCCGTGAGGCTCCCAGCGTGGACGTGTCGTCGTGGATCAACCAGAAGCCGGACGTCCAGGAAGTGCTGGGCATCTTCTCAGGGGATAAAATCATGCTGTCGCACTTCGGCCAGCTGGTCGCCGACTACATCAACGTCCACGGCTATTCGGTCCAGGCAGCCCTGGATGGGGAACTACCGAGCGAAGGGTCAGCGGCATGAGCGACGTGGTCGCCAGTGCGGTACCCGGCTTGGTCGTGTGGGCGGCTCCGCTGTGGCTGAAGCTGCCCATCCTCGCGGCCTGCCTACTCGCGGCGTGGGGCCTCGCCGCAGCCATCCGCCGCTGGGCATTCCGAGAGAAGGACGAACGATGAGCTGGCTATCTAAGCGGCGGCAAGTAGGCGCAAAGGCCGACGGCTCCGAAGAGTGGGTCAACGAAAAGTGGCCCTGCCCCACCGTCCAAGCCCTCATTGAGGTCTACGCCGACCGGATCGGAAGCACGTGATGGACGGTTCGTCGCATTACAAAGAAGCCGAGGAACTCCTCGCGCTGTTCATGTCATCGACTCGCAGCGACCCCATTTCTGAACCGGATCAGGTGCTTCAGGCGGCCCAGGTGCACGCCACGTTGGCGCTGGCCGCCGCAACCGCGCTACCGCACCTCGACTTTCGCGGGGGCAACAAGAGCGGCCACCAGGCGAGCGAGGCGTGGCGCGAGGTAATCGTATGAGCCGGATCTGGTTTTTAGTGCCGCTGTTGCTGCTGCTCAGCGCGTGCGGCGACGGTCCCGACACACCCACATCGTGGCAGGACGTGGCGCTGTGGGCGGTTGGGGGTCTCACGCTGGTGGGGATCACCTGGGCTGAGCGGAGCCGGCGATGAGCGGCTTGCAGAAGCTGAAGGACCGGCTCACCCCCGGCACCTTGTTGACCTGCGTACGCAATACGTACCTGCCATATCGAGACGGCACCCAACATTTCGTCACGGGCTTGCACAAGCAGCAGGTCGGCTGCCAACGCCTGACCGAAGGTGTCCGGCCTCCACGCGGCGAAGGCGCGGTGACGATCATGCTGCCGGAACGCGCCGACCTGGTGTGGGTCGACAGCGACACCGTCCGCTGGCCCCTCGGCATCGGAGCGCATTCGGTGACCTACAGGATCGGGAGCGCGGAGTGACTGGCACAGAAATCCCCGACGAGGCGCGGCGCAAGGCGGCCGGCCTAATCGACCGGCTGTCCGAGGCCGCCGATTTCAACTGGGGCACCCACTACCCGTGCCTGCGCGATGACCTCGGCGACCTGGTCAGCGACCTACAGTCAGGGAAGACGTCGCCAACGATCGAGCAGATCGTGGACGTTGTGGCGCAGGAAACCCGAGTGGCGCAGATCGCGATCCTGCGCGAGTGGATCCTGGACATCAACCTGCGGCGCTACGAGACGCCGGAGCAGATTGCCAAGGCCATGCACGTGCGGATGGAGTGGTTAAAGACGCTGGAGGAGGTCCAGGGCGATGACGGCTGACGAACTAGCCGAAGCCCAGCGGTTGGCTCGCGTCTGGGCGACTGGCTCGGGGCGCGGTGAGCGTGACCGCTACCAGTTGGCGGTCGAGGCAGTACTGACCGAGTACAACCGGCGGGGTCGCCTACTGATTGAAGCTGAAGGCGCTCTGGAGAACTGCAATCGCGCGTACAGGCAGCAGGCCCCCATCGTCGAGGCTGCGACCGCAGTGGCCACGTTGTGGCCAAAGGTTCCACACGAGGCTACGCAGGAGCAGCTGTTCGCCTTGCTTGACGCTCTGGTCGCCGCTGTCGAGGGGCGCGAGTGATGCGCTGGATAGTGACAGTCCTCCCCGAGGAGGCCGACGAGATCCTCCACCCCCTCGTCGGCTCCTGGGAAGTAATCCCGATACCGCCAGGCCAGCCCGACAAGTTGTAAGCCCGCGCCACCGGGACTCCACCCCTGTCCCGCCCCACCCCACCAGAGAGGCACCACCGCCATGACCGCACCTACCCGGAACCGTCGCGACGATCTGACCTGGCAAGAGGCCGCCCTCTGCCAGGAGACAGACCCAGAACTCTTCTTCTCGGACCAGGCCGCCGACACTGCCGCCGCTCTGAGGCTTTGCCGCGGCTGCCCGTCTAGGCAGCCTTGCCTCCTCTTCGCGCTGGATCGGGAGATTCGAGTCGGCGTTTGGGGCGGCCACACCGAAATCCAGCGGAAGGCGCTGCGCCGGACGCGGGGCATGGACGCCGTCGCATGAGCGACCCGCTCATCGTGGACCTTTGCGGAGGTGCCGGCGCCGCAGCGGGCGGCTACATGCGGGCCGGCTTCCGCGTCCTCGGTATCGACATCGCACCGCAGCTGAACTACCCCGGCCCGTTCATGCAGGCGGACATCACGAACGCCCCGATCGCTGAGATCATCGAGGTCAGCGGTGCGGTCGCAGTCCACTTCAGCCCACCCTGCCAGAAGTGGTCGCGGCTGGCCTACTACCAGCCCGAACTGATCGACGACAAGTATCCCGACCTGATCGGCCCGGGCCGGGAGATGCTACTGGCCGTCCAGGCGCGGCTCGGAATCCCATTCGTAATCGAGAACGTGCCACAAGCGCCACTGATCAATCCAGTGTTGCTGTGCGGGACGATGTTCCCCGACTTGAAGGTTTGGCGACACCGCCACTTCGAGGCCCACGGCTTCACCATCACCCAACCGCCGCATCTTCCCCCCGCCGATCACCCGAAGTGCATCCGCAACGGCTACCTGCCCACAGCTGAGCGGCCGTTCATGTCCATTCACGGCGGCAAGCACAGCCGGGCCTGGCAGCGGAAGGCCTGCGAGGTGATGGGCGCCCCGTGGATGATCGCCCGCCCCGGACCTGAAGCCCTCAAAGCCGGCATCGCCGAAGTGAGCGAGGCCATCCCAGTCCAGTACACCGAATACGTCGGGCTCGAGCTGATGGATGCCCTGTCCCCGGAGCAGGTGGCAGCCGCGTGACCGCCGCAGAACTGTGGCAGCAAGCCCACGCCGAGAAGGACTTCGACTCCTATCGCCGGCTACTCCACGAGGCCCAGGCCGCCGAGCTTGAGGAACGCGCCCGCCTCCAAACACCACCCGAGGGAGAAGCGGCATGAGCGACGTCGAACTTACCGAAGAGCAGTATCAGGCGATCATCAAAGACGTGGTGTCCGGGTTGATCCCAGCCACCGCCACACAGATCGGCGCCGCGCTGGGCCATCTCTCCCGCGAACTCGGCCGGGTCAACAAAGAGGTGACCGCCGCCCAGAAGGACGTCCGACGGCTGACTAGGGATTATCAGCGCGCGTTCGACCTGGTTCTGATCCCGCTGACCAACCCGCCGGAGGGCGAGCCGGTCATGGTCACGGTCGCTAAGGCAATGGCCCGGGTCGACCCGAAGGTTTACGCCCTCGGCCTCGAATTGGATGTCGCCAAGTCTGAGGTGCAGCGGCTGCAAAACGACTTTGAGGAGCTCCAAGACCGCATTCGGGTGGGGCAGACGAATGCGGCCACCGTCAGGTCGGAACACCGCAACATCGGTTACGGGCACGGCTCGTGATGGGCGCCAACGCTGACGCCTCGGCCCGCGGGAAGTCCAATCGCAACAAGGGCGCCGATACCGAGCGGAAGCTCGCTAACTGGATGTTGCCCTGGTTCCCGGAGGCGGAGCGCGCCGAGAAGAACGGCTGGCGCACCGCATACCGCAGCTCTGCCGACCCAGGAGACATCGACAAAACCTCCCCTGGCCTGTTCTGGTCAGCCAAGTACGTCCAGGTCGAAGCGATCGCCAAGTGGATGGCCGAGATGGACGACAAGGGCGCCGGCCGGCTCGGGCTGCTGGTGGTGCGCCGCAAGGGTCACGCCAGCCCCGGCGAGTGGTGGTGTTGGTTCAGGCTCCATCAGCTGCTGGAGCTTTGCGACGGGCTCGGTCCTGCTTTCGAGACTGCGGATGCCCCGGTGCGGATGGAACTCCAACACGTGATGCCGCTGCTGGTGCGGGCGAACTACGCCAGGGAGCCGGTGGCGGCATGAGGGTTCCGATGCCGTTGCTGCTGCGCGGCGACGCCCGCAACCTGCCGCTGCCCGACAGCTCGGTGGATTTGATCTGCACTTCACCGCCCTACTTCGGTTTGCGGGACTACGGCTATGACGGGCAGATCGGCTCGGAGCCGACCCCGAAGGAGTTCCTGGATGCGCTGATCGCCTGCACTGCCGAGATGGTGCGAGTGCTCAAACCGTCGGGGAGCCTGTGGATCAACCTGGGCGACAAGTACGCCGGAAGCACGGGCGGTGGCGCCCCGAGCGCGAGCAGCACGCTACGCGGCAACGGGCACGTCGGTGGCGGCCCCAAACAGCAAATGGGCGCAGGTCGTGCGGCGGGCCGAATTCTGCCCGGTCGCCCGAAGTCGCTGATGCTGTTGCCCGAGCGGTACCGGATCAGGTGTGTCGACGAGCTCGACCTGATCGCCCGCGCGGTGTTGATCTGGTCGAAGCCGAACGGGTTGCCGGAGAGCGTGACGGATCGGGTGCGGCGCTCACACGAAGACTGGGTGCACCTGACGAAGGCGCCCCGGTATTTCTCGGCGGTCGACGAAATCCGCGAGCAGCACACGGGCGCCGGCCTGTCCGATACGGCGCGCGGCCTGGGCTACACCCGCACGACACCCGGCGATCCGAGCGGCAACGACGGCACGGAAAACCGGCGCGGCACGGTACGCGCGACGAACCCGCTGGGGAAGCTGCCCGGCAGCGTGTGGACGATCCCCACGCAGCCGCTGACCGTGCCCGCGGCGCTGGGTGTGGATCACTTCGCGGCGTTCCCGATGGCGTGGCCGCGTCGGATCATCCAGGGCTGGTCACCACGCGAGGTGTGCACCGCGTGCGGCGAAGGCCGCCGACCGGTAGTGGACACCCGGCGGATGCGCGGCACCGAATCGGTCACGGGTGCGCTGTACGGGGATGCTGGTCGGTTCGACACCGCTACCGGCCGGCGGCATATCGAGCACACAGAGCGCACCCTGACCGGCTGGGCCTGCGACTGCCCCGACACCACGTCACCCTCCACGCTCGGCGTGGTGCTCGACCCGTTCTCCGGGACCGGCACGACCGCACTGGTGGCCGCCATGCTCGGCCGGCGCGGCATAGGCGTGGAGTTGTCGGCCGACTACCTACGGCTCGCCCAGTGGCGCGCCAGCGATCCGAAGGAACGCGCTCGCGCGGCCGGCCTTGACCCAGATGTGGTGTCGGCGATCAAGCCGCAGATCACCGGCCAGGGCGACCTGTTCGACGAGGACGGCGCGGCATGAAGAGATCGCCGCTAGGGCCGAGGAAGGCTCCGATGAACCGGGACAAGCCGATCGAGCGCAAGATTCCCTCGCCCCGGCAGCCGGTCGAGCCAGCGACGAAAAAGCCGAAGGCCCGCACCGGTCGGGTGCCGATGCCGGTTGCACTCGCCGCGATGGTGCTGGTCCGCGCCGAGTGGTGTTGCGACTGGTGTGCCCGCTCGATCGACGGCCAGCCGTTCAGCAGACAGCACCGTCGTGCTCATGGCATGGGCGGCAGGCAGGGCGCCGAGTTGCACACCCCGGCGAACGTGATCGTCCTGTGTGGAAGTGCCACATCCCCCGGCGGTTGTCACGATCGCGCCGAGAACACCAAGGACCGCCAGATGGCCTACGACCTGGGGTTCGCCATCCGAGGCGAGGCTCGCCGACCAGAGGACGTGCCGATCCTGCGACACGGTCTGCACTTGGTCATCCCGGGCGACGGCGTGTGGCATCCGGCGTCTGACCCCCTCGCTGCGTAGTATTGCTATACCGCACGCACTGCTGTATGATGCAACTAGACGCACAGCGCGACCTTCCACCCCAGGAGCGCCCCCATGCAGTTCTCCACCACCCCGCCCGCTGGCTGGACCCCCACCCCGCGTAAACGTCCCCGTCGGCCCATGGTCGACCTGGACCCGAAGCTCACCCTCCAACGCCCAACGTTCCGCCGCGTCAACCAACCCGACGGGCCTACCCGCATGGAGACCTGGGCGGCGGTCAGCGCCGACGGCGAATGGAAGTTCGAACGCGAGGAGTCCCCCGGCACCCCGTGGCTCCTGATCCACGTCCCGACCGACCGCGTCGTGGGCATGTACGGCAGCCTCCCGAAGGCCCGGGAGGCCGTGGCACGCGGCTGGGCGCAAGCCAAGATAGCCGCCTGACCTGCGGGTTCCCGCCGTTTCCCGTGCGGCAGGAACCCGGCCCCTCCCGGATGTGTCCCGGAGGAATCCCGAACGGGAACCCGCGGGATTCCCGCCCACCTGAAAGGCAGCCCGATGAGGATTTTTGTGGACGACGAGAGGGGCACCGTCTCGGTGGAGTGGCATGCGCGCGCCCCGCTGAGCGTGCTCCGCGACGACGGCACTGTGACCGTCCAGTACTACGTACCGGTGGCGAAAGCCCCAGTGTGGGACTCCGACGGCGGCGACACCGAGGACTACGAGCGTGGCCACGACGAGGGCCGTGCCGAAGGATTCGACGACGGGTATGACCGGGGCCACGAGGAAGGCCACGTCGAGGGCTACGACAAGGGCCTCACGGACGGCCGCGCCGAGGCTAAGTCCCCGGAGGCGGTGGCATGAGCTACGCAGTGGAGCTACTCGGTGAGGACGACGACGGCACGATGCCGCAGAACGTCGCCGACCTGGCCAGCACGGTTGTCGGCCGCCGCATCGTGTCGGCCGAGAGGAAGACTCTCCCGGTGAAGCGGTGGTCCTTCTCGGAGGACGTCGACACCATGGAGCAGTTCGTCCTGACCCTGGATGACGGCACTCAGGTCGGACTCGCCGACGCCGACGACTGCTGTGCCTACACCGAACTGAAGTCATTCCTCCTGCACCCGGAGCGCGTCGACCACATCATCACCGGAGTGGGGACCACGGGCGGCTTTACCCGCTGGCACATCTACGCCGACATGGGGGATGTCCTCGAACTCACGGTCGGGTGGTCGTGCGGCAACCCGTTCTACTACGCGTACGGGTTCGACATCTACGTCGTGCCCCTGGGAAGCGCCACCGGCGGACTAGTGACTGAGTCATGACCGCATTCACCGTGCCCGCTGGGGAGTTGTACACCGCAGCCGAGTGGGCGGCGAGGGCTACGCCCGCCAAGTCGCCGCTGCCGATGCTGATGGGCCTCCTCATCGACGCCGGGGAGGATCACCGGCTGACCATGTCGGGGTTCGACTACGAGCGCCGCGCCACCGCCACACTCGAGGTCACTGTCGCCACGCCGGGCCGCATGCTGGTCCCAGCCCGGCTGCTGGTCGATGTGGCGAAAGTGGCCGGGAAGAACGAGACGCTGCGCATCGACAGCTCGGCCGGTTCGGTCGTAGTCACCGCGGGGCGGGCCCGGTGGACGCTGCCGCTACTCCCCCACGACGACTATCCGAAGCTGCCCGACCAGGGCTCCGAGGTGGGTGTCGTGAACACCGGCGACCTGCGCCAAGCGGTCCGCAGAGTCATCCGCGCGGCATCCACCGACCCAACCCTGCCGATGCTGACCGGCATCAAACTGGAGGGCAACGGCGACACGTTGACGCTTGCCGCGACAAACCGGTATCAGCTGGGCGCCGCCGTGATCCCGTGGACCCCCGCCGACCCTGCCAGCCCGTTCGCCATGCTGGTGCCCGCCGAGCTGTTGAACGTCGCGGCGAGGGCGGCTGGGTCGGACGGCGAACCGATGACGTTGACTGCCGTCGGTGGTCTCCTCGGATTCGCCGCCGACGGGTATTTGACCACCGGCCGAGTGTTGGACGCCGAGTTCCCCCGCTGGCGCACCCTCATGCCCGTTCCCGCAGGCAGGCACGTCAACCTGGACACCGCCGACCTACTTCGGGCCATCACCCAAGCCTCGCCAACCTCGACCGACAAAACCGGCCAGCTCACCCTCACTACCAGCGACAACACCGTGGCCGTGTCAGTCGCGGGTGATGACCGGTCGGCTGTGGTCGAGTTCGGCGCCGACTGCGAAGGCGAACCCATCGAAATCGCCTTCAACTCCGCCTACCTGAAGGACGCCCTGGAGGCGGCAGGGTCGGAGCGGGTCACCGCGCACTTCGGCGCCACCAACCGGCGCCCCGTGCTCGTTGTAGGTGATGACCCTGACACCTACCGGCACCTGGTCATGCCGGTCAGCCTCCCAGGAGCAGCGTGAGCCCCATGGTTTTCCCAGCATCTGAGGATGGCCCGAAGACGGCCCGCATGTGCACGCCCGAGGAGACGCGCCTCCTTCACTGGCTCATGGCTGAGCGCGAATGGCGCGTGGAGGAGGCGCAAAAAGCGCTGTGGGCTGCCGAGAAGGCGCAGCGCCAAGCCGAGCTGGACATAAAGCGCCTGCACAACGACGGGATCGTGGCCGCTCACGAGGCGGCAGTCGAGGCAGCTTCGGGGCTTCGTCGGGCGATTTTCGAACTGCATCGCCCAGTCCGTGATGACCCGTACGAGCCGAACTGCAAGGAGTGCAGCGACGACTACGGGATCAGCTTCCCGTGCGACACATACGTGCTGGCCAGGGACTGGCAGGACGCGCCGTGAGTCAGGAACGACGCGACCCCGACGAGCTGCGCCGACGCGGCGCCCGCTACGGCAAAACCAAACCCGACCTGGATCTTGCCGGCATGAAACGCCGTGTCGGAGATGCGATACGGGAACTGCGCATGCAGAGCGGGCTGACGCAGGACAAGCTGGCCGAGAAGATGCGCGCCGCCAACCACACCACCTGGACCGCCGACACCGTCTCCGCCGTCCAAACGGGACGGAACCGCAGCGTCCACCTCGACGAACTGTTGACGCTGTCCCGGATCTTCGGGGTCACCACTGACGAAATCCTGACGGGCGCGCTCGGTGAACCCAAGCTCCCCGCCCAAGCCCAAGAACATCCTGCGGTGGAACTGCTGGACGGCGAGGTGATCAAGTACGTCGCCGAGATGCCCCCGTTTCAGGCTGCCGCGTGGCATCGAGTAGGTAGTAGATCAGTCCCGGCGCAGCGCGAGGAGATCGAGGCGTTGGCGGACCGGGCTGGTGTGAAGCGCAACGAGATGTGCCGGCGGCTGTGGGCTATCGCCATCCCGGCGTACCGCAAGTGGCTCGACCAGCAAGGCCGCTAACCACCCCTGCGGCCCGAACGAGAGGCACCACCCGTGACCCACGCCTATGCGCACGTCCCCCTGTCCGAGCTGGCCCGGCTGCTCGCCTACAACGCGGCCGTGATCGCCGCTACTCCCCCAGATCGACTTGTGGACGTGCACGAGGACCTCTTGGAGGCCGCCGACCTGTTGATCGCGGCGGCCGAATATGTGGAGGAACACGGCTTGGCGCAGGGCCCGGTCGGCGAGCCCCGTAGCCCAGCGTTCCTCGCGCCACCTGCGGGGTCTGGTCATGGATGACATCCGGCTATGTGAGCGCTGCTGCTCGAAAATCGGTTCGAGCGAACCTCACGTGCAATACGCCCATGTGATCGACACTCACTCTGACGGTACCCCCGAGTTTTCGTACGCGTACGTGCATCACCCCAAGGTCGCGCAGTGTGTGCCTGAGGCGGCGACTGACGCCGCATAGCCAGACCTTGGGTATTGCCAGAACCGAGCGGCTCGCTGTATGATGAGTTTAGACAGCAACCCCCCACCCCTGGAGTCAGCGATGAGCGCATTGACACGGAACTGGCTGATCGGCTCGACCGTCGCCTGGTCCCTGCTGATCTACGGCTGGGTCGGGGATTCCAAGTGGGCGATCGGAGCGGCCGTCGTCATCTTCCTCGCGCTGATGATCGAGCGTTACGACAACTGGAAGAGGGCGCACTGACATGGGCTTCGGTACCCGCAACAGTGACGGCGCCTCCGGTCGGGGTGAGCCGGTCAACACGATCCCAGCGCAAGATCTGGCTGGCATGCGGAAGGTCGCGCGCCAGCACAGCGCCGAGCATCTGACGGAGCTGTACAGCGCCGGCACTAGCCGGGAGAACTCCCACTACGACCCGAAGAGGGCAGGGAACAACTGATGCCTGAGGTGAAAGGAACGGCAGCCGTCCGCGTTTACGTGAACGAAGCCAACGGGACGGTGCACGTATCGACGGCGACGCCCAACAGCGGCGGACTGAAGTTCGCCGCGGGCGAGTGGGACGAGTTCACTGGGGACATTGCCCGGGCGGCGCAGGTGCGGATCCTGCGGGAGACGGCCGAGAAGATCAGACAGTCCTCGTGGACGAGCCGGGACGAGGCCGGCGCTGTGGTTGCACGGAGCATCGCGCTGCACATTGCGCAGGTGATCGACGCGAAGGTGGCCGAGCTGGAGAGCGGCGGGGGCCAGACGGGGGCGGAGGTCCAGGGCGATGACGAGTGAGCCGGAGTGCTCGAACTGTGGCGGCACCGAGGACGTGGCGCCGGTGTCGTTCGACATGGATTTGCCGACGATCATGCTGTGTCGGATCTGCTCGTTTTTGATCGTGAGCGACCCGGTGATGTTCAACGCCATGACGGTGCACATTGCGCAGCAGATCGACGCGAAGGCGAACGAGAACGAACGCATCTCTTCCGGAACCGCGTCAGGCAGCATCGACTTCGTGATGGAGGAGCAGTACGCCCGCGAGTTCGAGCCCTCCGTGTTCGACGCCGGTTTCCGTGCCGGGCTGGAGAAAAACCGATCCGTCGTCGCCGCCGCGACCGCGCTGGCGCCCCACTGGCGGCCGTCGGTGCGACAACGCGTGCACGAGGCGAGCCCGCAACTGGCCGAGGCCCTGGACGTGGTGGTCGCCGCTGTCGAGGAGAAGACCGATGGGTGAGACCGAGCGGGAGTTCCGAGCTATCGCCGATCGAGCCTTGGCCGAGAGCTCCCCGAAGCTGGCATGGCTCATGGCCGAGTTCAGACGACTCCGTGAGGTGGAAAGGGTGGCCAAGGAGTGCTTGTACGGCCGGCCGGACGATCCGCGAATGATGTCCCGGTACGCCGAGCTAGACGCGCTGATCAGGGCAGGAGAAGGAACGTGAGCGATGCCGAACTGTCCGAGTCACGGGACTGTCCGTCGTGCGCGCAGATGAAGCAGTGGTACGGCCCGGATGGCAACGCGTGGCGCGACGAGCACCTGTGGATGCGCCCCATCGTCGAGGCCGCGACCGCGCTAAAAAGGGCGTGGGAGCGGGGCACGCAGGAAGACATCGCTCGCTGTGTGGGCGCCCTGGCCGCCGCTGTCGAGAGGAAGACCCAGTGAGTGATTTCGAGATGTGGGACATCGTCCAGGTCGGCAATGACGTGACCGAATGGCGTGTCGACGCGATCGAACTGGACTTGGTTCGGCTGAGCCGCAGCTACATCAACGATGCCGGGAACCCTGTCATCGTCTCGGCCACGGTATCGCCGGAGTGGATCAGGCTCCTGCGCAAGGGCACGCCGCCGCCGAAATGGGACGGCCCAGAGCTGACGGTCCGACCGTTGTCGCAGCCCGAGATCAAAGCGTTCACCGAGAGCAATGTGCGCCTGTCGTGGACACCACCGCTAGACGAAGCCGCCGCTGTCGAGGAGCGAGAGCAGCCATGACCTGTCGTGAGTGCGCCCAGCACGAGTGGGCCGACCTGGAGTATATCGGCGTTTGGGCAGGCCATCCGCGCCGATGGGAACCCAACTGGTGGACGCAGCGGCGCATCGACCGCGCCCTGAAAGTGCGGGAGCAGGTGAACGAGGCATACGCGGCGGGCATGTGCCGGGGGCTGGGCCACGTCGAGGAGCGTGAGCGGTGACCAGCCTGATCTGCGGCGCAACGTTCATCGCCTTCCTGCTGATCTTCGGCGCGCTCTGTTCCCGTAGCGGCGGCGGTTCGTCCTACAGCGGCAACGTCACGCCCTACGCCAAGAACCGTACGGAGTTGCGCGCCGAGAACTGCGTCCACGAGGCCGGGCATTATGTGGTCAGCCGGCGGCGCGGGTACGGGGCCAGCTCCCGGGTGAAACCCAACGGGGACGGCTGGACTTGCGTGAGTCCGTCCAACGCCATGGACGACGCGGTGATCCTGGCGGCCGGGTCGGCCGCGGCTAACCTGATCTACTTCGGTCGGGACATGGGCATCACCCGAGGTGACGGGAGCATCCTTCCCGACGCGTGCCGGAAGGCGGGCATCACCGTGGAGCAGGCTCGGGAGATCGCCCGTAGCGAGGTGCGCGCCAACCGGGGTGCGATCGAGCGGGCGGCACGGCGGCTGGACGAGAACGGGAGGATCTGACATGCCTAGCTACGGGGAAGCGCCAGATGAGACGCCCGAGGAACTGGCGGAGTTCGAGCACGCTGAGATCGAGGTGCGCGAGGACGGCGCGATCGACGTGCACTACCCACAGTCCTCGTTCCGGGAGTTCCCACCCAAGACGGATGACACCCCGTGATCCCCCTGTCGATCTGGATCCTGAGTCAGTTCACCAGTCCTGAAGTGCTCCTACTGCTGATCGGCCTGTCTGCGGAGGCGGTGCGGCAGTTGAAGCTGTCTGGCGCGGTGGAGGAACAGTGAGCGAGCGATGCATGGCAATCTGTCGGGAGTGCTCCGACGAAGGCTTTGTCGGGTACGTGATGGCGATCCCGTTCGATGCTCCAGCGGAGCGGGACGCGTGGGTGTCGAAGCACATCCAGGCGAACAGCCACACGGTCGTCAGCATCGACGGCGGCTGGCTGTCCCCGCTCGATGTCAGCAACTACATGCAGAGCGTCAACTGGGCGAGCGTCGATGACCATTCGGCCCTCTCTAACGGCCACGTCGAGGTCCGGTTCGAGCCCAGCGACCCGGTGCACCCATGACTGGCGACCCCGAGCAGCCCAGGATCCCAGCCGACCGCCTCGGCACAGTTCTAGACAGCGTCGAGCCATGCGAAAACTGCGGTACCCCCGTTGTCATGATCGCAGTGGAGGGCACCCGGCCGGAGGGGCCCAGGCTCTACGAGGTGTCCCCGGATCGGGATGATCCGTTCCTGATGCACATGACCGTGCACACCCCGGCTGCTTGCCGTGCGCGGCGGGGAGAGGAGGAGCGGTGAGCCGCCTGGTCCAGGACCCGAAGACCGGCCGGT